CTGGCCCCGCTTTACCCGGAAGATCATTGGGTACCTTGGGAGGCCGAGGGCCAATCCCCGCGTGTTTATGCTGTGGGGCAATCACGCCCAGACTTTCTTGACCGGAGAGAAGCCCGCAATCGATCCCTTTTCCACCACGTGTCTCCGCGCCTCTCATCCGTCCCCAAGGTCCGCCTCCCGCAGCTTCTTCGGCTGTCGCCACTTCTCAAAGGCCAACGCTGCACTCGAAGAAGAGGGCCATGAGCCTATAGAGTGGCACGCTTCTTTGAATGATCTGGAAAGCCAAGAGGCAGTTGCATAGCACAGGGATCAAGGCTTGCAATTGTCTACCCTCTTATCTACACTATAATCAGCGCGATAAGAGGGTCCTTCCCTGATCCAGTCCCTTTGTGCCCCTGGGGGTCCCTGCCCCCAGGCGGCATTTTCATCATTGACTCTATCGCCTATGAAACTTCCCGACACTCAGCAAGAGGTCGAGACCCTGGGCGAGTCTGACCAGCAAGACTTCACGATGGACGAGTCCTCCATGCATCTAGCCATGGATGCCTTCGTCCAGTACAAGGAGCCCATTGATTCCCTTGTTCGGGAGATTACCTCCAATGGGTTTGACGCCCACGCAGAAGCACAACGACTGAGAGACCTTCCGCTTGCCTCTCTTCTTGAGCACTCCGATTGGGACTCTCTTCCCTCCTACCAGACCTGGACCTACTTCCAGGAGTGGCTCAGTCTCTTAGACCATCTCGAAGACTGGGAGGAGTCCGGCGTCATTGTCCGGATGTCAGAGAAGTATCCCTCCGGAGGAGAACGCAAGATCGAAATTGAAGACAGAGGTGTGGGCATGGCCCCACGCCACTCCGACATTGAACCAAATGTTGGGATCTACACCACGTTCTTCGAATCCACCAAGCGGGACACCAACGACAAGATTGGCACCTTCGGCATCGGTGCAAAAAGCCCTCTCGGCTACACCGACATGTTCGAAGTGATCTCCCGCTTCAACGGCACCAAGTATCACTACGTGGTGTCGAAGGGAGAGAAGGTGCCCCGCATGGACCTCGTAGACCAGGAGCCGACCGACGAACCAAATGGTACAACGGTCAGGGTCAACATGAAGTCCGTGAGCGATTGGCGATCCTTTAAGGACGCCTGTAAGAAGCAGCTCGCCTACTTTCCGAATGTGCTCTTCGAAGGAGCGCTTTCCGGAAAGGTCTCCAACGACTTCAACATCTACGAGGGCCAAAACTTTGTTTTTCGGACGGACAATCCCTTCAACGAACTCCACATGTGCATCGGCGGGGTCTACTACCCGCTTGACTACGAGGCCGTAGACCTTGGGACCACCTACTCGAAGCGGCAGAAGTGGAATGTCCCCATCGCTCTGAAATTCGACATCGGTGAGCTTCCGATTCTCTGGAACCGGGAGAACGTGAAGTACACCGAAGAGGCGAAAGGAACCATCAAAGAGCGCATTTCCGACGTTCAGGACGAGCTACAGTCGATCTTCGATGACTGCTACGGGGACAACGACACCGTTGGGGAGTGGCTGAATGCCTGGAATGCTTCTCAGGGAAGCACGGTGGATCTTACCGAGGACGTAAGTCTCAGCTTCACGGAGAAGTTTATTGCTTCCTCCGACGTTCCGGAGTTTGAAACCTACGAAAACATTCTCCCGAAGCTTCCCGGTGATCCTTTCTACCTCGCTAAGATCTACAAAAAGATCGACAAGGGCTACGTCTACCAAGGAGACTGGAGCAAGAAGCTGAAGGAATGCTACTTCAAAGGTCTCGACGGCGGGGTGTACTACTGGGTAGAGAATCGCTATAGCCCCAAGACCAACCGCTACATCAATTGGGAGCATGGGCTTCGGAATTTCTATCTGATCAAGCCCAACATCGATGTCAATCTGGACCTATCTGATGATGAAGACAAGTCTAAGGCCGTTCGCCGCTTCAAAACCTATTACTCAGAGGATTTTGTAGCTCGGGAAGACATCTCCGACCTGCAACTGAAGACGATGCTTCATTTTGAGAGAAAAGTTCTCAAGCTGATCAGAAGCAAGTGTCGAGACTACAGCACGGAGGAGCCCACCGACGAGTTTAAGGAGATCGACAAGAATCGAGATCGGAAAAACGGCTCCTCAAACAGCCGCAGCATGAGCAAGAAGAAGCGGCAGGAAACCTTCCCGTGCAAGATGTACAGTTCCGGGGGTAGCTACTCCGGCTCTAAGTGGAGCCAGAAGCGAATGAAGTGGAAGAAAATCCACAATCCCGATCTGATTATCTACGGCCACCGGAAGCACGGCGATGACCTTCTCGACGTTGGCGACGTCTTTCATGACTTGAGCTACCTCAGTGACTACAGGTCCAACGGCTTCAAAACCGATCGGGTCTGGGTCATGAAAATCGCCAAGTCCAGGGTCGAACACTTCGAAGCCCTGGACACCAGCATTTTTATCGACAACGTGTGGGACCACTACTGGGGCTTCCTTCGCCGCAAGTATACGAAGGAGCAGGTCAACAACATCGTCAATCCATCTAGAATCCCCGATGGGCTATCGAAAATGTTTCCCCGAGTGAACGAGCTTTCGGAGACACTCAATTCCGAGCTAAACAACACGGGAGGACGACTGCCCACGTGGATTAAGGATGAGATTGACACTGACAAATACGTTGACCACCGATACCTACGGATGGCGAAAGAGCTGAAGGGATGGGTACTTAAATATCCTCTCTTCAAGGCTTTGAATCGGTATCGGGCAAAGAAAAATATGCCCAGTCACGCTACTTTCGATGAGGAGATTCAGTCCTACATCGAAAGCAAAAGTGAGTGCCATCCACTCCTTACTTATCGTTACCATCAACACAACCAGCAAACATCAAATGGATAGATCTAACGTCTTTGCAATGCGGACCTCTGGAGGGTCCGTAAAGGTCGTTTTCGAGGGACAACACTACCTCAAGACCGAGAACGCCGATGAGATTTATGCGGCGGCGCAGCAGCTTCGAAAAAAGGACACCGAAGAATACCGCGAGCGCCTTCGCAACCTTCTTGATCCCCACTACCGCGAGGTGGTCATGAGTGACCTTGAGCGGGACAACCTGGGCAACCTGTACCTGGAAGGGTTCAATCAGCCCCTGGGCGAAGGCATGGTCAGTCTGATCGAAGAGCACCACGAGCAGGACCTGCCTACCGCTCCCTTCAAGGAGTTCTGGAAGCGTCTCCAGCTCAATCCCAACCAGAAGGCGCGGGAGGACTTCTTTGAGTACGTGCGGGACTTCGGCCTCACCATTACGGATGAGGGCTACGTCATCCTGTACAAGGCCGTTGACCGCAATCCTCACGCGGATCTGGACAACGACCTCGTAGAGTTTGTCGGCCAGGAGTACCTCAAACACCAAGTCTCCCGGTCGAACCCCAATCCGGAAGATGTCTTCGTCGTAGAAGACGAGGACGGGGAGTACGCCATCGTTGAGGAGGAGGCTACGTCCACGGTTCCTCCCATCGAAGACGACGTGGACTTCCTGAACGTCGGTGATCTTTCGGTGACCAACCTCCTCGAAGAGGCAAAAGCTCGGGGTATTGTCGATCAGATCAACGGTCTCGAATTTCGCTTCGAGGGCATTGACCACGTGCTCGGCCACCTCAAGGATGATGACCCGGACGCCTATCCTCTTCCCGACATTCGGGATGCCCTTCGTAAAGAGGTGATGTGCCCGAAGGATGTCGTTCTTGCAGATTTCGAGGACGACCCCCGCACCCTGCTTCCCGTCATGAAGCATGAGGGCGTGATTAACGACTACGAGTTTCAAGGCATCAACAAGGTGTCCGTTACCAGGGACGGACGTTCTGTCCTCTTGGATAGCCTTGAGAACACAAAGATGGGTGACCGCATGGCCGAGGATCTTGCGGCTGCTCGCCCAGACCTCGTGGATCCGACGCCGGATACCACGGAGCTGGAGTATCACGGCACCCTTGCCGAGATGTACACGCTCATCGTGGAGTCCTCCGATGCTCAGTTCCAGCCCTGGTATGAGGGGGGCGAGTACGGCAACGAGATTGACCTTGGGGAAATGATCTCCATGCCCCGTGAAGAGTGCGATCCCAACAGCAACGTCGCTTGCTCTCAGGGCCTTCACGTCGGCAGCCACAAGTACGTCGAGTCCTTCGGCTCCAACATGGACGTGATCCTTGCCTGCGTAGTCAGTCCACGGGATATTGTGGCGCTACCAGACCGGGACCACAGCAAGGTGCGCTTCTGCCGCTACCTTCCCTACGCGACCATGGAGCGGAATGACGACGGCTCCTGGGAGGAGATCGAGGCCGTTCAAGTGTCTACCCATCGGTTGGAGGACGACTTCGACTACGGTGGGGCACTTGAGAACCTCGAAAACCAGGAGGACCTGAGCGACGTGCAGCAGGATCGGAAGAAGATCCTCGAAGAGCGGGTCCAGCAGCTCCACACAGCGGAGTAAGACCGTCTGGAAGCGGTCAGAGGGTGCAAAAATACTGGAAGGGAAGGGCCGTTTGATGGGCCCTTCCCTGTCCAGTCCCTTTACCAACAGTCACAACCAGCAAAGAAGCGACTATTGGATTTTTCTATATAGGGGCCGCCCCTTGGAAGTTCAAGCTGCCCCGATAAACCCCTTTACTGTCAACTTATTATTCACAACCAACGTTTTCATGATTAGCGACGAGATTAGCTCTGTATCCGACTACGTAAAGGCGACTTCTCGCACCTGGAGCAACGAGTTCCACGAGCACCTCCTGGAAGGCCGTGCTCTGGCCGTCGATATGGAAGAGGTGGCTGATCATCTGGACACCTTCTTAGACGACGCAAAGAAAGCCCTCTTCTACGGAGACGAGGAGACCAGCCGAAAGGAGTGCATAGACTATCTTCTCTCCAACTGCTTCAAGAGCGAGAAGCAGAAGTACATCCTCCACGCAGCCCTGGGGATCGCCACCGAAGCCGGCGAAATCCTTGAAGCTGTGTCTGCCCGTTTTATGGGAAACGACATTGACCTCGTCAATCTTTCTGAGGAGATCGGGGACCTCCTGTACTACGTGGCTCGGCTTGCCGATGCCATCGGTGTAGACCTTCTTGAGGTGATGAAAACCAACATTGAAAAGCTTGAAGAGCGATTTCCCGAAGAGTTCAGTCAGGAGGATGCCCTAAACCGCGACCGAGACCAGGAGCGAGAGGTTCTGGAATCCTAAGCGGGCCCTTTCACCAGCTACATCAACCAGCATTGATCTAAATCTATGCCACAACGAGGACTAGAACATACACGTCGATTCTGCCCCAATGGGACGAGGCCCTATGAAACGGTAGAATGGACGAAGTACGACGCCGTCATTGAAAACCCGAAAACCGGAAAGACCGTCTTCGAGCAGAAGGCCGTGGTCTTTCCCGAATCCTGGTCCCAGCAGTCCGTCAACATCGTGGCCTCGAAGTACTTCTTCGGGGATCTCGATGCAAAAAACGGAAGTCCTGCCGAGGGAAATAGAGAGTATCATCTAAAACAGCTCATTGATCGGGTGGGAGACACCATCGCCGATGAAGGCCACAAACGCGGCTACTTTCGGACCCATGAGGACAAGATTGACTTCCTGATGGACCTGAAGTGGCTTCTTCTTCACCAGCATGCAGCCTTCAACAGCCCCGTTTGGTTCAACGTCGGCCTTGGGCAAGCCTACGGCGTGAAGGAGGGAGACGAGCAGAACCTTCTCTTCAACAAGAACAGCGCCGAAGAGCCCGTCGAAGAGGTGGATCCCTATGTCTTCCCCCAGGCGGCGGCGTGCTTCATCTTGGAGATCAACGACGACATAGACGCCATCTGGGACACGATGAAAGAGTCTGCACGCCTCTTCAAGTTTGGGTCCGGAGTAGGGGCCGACTGGTCGAAGCTTCGGTCCTCCAAAGAAAGCGTCTCCGGAGGCGGGACCGCAAGTGGACCTGTGAGCTTCATGCGGGTTCAAGATGCAACCGGGGCAACAATTAAATCAGGGGGTAAGACGAGGAGGAGTGCGATAATGGACATCCTACGTGCTGACCATCCAGACATCTGGGAGTTTGTCAACGTCAAGAAGGAGGAAGAAGACAAGGCCAAATCCCTCATCAAAGATGGGTATGATCCCAGCTTTAATGGGGAAGCCTACGGGACTGCCGATTTCCAGGACGTGAATATGTCTGTCCGGATTGACGACGACTTCTTCGAGATGATAGAAGACGATGAGGCTGGAGTGTACAAGACAGAGGCGGTCACGTCTGGAAAAGTCCTTGGGACCTACGCTCCCTACAAGCTTCTCCGAAGGATTGCGAAGAACACGCATGAATGCGGAGACCCCGGAATTCAGTATGATGGGGCCATTCAGCGGTGGCACACGTGCCCAGAGAGCGGGCGAATAAACGGCTCTAACCCCTGCTCGGAATTTTTGTTCTTGGACAATACTGCTTGCAACCTCGCCTCCATCAACCTTCGAAAGATGGAGACAGAAGATGGGTGGGATCCCAAACGCCTCCGGAAGACGGCGGAAATCATGTTCACCGCCCAGGACATCCTCTGCGACATTGCTGGGTATCCGAGCAAAGACATTGCAGAGATGTCGGAGAACTTCCGCCCGCTGGGCCTAGGATTTGCCAACCTTGGGGCTACCCTCATGCAAAAGGGCATCGCCTACGACTCCAATAAAGGCCGGGCCATTGCTGCGGGGCTGCAAAGCATCATTCACTTTGCGGCCTACAACCGGAGCACGAAGATGGCGAAGGCCCTGGAGCCGTTCTCGAAGTACGAGAAAAACGAGGACGACTTCCTCAAGGTGATGACGCAGCACAGGAATGCCCTTGCCGATCTGGTTCACGGAGATCACGATTACCTATCGGACATCACCAAAGAGGGCGACCTTCCGTGTGAGGATGCGAGCGAACTTATGCTGTACGCCAAGGAGCTGGCCGGAGAGATGTACAAAAGAGGGTCTATATACGGGTATCGAAACTCTCAGGCCACGGTGATTGCCCCTACGGGCACCATCTCATTCTACATGGGATGCACCACCACAGGCATCGAGCCTTCCCCGGCCCTCGTGCAGTACAAGGCGCTTGCAGGATCGGAGGACTCGATGATTAAGATCGTCAACGACTGCGTGGGAGAGGCCATTCTTGCTCTGGGCTATGATCCAGATGCAGCCACGCTTGTCGAAGAGTACGTCAAGTCCAACGATACTATCGAAGGAGTGAACGACGTCCTTTGGGAAAACGGGTATAAGGCTCTCACGAACGAAGAGATGGAAGTCTTCGATACCGCCATGTCCCAGGGAGACCATTCCATCGACCCTACCGGACACATCGACATGATGGCGTCGGTGCAGCCCTTCGTCAGTGGAGCAATCTCCAAGACGGTCAACCTTCCGGAGAATGCCACCGTGGAGGACGTGGAGGACGCATATATGCGCGGGTGGCGTCTTGGTCTCAAAGCCCTTGCTATCTACCGAGATGGGTCCAAAGATTCTCAGCCCGTCAATACCACCGATGGTTCGGAGAACGCCGATAAATCGGAAAACAATGGTTCAGAGAACGATGAATCCAAAAACTCCGAAGAGGCGGAGGAAGAGCCAAATGCGTTCGAGCAAGCTCTAGGGGAAGAGATCGAATACGCAGCGGCCATTGAGGTGATTGACTCCGCCTTAGATGACGGAAAGGTTTCTACAACTGACGTCCTGGACCAGCTCAAGATTGGGATGGGGCCCTTCGAATACGAGACTGCCATCAGAACCATCCAGGAAGCTATTGAGGATGGGGCCGGAGACCTGTCCATCCTGGGCGACCTTGGCATCACCCCCTCGGAGCTTCCCATCGGGTCCAGTGACCGCCGAAAGCTTCCGGACCAGGCCCCGTCTATCCGAAAGAAGTTTCAGGTTGGGGCTGCCGAAGGGTACATCCACGTCGGCCTCTATCCGGACACCAAGAAGCCTGGAGAGGTGTTTATCACCGTCTCGAAGGAAGGCTCCACGCTTGCCGGAGTGATGGACAGCTTTGCTACGTCTATCTCCCTAGCCCTGCAATACGGAGTGCCCCTGGAGGATCTGGTGGAGAAGTTCAAGAATCAGAGGTTCGAGCCCTCCGGCTTCACGGGAGACGACATCAAGTCCGCCACCTCCATTGTGGACTACGTGGCGAAGTTCCTCGAACAGGAGTTTTTGAAAGAGGACGCTGTAGAGGCCGAGCCTGTAGACTTCTCCAAGCCGCAGGTGACGCAATCCTCGGAAACCTCCGATGAGGCAGACGAAGAGCATGTCGGAGAGACCCTCGACGAGTTTGCAGAGAGAGTCTGTGAGAACTGCGGCAGCATCATGCGGCAGGATGGCACATGCTTCGTGTGCCCGACATGCGGTGAGGATACTGGATGCGGCGGATAGAACATAGAAACTAGAATCATGATGATTGACTCCCTCTCAAACACGTATCGGTATGGCGTAATTGCCCTCGTGGCAGCGCTTGTTCTGTGGTTTTTGACGAGCGTTGCCCAAGGGCAAACCCTACGCCCTGAAGGCAAGGTGAACATCTCTGCGTGGGCCACGAGCGCTCACTGCTACCAGCACTCCATGACCGCCGAAGGAATCCTCCAAGGCACCTGGGGCCCAGCCCTCCTCCGTGCCCGCCTTCAGGTTCGGCGTTGGGGAGCATGTGATTCGAAGATCCAAAGCTCAATCTTCAACGCCGAGTCTGGGCGGGCCTACAGCAGACGTCAGTCCGTGCTTTTAGGAGTCCGCCTTGGGCAAAAGCCCCGGAAGCTCATCCTGGGGGCACAGTGGGATCGACGTTCTGCCCATCACGTGTGGAGACACCGGGGCCGGGAAAACCGCCATCCGTGGTTTCCGAAAGACTGGGAAACTGGGCGCAAAGGATGCACAGGAAAATCGGTGCCAGACAATCCCCCTGGGGCCTCGTGTCCCGCTCTCGGGTATTGGGATGGGATTCGTCCCTATCTCCAAGTTCATGTGCATGGCGTTGAGCTTTCAGCACGTGGGCCACTACTCCGGTGGAAGAACGTTACCCTTCCGTGGCCCTCAGTCATCGGAGAAGCCCGGTACCAGTGGAACCAGTGGATCGTAAGATTCTGGATGCAACACGGAGGCCCGCAAGACGAGGCCGGAATCGTGTATCTCACGCGGGAGCTTCCGAGTGATGTATACGTTCAGGCATCCTTTGGGAGACGCCCCCTTCCCGAATGGAAACAGCGGCACGCAGATGTGCTTGCGTTTACCGTTGGTCTTCGGTAACTATTAGGGGCACATCCAGAAGATAGAACATAGAAGCTAAGTACCTTCCCTGTGGCCGGGAGGCCGCAGGAAAGTCTTTCGATTCGAAGGGCTTTCCTGGGTCTCTCATTCCCACGCTATACCCCTCAAACCATAACTCTATACCACATTCACCACACTGCTACTATGCGACCTTCCTTCTAACATGAACAATTGCGTGAGCACCCAGCAGTACTCCAATGGAAAGGAAAGCCTTGACCGCCCGACGTCTATAGGCGTAAACATTGAGCAGTCCCAAAAGGATCGATTGGCAAGAATCGCCCACACGATCAACAAGACGCAGGCCAAAATCGTCCGGAAAGCGCTGGATGACTTTCTTGGTCAACTCGAAGACTTCATAGACGGAGATGACTCCGGAGACAGCGGTCCCGTTCCCATCAACGAAGAGAACCTTCGAAAGAATGGGGAGGAGGACGAGGTGATTCTGGAGGCGGGGAAGGACTGCAATCTCATTCTTAATATCGAAAAAGCCAAAATTCGTATATCATGATGGACGATAGATCTCTAAAGGACCTGATTCAGTCTCATCGCTACCAGTTCACGCTCATTGACCACATGGGTCCGTCCTCCCGGTACCTGTCTTTGATAGACGATAGCAGAGAGCACGTGAGGACGCTTGCTCGATTCAAAGACGAGGTAGGAGAGGACGCCATCTCAAAAATAGTGACGATGCTGAATCGTCAGGCTGACCGCTTCAACGATCCGGTCATTGACCTCTCAACAGACGAGATCCGTTCTCGAATGGAAGAGAGAGGGTTTGACTTATCTGAGATGCACGATATCGATCTTCGAGTCTTCGTTGAAGAGCACCTTCGATCGGAAAGCGTCAAGGAGACCCTGATGGAAGAGGTCGAGTTCCAACTGAGTGAACACCTCTTCGGAGACGACTAATCAATCAACACCATCAATATGAGTAAACAAAAAAGTGGCATTCAACAAACACGCTTTCACCCAGATGTTGATCTGAAAATTTACGATGACCCAAAGCACCAGGTATATAGAGACGTATGGCTCCACGCGAGGGCCAAGTTCAAAGACCATCGGGGAAAACTTATTACGGTCGACTTTACCAAGCCTGCATTGTCTAAAGTGTATCCAGAGGATTATCCGGACAGTGTAGGCTGGTGGGTTTACACAGAACTCCCAGATGAGGTAACTGCAAGAAAAAAGAACTACAAGAATTTAGGCAAAGCAATCACAAAGATTAACCGAATGGCCGATGGCAGGCATCCAAACGATGATGGAGGCCGTGCTCGTCGGTGGTGGGAGTGTATTTTCAACGAGACAAATATCTTTGAAGGCTAATCCAATCTACCCCAGACACTTCATGTCCGGGTGGGTCTCTGTCGGCCTTTATTCTAATGAGTGATCGTCCCTGCGACGATCATTCTCATTCCCTTACAACCATTGAACAAACCCCACACGCTGCTATGAGCCAAGTTGAAGAACAGCTTTCCGAACTCCTCGATCGGCGTACGTTCTTCGTTAGCACGAACGCGACCGGCCAAGGGAAGGTGTTGTATCGGCACCGCGAAGACGCAAGCAGGATTGCCCAGAAAAACGGACATAACGTAAGTGTTGATCGTCTCTACGACCTGAAAGAAGAGTTTGGGCCACATTGGGATTTTCCCCTATGGAAGATCGCTGTCCGCGAACGGGCGGAAGATCTTTTCCCTCAAGTCAAGGAAGAACGGCCAACGCGGCAGCATTCCCCCAACGACCCAATTGAATACAGGGTTGATCGAAAAGGCGGCCACACCGATTGGGTTACTGAAAAAGGCCTCTGGAATCTTGCCTGGAACCGCGCAATCCGCCAACTGCGGAGCGAAGGGTACGACGTCCCGGATGGGCTGCTGTGGTAGCTCTTTAGTTTCCTCTTTTTCCTCCACTCGCCCGCCCTGAACTCTCATCGAAATGCTCAGACCCATGACCAAGCAAGACGTAGAAACTGCCCTCGATCACGCTGTGAACCTCAACTTCCTTCAGTCTTGGAAGCGCCACGCTGGTGGACAGGTCCAATATAGACCCGTGCGCGGATTTCAGGGTGCAGGTCAAGTCGTCGTACATTGGAAGGAGGCAGGTGAATACCTTGCCCAAGAGGGGCTTTTCGACCCCGAGACAGGAGAGACATTAACTCCCTAGATCTATGATCGCCCCACCTTGGACGCAACCAGGATCAAAGTAACTTTTTCCAATCTTATAAATATTTCTTCAGTTTTGCCATGCCTACTGTTCTTCGTAAGTCTCACCATTCTGGAACTGGAACTCCCTACTGGATTCTCAAGGGTATGAGTAGCTCACGGACGCCCAAACCCCTTCGGGCAAAGCTCACGGTTGTAGACCTGTCTCACGAAATCCACAACGCGGAGGCAGACCGAAAATTTATGTTGCAGGTGATGGACGATTCTTTTCATCCGTCAACTTCGTACAGCGCCGCAGGAAAAACGATTTACATTGGTCCTCACCACAAGGAGATGCTTTCAGCCCTAGAAAATACGTTCATGGGGGACCTTGAGTACGGAAATACAGCCGTGACTCGGGAGCACCTGATGAAAAAGCTGAGCGATAAACTCTAGAACTTCAAAATGTTACCATGTCCGAAATTCAAAACAGCACTGAAATTCGAGCACAGCATCGTGATGACGACGGGGATCTAACTCGAACCTCAATTGATCCCGCGAAGATTGACGAGATTCATAGTCGTAGAGAGGACATGTCTATGACGATTGTCTTCAAAGACGGGACCGAACTTGAGACTTTTCATCTGTCGTTTGCTACAATCTAAATCATATTGATCTATGAGCAAACACCTAACAGAAGACGCCACCATTCGAGGGGCCCTTCTCGAACTCATCGAGGGAAATGGTCTATTCGAGGTCGTCATGACACTCGACTACATTCTTCAACACCAGGAGCACGAGGACCCTCACGATGATATTCCATACCCGATGCAAGTGGATCTGTCTTTTCCTCGCCGGAGATCCCTGGCAGAGGAGGGAGACTTAGGTCCTCCACAGCTCGTCATCCACGACAACTAATTCAAACCCTTTATCAAAGTTATGAGCGATTCTGACCGACCCGATAGCAATTTGGGTGTATCCCGATCACCCAGTAAAATCGAAAAAATGAGCCTTCCGGCTTTGGCACACACGCTTTCTGCGCGAGAACGCAAAACCCTCGTGCAGATGATCTCGTATTCAGCCCATACACCGGAAATCGGAGAGGGTACCGCAGCTCACCTTAATGACCCTGAAAGCGAAACCAAAGATTTTGTCAGACAGACGGCAAAGTTTAGCTTTCTGGGCCTAGTGAAGATCATTAACACGAAGCACATGCCCCCTGGGAAGTACACGAAGGAAAAGCCGGACCCAGATACAGGAACGTATAAGGGCAAAGGTGCGCAGGGACAGATATACGCAGTGAGCAAGAGGCTTACTCAAAGAGGGGTGGAGCTAGCTCGCTACCTCCGAGAGGGGGACGAAGAAAACGGCGTTGATCCCGTTCCGCTGAAGCCTGATCACGTATCTGACGTAATGCCCGAATACGAATAACGAACCTTTTAGCCAGACCAGATATGAACCACGCAACCTTCGATGTCGGAGAGGTTCTCTATGACATTGTTCACAACAGGCAGGTCCGGATCCTCGAACACGTCGAGAACCCCTATGAGGTCTTCGTTCAAGCAATCGTTGGCCCAGACAGCTATACCATCGAAAGGAAATACCTCTTCACGGGGGACGAAATCAACAGGGCCTTGGGGCGGAAAGATGCCCGTGAGGACCTTCAAGACAGCAGGGAGTACCGAAAAGAGCACGTCTCATAATCCGCCATAAACCGCCATGGGTAGAAAACGAGAGTTCTTTGAAGTCCGCAACCATACGGCAAGCAACCAATGGGCGCACACCATTGAGACTACGGTCTTCGTGGACGAGAACTTGCCAGAGGAGAAGGCCAAGGAAAAGGCCGTAGAGCACGCCGAACAGGTATCCGAAGAGAGAGGAGATCGGCTTTCTGTCATCAAGGTGACGAAGGCGCTCGAAGAGACCTTCGAAGAGAAGCACTCAATCTCTGCCTCTTAGAACCAAGAATCTTGCTTCAATAATGAAGATAAATACACCGAAAGGACCCCAAAACATTCAGCATCCTCATCACGACCAACCTCCTCCCGGCGATCCTCCCCCGGAGGTATAGAAGCTTCGAAAACAGGCTCGGCAACAGGCCGAAGACATGAACCTCGAAGAGCTGAAAGAACGGATTGAAGGGCTGGACGAATATACTCCAGACGGCCCCGAACAGGCTCGAAAGATGGAGATCCGACTTGAGCAGTGGAAGATCGTTCTTGAAGAAAGAACCTAGACTCTAGATTCAAGAGTATTGATACATCGACTTCATGTGCCTGTAGGCTTCCGCCTGAATTACCGTTCCAGACTGATTTGGATTTTGCCTCTTGGCCTTCTCTACGGCCTTCTCATGGAGGGAATCGATGGTCTCTGAATCGAGGCTATCGATTTCCTCCTGTGAGAGGTCAGACATGAACATGCTAGTCACGTCTACGTCGGGGGCCTCTGTCCGGTCCTCGATTTTCGTCGTTTCTTGGGGCTGGTCTCTGTCAGAGTGAATGAAAAACTTGATCCGCTTGGCGGCCTGGCCTTCCCGCTCGACGTCGTAGGTGAACGAGATGTCGGTCTTTTTGCCGATCTCTTTCCGGGCTTTGCTGATGACGTGGTATTTGAGTTGGCTAAAAGCGGAGTAGGACTCTTCGATGCCCAGAATGTCTCTCAGCTCCTCGACACTTATTCGAAGAATAGAAATGCCCTCCCGCATTTTCAGCAGCTCGTAGATCCGCATCGAGTACGTAGACCGGAGAGGAAGGAAGTGTCCAGCCTCGTACATCGTAAATCTCCGCTTGAGTTGAAGGAGGTAGGGCTTCATCTCCTCGTTGAACTTCGCCTCGATGTAGCCATCTCCCTCTTTGTACTTACAACGGTTCATCAGATTTATGCCGTCGTAGACCCGCTTCCCGTTTTCTTCGGTTTTGATTTCGAGCTTTTTGTCGAGAAGACTAGAGCAGATGTCTTCTGCCCGGTGGTAGAGGGATTCATCACTGAAGTCAGAACGGTCCATTAACTCTTGAAGATGGAGCTTTTGGTAGCCAAACTCCCGGTCGTCCTTGTCCAGTTGGGAAATGAGCACTCCGATGATTCGATGCTCCATCCTGGACAGGGGCATCTTTGCTTGAACCAGCTTGTTGGCCTTGACGATCATGTGGCCCGTGGAGGAGTCTTCATTTCCCATCATGACTCTTGAATCGGGATATTAGAGATTCCATGTCAAACGGTCCCTGCGGGCGGAAAGATAGCCGTAGACGGCCAGAAATACCACTCCGACATGGATTAGTTAACACCCCGACTGCTCCACATGGATTAGCTAACACCCCGACATGGATTAGCTAACAGTTTGACATGAATCAGCTAATACCCGACATGGATGAGCTAACAGCCTACATGGATTCGCTAACACCCTTGCTCTGAAATCCTCTTGCGCCCAACGACTTACCCGAACGCATAATAGGTTTAATGTTTTAATGTGTAGTAATGGGGTAAAGCGGGCACACGCACGCGGAGGATGTAGCTTCAAGAATCTTCAACCTCGAACACACCGGGCACCTCGTACTCACCATTCTCTTCTTCCAGGCCCTCGACGAGGCTTCTCACGGCATGGTTAACCAAGTCCGCCATGGAGACGTCTTCCTCGTGGCTGATGGTTTTCAGTTTCTCTTTGAGGCCCGCGTTTAGGTTGGTCGCGTAGGAAATGCGATCTCGATCCTGGAAGCTGTCTAAACCTTCCTTGACGCTTCCTAGATCATATCCGGAGTCTTGATCGAAATCGACGCTCATCTTGGACTGTTTGCTCATAGCCGCTGTTGGATTTCGTTTGCAAGAGACTCGTAGTCTTCGGTGGCCGTGGCATCGGGGGAATAGGAGGGAGGCGGGGTTCCTTCCGCTTCTGCTTCCTTTACCTGAACGGTATTTCGGATGAAGGTGTCGAAGGCCCGGTCCTCGAAGTTCTCTTTGAGGATTCCCGGCATTTCTCTATCGTTGACCGTACGGAGATCCACTTTACACGCGAAGGCTCCCTCAAAGCGGCTCTGAAAGTCGTTCACGAGGTATATCGTGTCCGTGAGACCGTCAATGGCCCCTTGTCCCGTCTGGACTGGTGCTATTACGGCGTCTGAGGCAACGAGAGAGGCAATTACAAGGAAGCCCGTCGAGGGAGGGGGATCGATAAGGCATACGTCGTAGCTCTTTCTAGCCACGCTTAGAAGCTTCTCAAGCCTCTGGACAATCTTTTTCACGGGCCTGGACTCCAACGTTGCCAGAGAACGATCGGAGGGCACCACGTCAAATCCCCATTCTGTGCCTACCGCAGCATCGGGAGCACCCATATCACCGCTTAGAAAGGACATACATCGGCTCTGAGGCGAGGCTATCCACCTGGATAGACTGGCCTGGGGGTCCATGTCTACGGCGAGCACGTCGAACTCACGCGACCACAGGTCGGCGAGACTGACCACGGAGGTCGTCTTTCCGGTCCCGCCCTTCTGATTGAGGAGAGAGAGGGTATTCATCTTAGGTTCTAGCTGCTACCATATAGACGTTAGAACCAAGATAGGGGGAAGCAAAGCTTAAATGCAAAAAAGGCCCCCGCCAGAACCTTGGCTGACGGGGACCTATGGATTTTTCTCTCTCAATCTCCCAATGGGCTGAGTAATCGTTTATCACAGCCCGTCATCAAAACACCTCTCTCTTGCCCTCATTGTAGCAGGGGCTATTGGAGGGGTTCCACCTGTCATTAAATTATCCACAACCAGCGAAAACCGATGAGTCTCACCCTGAGCGACATCTTTGACGATGGCCGGTACACGCCTTCCACCAAGATCGAGAAGTTCGTAGGTCAGCTTAACATCGATGAGGGGTCGAAAAGCGCACTCGTTGAGGCGCTAAAGGGCACGATGCAGCAATCTGTAGAGCGAGACCGGGAGGAGAGGGAGGAAAACGAAAGCAGGAGCACCCTAGGGGACTCTCTCCCCGAACGTGCCTTAGAGATCCTCACAGACCGTTCGAAGAACTGGATCAACTCCGACGACAGCGACATCCTTGCCCTCCTGAAAATGATGCGGAAGACCGACTTTTTCGAAGAGCTGAATGCATCGAAGAGGTTTCTTCGCTCTATCGAGGAAAATGTCGAGCAAGTTGTACACGAGTATCGAGAGTTGGAGTCAGAGGACGCTTGACTTTCTAAGTGACAACCAGTACCCTAACCAACGCGATAAAGTCACAACCAGCAACCACCCTTTATGAGCCAACAGCAGAACCCCCAAATAGACGACGAGCTTCTTGAATCCGCTCCGAGGGACCATCCCTACATGGTCGTTCCCGTCGAATTTCCGGCACTCGGGCGATGCATGTCTTTTGTCCGGATGGAGGACAAGGCGGTGTTCATCGAAGTGATCGGGGCCTTGGCCTACGACGCCTACCAGGAAGACGAAATCGTGGAGCTGGACGAACTGAAATACCTAGGCGTCCCCATCGAAACCGCTCAACGACTGGTCATTGACGCGATCAAGGAGCAGGCCGAGGAAGAGGATTCCGTCATTGACCGAAGCGATCTTCAGAAAGTGCTCGACAACTTCGAGGACTTCGAGGAAAGCATCGTTGAGGCCGCGACCAGTAGCCAAAAGCCCCAACACAACTGATGAACTACCCCCTGAAGGATCGGCATCTCTATCGCATCAACGGGAGGAAGGGGGAACTCGGGATTTTCCTTTCGGGGTCCACACGGCGTTTTGTAACCACGGCCTGCAAGTACGGCCACTTTAGTCTTGCCGTCGTGGTCCACCGCGAAGACCACGACCGCCATGGGACTGCTCTTCCGGTAAGACCGATGCTCGACAACGTCCCCGACTTCCGGATGCAATCCCAGTTCCGGGTCCACACCGACGATCATGCCAGAGTACTGAGCTTTCTCAAAACCAGTCTTCTGGAGCATCAGCGGAAGGTGGGCCCGAATTACCTCTCCCAAGATAGGGATCCGTTTATAGAAGCTTCTCAATCGTATTTATAGTATTCACAATGGACGGGCCATGATGGCTGTTTTTCAGCCAGACTTGAAAACGGACAGTTGAAGCGCCAATACAACGCTTTCGCCTCCCCAGAGCGAGATCTGGGGATCCTGTGGAGTAGTTCAGTGGCAGAACATCCGGCTGTTACCCGGAAAGTCAGTGGTTCGAATCCACTCTCCACAGCCTCTCAATCGCAGCGCAGTTGCGACAAGGCAACCCTCCATCGTGAGTGAGGTCTGAACACTGGGGGTGACACGGTTTCGACAGAAGCCAACTGATCTCCTTCCACGACCAGAGCACGCCTTACAGACTCTCTTAAATCTCAGTGTGAGGAACCATAGTTGGCACCGTTGTCAACTTCGAGGATGAGACGGCCTCCATCGCCGATGAGGCCATGGACCGTCTTGCGGAGACCGAAGAGGTCTTCGCGGAAGAGAAGGATGCCCTGGCCGCTTTGGGGTAATCCGATAGGTTGGGCCTTGCCCAACCTGCCTCCATTCCAGTCTTGACACCGATAGACAATCGGCCTTACTCGCTCCTAAGTAGATGGCTTTCATCTTGATGGAAGACATCGTGATGGGAGAAGGTGTACGGTCGAGTGCTGGAGTGACATTTATCGGTCGATCCCCGAGTTCTTCACGTACAGGGAAAGCAACGTGACTTGGAGCACCCTGCTCAAGGTCCGGTCCAAGTAAAAAACCACATTGCGCATGGTCGTGACCCATGGACAGAGTGACGGGCTTTTGGACGCGAGTTCGACTCTCGCCACCTCCACCACTATCCGCCAAAACCCACCTGTAACACGAAGTAACGGCAGTACCTATGGAAAAGACGAGTCATAAGCCGATTCCTGAAAACTATAAGGACCAGGCCCTCAAGCCAAAGCAAGTAGAGGTGAACACCTCCCACCTTGTGGACGAGGAGTTCTCCGACAACATTTCCTCGTTGAGAGAAGAGTGGCTGGAGAAGTACCACCGGAAGGTCCGGGAGGAGATTTACGACCGGATTATCGACGGGGGCATGGATACCCCCTCTATCTTCCAGATGACGTGCCCTTCGGAGTATTCAATGACGAAGGAGCTTAAAGATGCAATCTTTTGCAAGGGATACTTCGAAGCCATCTACGGAATTGGCGTTCACCCGAACGTCATGGCGGACTTGAAAGAAATGTTTACCGGAGCCGTCGACGAGGCCCCAGACATTCCCGAAGTTTTTGGTCTGCCGATGCTAACAGATCCACGGAGAAGCCGGGATGAAGCATTGTTTTTCAGATCGCCGAAGATCTGGAAGGCATACCAGGAGCTTCTCAACGACGAAGTGCCGACGATGGTCAAGCGACTTCTACAGCTTTCGTAGACGCTGGCGACCCTCATTCACTATTCCTGAACCAAGACAGCACAACCAGTAATGAACAACTCAGACCTAGGACTCGACATCGAGCAGGCCTCCACCGAAGAAGCCATGGAGGTCGAGAAGACCACCAACATGAGTTCGAAGTACGCGCCCGTGGCCGAGCAGTGGAAGGAGGCTCGCGGGAACGACGAAAGCCTCATCATCCGTGACGTGGAGAAGAGCACGGTGGAAAGCCTCCGCAACTTCTTCTACCGGACCTTCGAGAAGGAGAACGTCATTGTTCGGTCCACGAAGCAGGAGGACGAGAGCTACACCGTGACCATTCGGAAGCGCGTGAACGGGGAGTACCTCCAGAACACCGATGAGGAGGGCGAAGGCGAAGAGACCGTCGACGAGGAACCGATGAACGAGGAGGAGAGTCCCTCGACGCCCGAAGAGACGGAAAAGGCCATCGATGACGAGTTCTTCGACGACAAGAACTACGAGGAGGAAAGCGCCGAGAGGGAGGATCCGGTGTCCATGTCCGGTGGCCCGATGGGCTAGACATTCCGCTCCGTAGGCCGTAGACTTACGGCAGCTATGAGATAGCGGTGATTTGCTGTCCCTGGGGGCGGCAGCTTCTGTAAAAGGGAGCTGTCGCCCCCTTTTTAACGTGTATCTACACGCGGCGTCTTACTGCATGTCTGAAATGGAGTTTTCGGACATCCACTGGAGGCTGTACAGCGAGCTAAAAAACGGCGCTTGCTTCAGCCACTGATCCCGCACGTTATTCGCGGATCCAGGATCGGTGAGAAGTTTCCTGCTAGCGTTAATGGCCCGACCAAGATCCATGGCCGTGGCCGCAGCAGGGACGGGTTCATTGATGACTTCAATGCCCGTACCGGGCGTTAGGTAAAACGTCGTATCCTGGTTCAGTCGGAAAAGAACGTTGTGGAGAGTCCGCATGGCAGGCCTGTATTCTTCTTCGTCGTCTTCCCCGAAGAGCATTGCCTGCATCGTCAGCATCGCCATCGTCGTTACCGCCCAAAACTTCAGTTCACGAAGGGCCCGGCGAAGATTGAAAGCATCGGTGGGATCGACGCCCAGTTCTTTGGCCTTTGCCTTCGGATCATTAGCGCGGTACACCTGGAGGGCCTCGCTGATCCCCACGTCTTTGTCCATGAAAAGCTGCCACGAAGACCTATAGGTTCCTTTGGTGTACTCTTCGAGGTGGCTGTCGTACTGCTCTTTGCCAAAGCGGTATCTGAAGCCTTCGAACATCCAAGTCTTGAACATAGACAGCATTCGCCCTAATGCGGTCCACTTGAGGGTGATGGGGGAGGAGGTATCAAAGTTGCCGTGGATCCGCTTGATAAGCTGGACAATGCGGAGTCCATGGCGGTCTATTTCTCGCTCTCCCTCTAGGCTTTGAAACTCGGGGTTCTTTCCAAACCGCTCTTCGTCCCACTGGCCCTTCTCGTTGAAGGCCTCGTATAGCGTAACCTCCTTGGTTTTACCGTTTTCCGTCACCTCTACCGTGTGGCCGTTTAGGTAGGCCACCATGGCGATGCCCTGGATGAAGGTTTCAGTTTCGTTCATCAAGAGCATCGGATCTTCCAGGAGCCGCTGCACAAACGGGGAGTCCTTTTCCTGTGCTTTCTTTCCGAAAGCAAGCTCGCTGACCTCAAAAAAGATGTTGAACGTCTGCATGAGGTGGGGAATCTTCTGGGATCCCGTCCTCCATTCCGACAAGTAGGTGCCGAAGGCCGTCACCAAGTCCCCATCGTCAAAGAACTGCCCACTGGCCGCCTCTATGGAGTTGGCCATGAGGCCGAAGAGCATGTTGTTCAGGCCGGACAAGGGGCTCCATCCCAGTCCTTGTAGCATCGTAAGCTGCCCCAGGGTGCTTTCCATGAACCGCATGAAGGAGAATCGGCGTCCACTGAGTTCCCTCATGCGCTCATCCAGCTCCTCGACCTGTTCTTCGTACTCGGACTGCGTGATGTCCCCACGTTCGAGCTGCTCTTTAAGCTCCTCGTGCTCCTTCTGAATCTCTCGCCTCTCTCTGTTGGCCCGCACATTGTCCATGATCCCGCCCTGGGTGACGAAGGTGTTGGGGTTCAGTTCTTCCTTCCGGGCGCTCTCGAACATCAGAGAGTTGATCGTGTGTTGCATTGAGTCCCGAATGACGTTTTGCTGGGACTGAGTGCCCTTCGTAAGTCCAGGTTCTGCCTCTCCGGTCATTTCGTGAATCACGCGCCCCATAATCTCGACTTTGGGTCGAGCTTCTTTCATGAACTTGTAGGAGGCGACCATCGAGAGGAATTGGTCGGCCATCTTCTGAATGTCGGGGGTCCGCTCGGCCTCCTCAATCCGGGCATCGCTGAGGTACCGGACAGGGAGGTTTTTCTTGTCGGTCAGCCCCTTGAAGGCATCGGGGTAGGTCTCTCCCTCTTCGAGACCGACGTCTTCGGTGCTTAGAAAATCGTCGGTGAAGTTATTCCAGACCTCACTGGTGGCTGCCTTCATCCCGTCGCTCATCATAAACTCCCTCCAATCTTTCCGGACAACGGGGAGGAAGTTGTTCTGCTTCCCTCGCGTCCGGTGTTGCGGAAGCTCGTCCATCAGTTCGGAAAAGAGGTTCCGGAGGAAGTCGGCGGCCTCTTGCTGCTCTGCTGTCAGCTCGTCGTAGTTGCTGTCCCGCTGTTCGGGCTTTCCAACGAAGTGAAGGTTTCGGTGGCCCACGTTGAAGGGATTCTGTACCTCCTGATTTTGGAATTCCTGGAGGGCCGTCAGAGGGCTGTTTCTCTCGTCAAACTGCTGCATCCGGCGATTTCGGTATTCGTCGTCGGTTTCCCCATCTTTCTTTTGGGCGCTTCCGGAGAAGATTTCGGCGTTTACGTTGTCGAGCTTTGCCTGACGTACCGTCTGGTAGTTGTGCCATGCGTTGAGGGCCTGTTCTGCGGCCTCCTGGCCAACCTGCTCTCCGTATTTGTCTTTGAGATGCTCGATGTACTCTTCCCGACTGGAAAACTCTCCGTCGTCATTCAGGTCCTCAACCAAGTATCGAATGTCTACCGGGTCATCGACTTCCGTCAGCCCATTGATCAGCTTTCGTTTTGCCGCTTCCATTTCTGCGCGGCCATCGGCATGAGGGACCGTGTTGGCAAACTTCTGTAGCACCTCTTGCCTGTGGGTGTAGTATTCCGGCGTGTACGGGTTGATCAGGGAGATCACCTTGTTTCCATCCTCGTCCTCTTGAAGCAAGGTCTCCAGGTCGTCTACCTTGTCGAGCTTCTCTTGGAGATCGGCTTTTCTCCTCCGAATGTACTTGGTCTTCTTTCCCTGCGCGTTTCGAAGATTCTTATCGAACCGTTGGAGAAGAGGTTGTGGAAATGTGGAGAGGTCAAAAGCCCGCCCTGACTGCGTCATGATTTCAGACTCATCCGGCATTTCGGTTGCCTCCTCGATCGTAATACGCCCATAGTCTTCCTGAACCTCCTTCAGGGCAATCTCCCGTTCGACCTCCCGAACCTCCCGTCGAAGACTGTCAAACTCATCGCTAATCTCCCGCAGGGTATCTTCCATCACGCCGCCCTTCTCCTTGCTGTTGAGGTACTGGTTTGTCACGGTCTCCCAGTCCCAGGCCCGCACCAGCTTCCCAATGAAGTTCATCTGGGCCATCGAGATATTGGGCATCGATAGCACCTTCTCGATCATCTCCCTGTGATTGTCCGCGATGGCCTCTACCTCTTTGGCAGACTTGTTCTTCTTCAGCTCGTTCTTCTGGTTCTGAAGGGTCCGGATTTTCTCGTTGATCTGCTGCTTTTTGGATTCGGTCTCTGCGGCATTTCGAATGTCCTGGAGACGATCAATGGCCTGTCCAATCTGGGCAAGTACCCCATCGGTGGCGGCCTTTCGAGTAGCCGCCCCCGTAGAGGGATGCACCGTTGCCACCCGATGGTAGTGTTTGAAGCCAAGGTCGTCCCGATGAACCACGGCCTCAAGGGTCGCTTCTCCGTTTTTGTCCTGTTGGCCTTCGGGAATGGGTTCATTCTTGACCCGAAGATAGAGGCGAAGAGCTTCGTCCTGGGTCCGTGATACGTCCAGAATCCGCTGGAAAAGGATGGACGGCTCCCCGTTGGGGGCATATACGGTGTCTACGGCACAGTCTGCCATCTAGATGTGGTTAACACTTGGTAATGATATGCTTACGGAGTGTTCGAAAGGTCTCTCGTTCTTGCTCAGTGAGGGTGCTTAGGAACTCTCCAACGCTTTGCCCCAGCGATTCTTTGTCTCCCTCGATGTAGCGGCGGGTGGACTCATAATTTCCATTCTGCATGTCTTCCACCGCATCTGCCAACGGATTGTCACTCGTCTCTCCCCCACGCTCTTCGGCGGCCTCCTCTCTTGCGTCGTTGTTGCGCTCTTTCTTCACCTCGTTTGCCTCTTCATTCCGAGTAGTTTCACCATCTTTCCGCTGGACTTCGACTCTTCCAGTGGAGTGGGTGATGATTTCGTAGGTCCGGTCTTTGTCGTGTGAGTAGTACTCTTCGGAGCTTAGGCTTTCGTCGGTAGACTTTCCCTGATTGGTCTCTGTACTGCCTTCTGTCTCGAAGAGGCTGGTCTGCTGCTCGATCGTCATCGTAGAGACGGTTAGCCCTCGTTCCAGAAGACTCCCCCTTTGCACGTCGATGTCTAAAGCTTGTGTAAAGGATCGGACAAACTTTTTGACGCGGTCGACAATCTTCTCGTAGAGACTTCGGCCCCCATCTATTTGTTGCTCGTTGGCCCACTGTTGGAACTCCGGGTTCGTGAAGAAGGCCACCAGCGTCTCGTGTGCATTCTCTCCCGCCTTGAAGAGATTGCGCTTCCGATCATTGAACTGGTCAAGCTGCACATCCTCTCCGCTGCGAAGCTCTTCCTGTGTCCGCAGATACTCGTCGAAGTTCTCAAATTGGTCTCGAAGGAGACTGCGGACGTCGCTGTTAAGCTGCAAGAGAGCGCGTTCTTCCGCCGTTCGGTTGGAGGGGTCCTTCTCTATGGCCGTGGTGATGGCATCAGCAGTGAGGGCGTGTAGAGCTTCATGAAGCTCCACGGAGGCGGCAAAGTCGGCCTCTGCATCGGCGTTCCCAATGTCCAGGTTGCTGTTGAGGACGATAGTGTTTGTATCCGGATTGTACTTCCCGTTGACCTCCCCCAAGTCCTTCACCTCGAAGCTTACGCCTAAGTCTCCCTCCTGCTGGATCCGATTCATGAGCTGGGCCACAAGGCGAAGGCTGCTTCGAACCTCCTTGTCCGAAGAGATCGAGTCCATCACCTCGGATAGTGATGCCTCGCTGGAAGCGGGGAGGTGGTGCCTGTAGATGCCGTGGCTTTCGACGGTGGGGCTGGTGATCTTCGTGCCCCCTTCCGGAATGTTGAGGCCATTGCCGAAGTATTCTGAGGACGCCGTGATCTTCACCGCCGATGACATTTCCGGGACCCCAATGCCTTCCGGGGGAGTGTCTCGGCGCTCAAAAGGATTGTACTCCACCATATCCGTGGGCCCACCCGTGGCCGATCCAAGGGTGCTAATCTCCCCGTATCCGGTTCCTTGCCGAGTAAACAGCCGAAATCGGCCTACGTCACTGTCGAAAAACGAGATGTACTCGACAAGCTGTGGCCCTCTGGACGTGTACCGCGTTAGCTCCTCGGGCACCTCGTCGTTGATAAACTCAATTTTCGGTCCCTGAACAGACCCTTTTACTTTATTCTCCACGATCTCATCGGTAAGCCGGGGAGCCTGTGAGGGGTTGTTCTGGAGATACTGTTGCAGGAAAGACGCCCCTCCGGTGAAGGCATCGAGATTCATATTCTCAATGGCCTTCGTCACCCCTTCTTCGTTGAAGAACTGGGGAGGGATGAGGCTGTCGAAGGTTCTTGGGCTTCTCTTTTTGCCCTGGATGTACATGGTGTAGAGGACGAGGTCTTTGGCCATCTTCTGTTTCTCCTCGACCGGGGAGGAAAGAAGGCCAGCCAAGTCTTCAACGATTCGCATTTCTTCGGTCTCATCCAGCTTGATCGAGTTGTAGTAGAGTTCGTCGGGGGTGTGTGCATAGGTTTTCTGTAGCGCAGTCTCTCCTTCTTCGTATCCGTATTCCTTGGTCTGATCTTTCAGGTTGATTTCGATGAAGCGAAGGAACGGATGATCGTTGGCCCACCCGTCTTTCCGGGCATTGGAAAGCCTTCGAGCAAGAGAGGGGCTGTCTTCGGTGGTGTACAGCAAGCGTTTACGCAGATCTGAAAGACTCTCGTCCGTCAGTGCATCTTTTGCGCCGGCGTAGACCATCGACTGGAACTCCTTCCACACCTTAAACACCTGCTCCTCGCTCATTCGGTCATCCCTCATCGTCTCCATCTGAGTGATGGCCTCCTGAAATGGAGTGGAATCATACTGGAACAGGTTGCCGAAGAGCTTATCAGCAAGCAGGTACGAGTTCTTGGCGTAGTCTCCATGCTCCGTCGTAGGCTTGAAGGAGTGGGCGTTGTTGGGCACCTGCAACTCTCCCCCGATACTCATGGGGCTGGAGAGGGAAAGATCAAACGCATCTTTTAGGGCCTTCATGTGACGCCGAGACTCCAACAGGTTCTTTCCAGGGCCCTTCCGGTTCCCGAAGTTGAATGCAGACTGGAGGGTATCAAGCGTCTTGTTCACTTCCAAAAGCCTGCGGAACGCTTCCAGGTAGTTGTCTTGCCGCCTGTTCCAGGCGTCGTCCCCGGTAGGGTTTTGAAGGTCTTCTAGAAGCTGCTCTGGACCAGAGATCATAGGGCGGCCTTGGCCTCTCCGCGCTTGCACTTCTTCGATCACGTCGGAGAGAACGCCGAAGGAGGACCCGCTTTTCAGCGCAGACTTGCGCCGATCCACCTCTCCCAAGATGTTTTCGATGATCGGCTGCCGCATGAGCCTCGTCACATGCTCCAGGTCAGGCCCAGTGCCCTGCTTGTCCGACATCATAAGCAGGGGGAAGATGGCGTTGGCCGTCTCTTGGTTGGCTCCCAGAGGCCCCAGGATTAGCTCCTTGGCGTTGTCTACCGCTGCGTTCTGATACAGCGTGATGGCATCATGTGCGGACAAGTCCTCTGCTGAATGCCCAGACCGGATGCTGGTTGTCTTCCCTAACTCGGAAAGTTCTCTGGTTCCCCCATCTCGGCCCTTTACCATGATCGACATGGCGTTTTCTTCATCCTGCCGGGGAAGGGTCTGGGGATGCTGTTGGAGAATCTCGTTGGTCTGTGCGGCAAGCGAGGAAATCCCGACGAGCCCCTTTCCGTCGAGCTGCCGCCTGTAATCCCCTTGCTGCCTGTCCGGAAGAATGAAGTCCTCCCTGTTGAACCCCTCCACGAGAATGTCCTTTTCGGCCCCCAGGTCGTTTCTGTCCAAGGGTTGGAGGACATTCTTTGCGTGCTCCGGGCTTTGGGCAATGTCCATCATCAGATCGAGATACTGGTCGTCCAGTGCCTTCCGGGTGTCGTAGTCAAACTCCCGTACAGACTGCCCAAAGTCGGTCTCTGTACCTTCAGGAATCTCTTTGTCCTTGTCGATCCTGGTTAGATTCCCGTCTTCGTCCAGAGTATACTGCCGGAGCATCGTGTTCAGCTTGTCCACGTCGAAGTCCGATCCCATCTGGCTTACAATCTCGTCGGGGACGAAGGCCAGGTTGTAGAAGGACGGATCCATGAAGCCGACGATCTCGACAGGAAGGCCGCTGTTCGGGCCCTGGTAGGGAATCCGGAATCCGAGAGATTCTAAAAGCGAAGGATCGAGCTTCTCTTCATCGATGACTCTCCGTCCATCTTCGGTGGTCTTGGTGAACTTCTCCATGGAGATGGTATTGCCGTCGCTGTCGGAGAAGTACCAGGGCACGATGATCTGTGCAGGCTCTGTGGCCGTTGGATTTCCGTCCTCGTCGGTCTGGACTTTCATGTGGTCCAGTCCGGTGGAGGGGTCGAAATCCTCTTTCATTATCAAGTCGCTCTCCGACATGTCTTCGAACTTTAGTCCCGCACTGGAGGCCTGGACGAAAGAGCGCCCATGGGCTTTTCTCCGGACAAGCCTATCGGTCACAATCGACATCAGGAGGCTTTCGATCTTGGTCCCGCTTCCGGTGAAGGAGAGGGGTTTCTCGAAGTCCGATGCCGTGGTGTCCTTGATCTCTTGAATTTCCAGCTCCGACCAGTTTCTTGCCTGAGCTTCCCGAAGGACCATCTCTTTGATCTTCTCCCCGTCCGGAAGTACGTCTCTGGACTCCCCTTCGAGATCCGCCCCAAGTTCGTCGGCCAACCTGGACGCCTCCATTTCCATGATTGCCTTGTTCAGCTTTCGCTTTTGACTCAGCGCTTCCGACTTATCGATCTCACTCCCGTCTTCCCGAACAATGGTAGGATCGGCCCCCGCAATGGCCAGCTTGTTCATCTGCGTAGAGACGCTGATCTGATCCTGTTTTCGCGGGATCACGAACTGCACCCCAAATCCTGTGCGGTTTAGAGACACCGAAGACTTATCGAGATCCTCCGCAAGTGAGGTTTCCTCTTCGCCGACTTCATTGGGGTCCGGTTCCCGAACGCTGTCATTTTCATCAAAGACGTCCACCGGATTCTTCTGCCCGACCTTCACGGCACTTCCGTAGGCTGCGCGGTCCACGCCTCCCCTCTCCATCGCCTTTCGGAGCTTGTCCAGCTCGCTTCCGGAAGTGAGGTTCGGCACCAGGGGGAAGCTGGAGGACTTCACCATCTGCTGGACATACTGCCCGGCGTCCTCGTCCCAGCGGTGTCCGCTGTAGAACGGCTTCATGGGGGCGAGATCCAGCGTCTTCATCTCTTCGGGCGTGAGCCGCCAATCGTAGTTTCCACGGTCCCGTTCTTTCTGGATTCGATCCAGGATCTCCTGCGCCTCTTCTGGATCTATGCGACCATACTGAATGCCCACCCGAACATGCTCGTCCAAGGTGGTGTACTCCTGGGCATCGGTAGACTCAACGCCCTCAAACCCTTTAGCCTGCTGTCCGTCGAAGATCTTGGCGTACTCCTCCCGCTCTTTGCTGTCGATGAGCCGATCAGAGAGGGTGACGAAGCTGTGGCTGGCTTCCTCCCCGAAGCCGTGGCTAATCGTCGGCCCCATGGCCTTCGCCAATCGCTTCTGAAAGTTGCCCAGGGTGGCCTCGATAGTGTCACTACGAGTGTCACCACTTTTCACAAACTGCGCAGGGTCCCCGTGAAAGAGGCGCATCATCTCCGTAAACCCAAGGACGTGGGAGAGCTGATAGTCCAGGGCGGCATATACCTTGGCGTGGTTGCCTGAATACTTGTTCGGCGTCTGCTTCCGCAGGTAGTGCTGGTTCATGAGGTCCCACACCTCATTTTGGGACCACTCACGGGCCTTGTCCAGGGTCTTTCTCTCGATCCAGTTCTTGAGGGCATCGAAAACCGCGTTTCTGGATGCATCATTCTGGTTGGGAGACTTTAGCTTGTAGCTCCCGTCTGCCTGCTTTGTCCAGATGGCCTTTCTTTGCGCTTCTGAAAGCTGCTCTGGGTTCAGGGGAAAGAGGTAGAACGTCGATGCATTTCTCGCGTAGTCTTCCCCCATCGGATGGTCTTCAAACGCTCGCTGCTTGGCTTGCTGGTAGGACAGTCCCTCTTCTTGAAAGTAGTTGATCTGCTTTTGCAGATCCCTCTGTACTTTCGTCACCCGATTTATCTCAGATAGAGCTGCCCGATAGAGCGCCGACAGCTCCTTATCCCCGATCTCCAGGTCAACGGCCCCGAGCTTGCCTTCTTGTAGGGTTTCTGCCTCAATCTCCGCGCCCCACATACCCCCCTTGTTTCCAGCCTGTTGGTAGTTGCCCAGATTTGGGACCTGGAGGGCAAAACTCCGCGAGCGGTCACTAAGCGTGAGACTGTTGATCAGCCGCTCGTCCCTTCCGTTGTTCTGGAAGATGGAGAGGGCCAGGATTTCCTGATCCTTCGGAGAAAGGTTATCCCTCGTGGCCGCCGCGTTTCTCTTTGATACCGTGAGGCCGTCGAGATAGAAGACGTCGAGGGATTCTCTCGTGGACGTCTGGTCTCCACGCTTCCCGGCCAGTGCTTGTAGCACCGGAGATTTTCTCTGGAAGGGATCCCGAAGGCGCTTTTGAGCGGTGTCTGGATCTTTGACTCTCTGGACTTCACGAGTAATGCGCTCGTGGTCCTGGATCGCGTAGTACTTCTTGTTGACGACGTTGGTGAAGGACGGGGCCCAAATGTCACTGCGGTAGTCCACAGAGTTGTGGGCCATGTCTCGGAGCCTACTGGTCGCCGTCTCATCGTTTAGCGGAGTCACTTCCGGAAGCGTAGGATCGCCCTCCTCGTCGGAGTTCTTCAAGAGGGACTGGAAGACAGACTCCACAATGCCATTCTCATCGGCATTGGCGAAGTTGAACTCCCACTCCCGGTTTACCTTTCCGTCTTGAAAAGCCTCCAGTGCCGGGATGGGCATCGAAATTCCCATCCTTTCAAGAATACCGTGGACTCGGTGTAGATACGCGCTGGATTGAAAGTCCACGTCGCCTTGGAGGCCGCTGTGATACTCGTCCATCAGCGACCGGACCTTCTCTTCATCTACGCGGACGTTGTCTCTCTCGTCGTAGTAGGTGATGTCCGCTTGGCGGAGGGTATCTTTCCATTCCTCTACGACGGCTTCTCCCCGCTGAATGCGGTCGGAGTCTCCCACGTAGGTCTGCCACCCGCCCCTCTTCTTTCTGCTAATGAGGCTGTACTTGAACTTCGCGTAGTGCTTTCCGAAGGCGTTCACGAAGTCTTGCTGCACTGAATCCGGCGTGCTTTCTGCCTGGAAGGTCTCCGCAATTTTTCGGGCAAGCGGGTTATGCGTGCCCTTCTCTTCGAGAACGTCCATGTAGTGCTCAAAAGTACGTGGAAACTCGTCGGACAGTAGGTGTGCTGTCATATTCCACGCCTTCGAGAGGTTCACGAAGGACGGCATTCCGATGTAGTTGCGGCGCTCCTCCAGGAGTGGATTGCCATGCTCATCGGTTTTCATGGTGCCGCCCTCATCCCGCTGAAACTGGACGTCCTTCATGTGGGACAGCACCATCTTCACGGTGGCCGACGCGGTGTCTTTGTTGTTCACCGTGAATCTAAAATTATCCTCCCATGCCTTCTGTTCGAAGTCCCCGCCGCGTTGGGGCCTGTAAGCCCCGTTCTCCGGCTTGATGCCCATGTCCTTGAACTGCTGCTGGACATCAGTCCAGAACTCATCGAAGTTGTCCAGCGCTTTGCCTAGTTCAGACTCGATAAAGGCGTATGCTTTTGCCCTCCCTTCCGGAGCATCCTCTTTGCTGCTGCGGGCCCCGTCTCTTTTGGTCTCTAGCTGCGAGCGGGTCTGCGCTTTCAAAGACTCCGGATCAACTTGGATATGCTGTACCTTGCTGCCCGGATCGTTTTTCGCCTCTTCTGCCTGATTGAACAGTTCCAACAAGGACTCATGCGCCAGATACCGGATGGTATCGGTCATCTGCTGCTGCGTGCGCGGGGTAAACCCGTCAATCAGGCTGGGGAGATAGTCACGAATGATCCGCTCAGGATCTCCGTGATTGGCGACAAACCGTTTTAGCGCCTCTTCTGCATCCTCGGACTCTTCGAGGTACCGCTGGTATTTTTGTAGATCCTCGTCGGAGGCAAACTCAACCTTCAGGTCTCCCTGCTCACAGATCGGCATCGGCGTGGGGGCAAGATGTGAAAAGAAGGCCCCGTAGGACAAGCCTAGCGCTCACATCGAAGTGTAAAGCGGTCATCCTGTGCAGGGGCGCTTATCTCGTAGTTACTCTCCCCTATTATTGTTTCTCCAACCGACATAAGAGTAGGTTCGCTTGCGGATTCGCTAGACCCAGGCGCAGGACGTGTGCTAAAGATGTCGTCAACAACAGGATCGTCGGTTTTCTCATCGACCTTCTCGGTAATATCGTCGTCGGCCTTCGCTTCCACGTCAGACCCTGTAGATGTGGTCTCCCCACTTTCCTGCCGCAGCTTACTGACAGTTTGCTCGTCGTTGTAGCTGTCGGGGTAGTCGTACTTCTCTTTCAGGAAGGTGCGCAGGTCATTCCGAATGTCTTCGTCGGCCTTGCTCATCTCTTCGAGGAGATTGGCCTGTTCTCCCTTGGTCGTCCGACCCACAAACTGCTCCATCACGGCCTTGAACATCGGCTCTGAAAGGTTGTCCAAAGACGGCCCCTCTTCTGTTATTGCAGGTTCAGACTTCGCGTCTTCCGCGTCTTTTTCTGCGTCTTCCGCGTCTTCGGCTCCTTGCTGTTCTTGCTCGACTGCCTCTTCGGTCTGATCTTCGATGTCTGCCTCTGCAATAACAGAAGAGATATCTCTTTCAACGCCGTGTTCTTGCTGGAGTCTCTCTTCCAGAGCATTTAAGAACGCAACATCCCCCTCAGAAAGCGTCTCAAGGGTGCTCGCTGTTTGAAGAAGCGTCTGGAAGGCACTATCCAGGGCAGCACCGTCTCCATCATCGTAGACGTCCGGCATCACCGGAGACTGGGCCTCCTCTCGAACGTCGGCCACCTCACTGTCGGAGGTTTCTTCGTCACCCGTAGGCCGATCATCGCTCTGCCGCTCGGGGAAGGAGTCATTGTCGATGGGAATGGACTCTACGCCCTCTGCTCCTAACGTAAGCGTGACTGTGGGCTGCTCAAAGTAGCGCCCCACCTCTCCGTTGTCTTCGGTGCTGGTTGTCTCCTCGTGGAGATCTGTGCGGAGATGTTGGGCGAGGAACTGGTTGTAGCTATCATATTCGGTTCCCGCAACCTCAAAGCTTCCAAGGCCGGAGACGTCCTCTGACCTGTTGATCTCTTCGAGGTTGACGTTGAGCCACATGTTGTTCAGCAGGCGGCGAACCTCGTTCTCATTGCCTTCAATGCCTTCATAGCGGCTGTCCTCGTCCTCGATAAGGTCGGGGTTGTTGGTGTACAGGCCGCCTTGCTGAGACCCGATGTACACCCCGGTTCCGTCATTGCTTGCAATGAGATACGTCCGGTCCCCCTTGATATCCTTTCGCTGGAAGAATTTTCGGGGATCGGCGATCGTGGTGAACGCGAGCTTCTGGATTTCTTCTATTTCTCCTTTCTTGATCATACCCAGCAGGAAGTTTGCCGCCGGAAGCCCCTCGATGCTCACGTCTCTAATCTTAGGAACCTCGACGGGAACGGCCACCTTGTCGCCGTTGGCCGAGGGAAGGATAATGCCCACCGACCCTTCGAGAAACTGGCCTTCCTGATTGAAGTCGTTTACCAGCTCCTCATCCGGCTTTTGCTGCCCTCTGATTCGGGGTTCTCCATTTCGGATGACGTAGATCTGGAAGTCGGCGTTTTGAAGGTTTCGATCCTGGTCTACCAGGGCCGGAACTGCCTCTTTCAGGGGCCGCATGTCTCGCTTGAGGTTTTCGTCTTCGTCTTTCTCCAGGACCGTCTCTCCGTTCTCATTTTCTCCCTCCTGGTAATGCACAGAGACGTGTCCACCTCTCTTTCCGGATACGCGACCAGGAATCCCGTCTTGGGGGTTGTCTTGCTGCTTGGCCTGCCCGATGATCTTGGCTCGGAGTTGCAGGTTCTCCTCCTGCTGCCTTTGGATGTTGTCTTCGACGTTTTCGGTTTGGGTAACGGTGGTCTCCTTCTCAATGAAATCGAGTTCATGGACATACCCTACCAGCTCCCCATCGTGGCGCACTTCGATCTCAATGCCCCCGATGTCCTCTACGCTGTCCAAATCGATGTCCTCCTCAATTTGGGGGTCGGTCACGTGAAAGGTCACGCGGCTTCCTTCGCCGAAGCTCTCGGTCTCTACAAGAGGGTTCAGTCCCTCGCTGCGGTCATTGGACACCGGGGTTGTCCGATCCCCCTCTTCGGTCTCTTTCGACGCATAGGCCAGTGCTGTGCCTGACTGAACCAGCTTCTTGCGGCTGTGCTCATCCTGGGTCCCCTCCGCAGTTTTGCCCTTGGTTTCCTGGAAATCCTCCTGGGGCGTCTGCGGGGGTTCATCGATTTCACTTCGACTCTCCGTGTCCGTAGCATCCTTCAGGTCGTTTTCTTCGATGTCATTCTTCTCCGATACAACGAGGTCCTCCACTTCCGTATAGTCGAAGGGTCGGCCTTCCACCTTGGCCCTCGCCGCCTTCTCTACGTTCTCTTTCTTGGTCTCCTTGTCGAAGTCCTCGTTGGACCGGATTTGGGCAAAGGTCTCTTCCAATTCATTGCGAATTTGCTGTAGCTCCTGCTCGGACTTCGCGGCCTCTGCAAGTGGATTGAAGTCTTCGGATCCATCCTCTTCCGTCGAGGAATCCTCGTCAGTTGTTGCCTCCGTTGTAGCCTCTTCGCTGGTGGTGTCCTCCCCGCCTTGCTCCTCTTGCATGTCTTCGACGGCATCTTCCAGCGGGTTTACCGATTCATTCGTAGACTCCTGATCGCCGGATTCTTCATCTACAGATGACACCTCTTCGGCGGTGGCTTCCCGTTCCCGTTTTCTTTCTTTTCGCTCCTCCGTCTTTTTTTCTTCGGCGGCGCTTTGGGCCTCTTGCTCGACGGTGGTAGACTCATTGGGGCTAAGACCATCGGCTGCATCCTGCGCATCTTCCGCCGTGTCCTCTTCTTCAACCTTCCGCCGAGCCTCCTCTGCACGCTGTTGCTCCAGACGCGCTTGCTCTTTGCCCATGCGCTTCAGCATGTCGGCCCTTTTCTCCGGGTTCCGGTATGCCTTGTAGTCCTCGTAGAGCCGTTCTTTTTGCCTCCGAAGAGTCTCTTTCCGCATCCTTGTGGTGCGAAAGCTTGCCCGGTTTTCCGGGTCCATCTTGACAACCGCATCGGGGATAGACTCCATCTGGGTTTCTGATTCGGCCTGCTCTTTGGCCTGATTCATCAGTTCCTTCGGGCCCCGGAAGCGGGAAGACTGAGTGAGCGTCTTCAGCTCCTTCTCGACGCCATTCCGCATGAACTCGTTGAACTGCTCTTCGGTAAAGCGACCGTCTTCCCCGATCAGTCCTTCCTTTCGGCCTCGTTGTCGAAGGGCCTCCATCACGCTATCAATGTCGGCCTCACTTACCACCTGTCCTTCGTCTTTCGGAAGGGGTTCCTGTACTTCCCGCTCGCTGTCCTCTCTACGGCGCTTGTTCACGATGTTTTGGAGGGCCCCAGCAAGGGCTTCCTGTCGAAGCTGCACCAGGGATTCCATTTCCCCCTTGATGTTCTCTTTGACCATCTCTGGATCCTTCTGATCAATGGTGGCCTCGTCTTCCCCTGGAAGCTCTTCGAAAGACTCAATCAGGTCTTGCTCCTCCTGTGACAGTTCCTCAAGCGTCGGGTCAATGAGGCGGGCACTGCCATACAGACGCCACGCCTTTTCGGCCATCCGTCCCCCGGCCTCCTCTGGGCTCTGTCGCATGTTGGACTCGATGTCCTCCTTCTTCTGGGACAGCTCGTCGACGAGATCAATGTAGTCGTCAATCGTCTTCTCGTAATGGAAGTCCGAGTCTTCGTCGGTCTCGAAGTTGTGCTTCTCGCTTGCTTCCTGGTTGTCTAAGTTCTTCCAATCCTGGGCAATCCTCTTCATCTGCTCTTCCACTCCCGCCTGGATGGAGCCAAGGATGGTGGCCGACATGATCTTCCGCCGCCCCTCCAGAATCTTGGAGGTGTCGTTTTCATTGGCCCCCTCGTTTATCAGCTTCCGCCCTTCCTCAAGTTCTTTGGCCCGTTCGATGAAGTGCTCCTTTTTCCGGTTGAAGTCGTAGATCTCCTGCTCGGTCTGAAGGGTCTTCGCCGACACCTTGTCTCCAGTCATTCCCGACACGCCGGATTTCTCTGCTACCCAGTTGGCAATGGCCCCGAGCTTTCCCTGCGAACTGTCCTGGGCGTCGATTTCCCCTTCCTCAATGGCTTTCTGAATGGCCTCTGGGCGCTCGTGGATGGGAAGTCCCCGAACGGTCATGTCCTGCATCTTGCCCCCCATGGCCCCCATGGCTGCCGCATAAGCCCCCTCCCCCGTGAACACGTTGTCTACAAACCGCTCCCCGGCCTTCGAGAAGGACGTCTGGTCTGCCTTGCCTTCCGCCTGGGCAAACACGTTGGCGACCTCCTCTGCGGACTCTTGAAGAGGCTCTTTGCCGTGTCTCCACGCCCACGTGCTCTTTGGCACCGAGTACCCCATTCCCTCCACGCGGCTTACCATCTCGTCTATACTCTCTCCCGATTTCTTGGTGAGGCCCATCTTCGACATGTTTTTCATGATCTTCGGGCTCCGGAAGAGGGGCGTAAGCCCGGTGAAGTTCAGGGTGCCGACGAGGGCAGTGTTGATTGCGGCAATTCGAGAAGCCTTCTTCGCGGCAGCGGCCTTCGCAAGTCTCCGGGCTTCTTTGGGAGACTTTCCCTGCTCCAGATGGGCTTGCTTTGCCTTCCTGTATAGCTTGGGCATCTGTCGCATGGCCTCTCCCATCCCTTCCGCGTTGGCGAGGGCGTATCCACTGGCCCCTTGAGATGCATACTGTGCCCCCTTTATTGCTTTTTGGTTTCCGCCCATCGCTTTGGCTAACCCCATGATCCCACGACCTATCGTTGCCCGAAGGGCCCCGGAGATCCCCGCAAATGCGCCCACCGATTGGGTAAGCTCCGACAGGCTTTGTGCGTAGTCACTCGGGTCCGTAGGGTCAAAGATGAGGCCCGGCTGGGAATGCGTTTCCAGGGCGTCGACGCTGTTTAGACTTTCTCGCCACTCCTTCATCTGGCGGGTAATTCGATTCCCCATGTCTTCGGCGTCGATGTCCTCCTGTTGAAAAACCTGATCTTCTGACGCCACACCCGCCAATCCCTGCGTCAAAGAGATAAATTCTTTGAGCTGGTCTTCCCAGGACTCGACGTCGGCCATGTGGGCTACGTTCTCCACAAAGCGCATCCCGGTCAGTGGGATAAGTTTGGTCCCCTCTTTGGCGAGGGTCCCGGCCAACGTCTGTGCTTCATCTTTGAGCACTTCTGCTTCCCTTCGTGACGTGATTTTCGGGTTGACTGGGCGGCCAATCTCATCTTCGAGTTCCGACACATCCCTTCCAGGATAGGCTTCCGCACCAGAAACTGTAAGGTCGCTTACAAGCTGGGAGTTGTCGAGAGACTGGCTTTCTAGCAGACCCACACCCTCCTCGTTATCGTCGGTATCGGCGTTTTCAGATCCGTCATCGGTGATGACAGGCTCCGAAGAGTTGTCCGACGAAGGGTTCATTTCTTCATCCTTCTCCTCCAGAGACTCCTGCGTGTCTTGCTCTCTCTCTTCGGAAAAGGACGGGGTATCGCTTGGGAGGTTAGAGATTTCCATCGATGGTGGTGATTAAGGCTAAAACTTTTGTCCCCACTGAAAGGCCGCCCATCGGTTTTGGAACCGAATGTTCTGGTCTAGGGCTTTTTTTTCCTCCTCGGAAAGCTCTTTTTCGTCGACTTGCAGATAATTTTTCAGTCCCCGTTTTGTCATTCGAATGCCGTTGTTTCTGGCCGTTTCTGCAATCTTTGCGTAGTCATCGTCTTTTTCTGACTGCGGCTTGTCGCTGTTCTGCACTTGCTTGGCCGCTTCCCGGTAACTCAAGGATTTGTTTCCTGGACGTACCTCAAATCGGGGCTCTAAGACACCTTTACTCATATTTCCCTGTGCCTGCATGCGCATGTCAACCCCGCCACCAACGTCTGTCCACGTGTTATCGATCTCAATGCCTTCGAGCTTCTGATTCCCCTTAATCATTTGGGAAACCTGTCCACCGAGAATATTTTCTGCTGCCAGCTCATTTCGGATTTGCTGAGTAGCCTCGATAAAGTAGGTTTCTTGGGGCTTCATGTTTTCGACGTTTCCCCCGCCTTCGTATTGCATCTTGATCATGTCCCCCTGTCCAGAAAGACCCTGGAAGGTAGAGTTTTTCCAAACGTCTCTTTTTTCCTCCTTGATGGTAATTCCACCAAAAGTGTCTGGGAGCCACGGGTCCCCCTTGAGCTTTGGAATTTCAAGGGTAGACCCGTCGCCGACAACGGTATCCAAAACATTCTTTATTCGGCCCCGCTCCTGGTCCTGGTTAATACTGATGAAGTTAAGACCGACGCTCTGATTTTCCATCTGTCTTCGGTCTTCCTCGATATTCTTAAATGTCTGGTAGGTGCCCTCTCCCCACTCGTTTTTGACGGCCTGCTTGAGACTCTGGTTACTACTGGGCCGAAAACTTCCCGGCTTTGCGCTGACAGTGGATGGCTGCCCGTCAGGACCTGTGTGCTTTTTCTTCATCTCCAGATACTTCTGGAAATCTTGTCGATCCACGCCCCCTTCCGGTCTTCTTTTCCAGTACTGATTCCATAGTTGGTTTCTCACGCCCTTCGCCATGGCGCGGGTATCCGAATCCGCATTCCGGGGCATGTCTGACACTGACACCTGCCGCCCGGTGTACTGGATGATTCCCTCTTTGGTGGCGTTATCCTGGGCGCTGGCCTTTGGATCTGAATCCGGGTTGCCTTTCACCGTGGTCCGGGTGCCTCCCTGTGTCATCTGGTTTACCGCTCCTCGAACAGAGCTTCGCAGGCGATTGCGCACACGCCTCTCTACTTTGTTTTCCAACTCTTCCCCACTGAGGTTTTCGTTATTTGCCTGGAGTGACTGACGAATCCTCGCTCTTTCTGCTTGAAGCCAGTTGGCAAGTCCTGGGTCCCTTGGGCTTTGAATGCGCTGTAGCTCCCCGTTTTCGGTTTTCTGGAAGCCCAAGGTCCGGAGGGCCTCTTGCTCAATGCGGGCTGGGCGCACCCCCTTAAAGGTGCTTTTGGTAATCGTGTCTCCAGGCGTGGGCCGAACCTGTTGCGTGAGCGTCTGCTTGAAGTTCAGGTCGGAAAGGACTTCGTCGGGCGTCTTTGCTTCCCCGAACATGCGCTTCTGTGAAAGGCCGCCTGCGAGCTTTCCGTCCTGGACTCCGATGTTGGCTTGCTTCCGAAGCTGGCGTTCTAAGGCTGCCCGCTGCTGGGGCGTGTATCCTTTTCCTTCCAGCTCTTTGCGGGACTCTTCGAGGGCTTTCTGATTCTCCTTAAACCGCTGTACACGCTTAGAGAACTCCCGCTTCAAGCGCTTGACTTCGGCACTCTTGTCCACCAGATCGTTCTGCTGGGCGATCTCCGACAGCTTCTGTTTGAATGGCTGGGCCATCGCACGGAAAGCCTGCCGATTGTTGGGCAGTACCTCCTGTTCGGCAATGTTGGTGAGCGCCTGATCCATCGTGTCCTTCACGGCAGTTCTCCGCTTCTGGAACCGCTGGGCAGATTGGGCAATCTGCCTAACCGGAAGCGGCTGTCGCTTGGGGACCAGATTGTTTGCGGATCCCGGCGCTGGTTTGCTAAATGGACTTATCGCCATGACTATGCGTCAATTACAGAGAGTTCAGGAAACGCTGAAGCTGCTGTTTCTGCGGGCCCTCCGGAAGCGTGGGAATGATGGCTTCCAGTTCTTTTCTCTTCGTGGCGTCGTCCATGCCTGCGAGAGAGGCCATAATTGCAGTGGTCGAGCGGCTTTGCATCTGATCATTGGCTTGCCTGCGGGCCATTGTCTGGGAGAATTGCCCGATGCCTTTCGATAGCATGTTGTCCTTGGCGGCGTCGGCCTTTAGCTGTAGGTGACGATTTCGGGCCCTCGCCTGCTGGTTCAGCTTGGTCCTCGTCCTATCGTTTATACTTTGGGCCTGGGAAATTGCCCGTGCCTTCTGGTTTTTCATCTTCTGCTCTTCCCGCCGTGCCTGCCCCAACGTCTTTCGCTTCTGCTTCAGAGACTTGGCAAACGCGGATTGCCTGCCTGCCGGAGACACGTTGGGATTGGTCACCACATTCCGAAGACTCTGGTCAATCTCGTTGAGCTGGGGCCGAACGTTTACGTCGGTGTCTATACGACGCAGCGTATTTACATTCCGGTCGGAAACCGTCGCCAACTGAGGATCTCCTACATCACTGTCGCCGAAGACTCCCCGTGCAATGTTGACGGCTGCCGGAAGGAACTGTGCAGCCGTTGAGGCGGCGCTTCCATAGTCAAACCCCTCAGACCCCCCACCGGACTCTCCTGCCGCCTGGACGTTACCGTTAGCGTTGACTCCTGCAAGATCGTTGGTCCCGATGTCCATCATGGCCCCGTCTCCCGGTGCAGGACTCGATGTTACAGGCTCCGGAGAGGCCACCGGAACTTCGCTTGGGCCCCCGAGGCTCGCAAAGGGAAACTCTTCAACAGTCGGAGGCTGGTTGAACATTCCCGGTCCATCGCCTCCACTTGGAGAAGGATTCGTGGAAACGCTCGGGGAAGCTGTAGCTGGGGAGGCCTGGTTTCCGGAAGGGTTGGGGTTTGGGGCTAGTCCTTTTCCAGTGACCGGGTTGTAGTACGGAGAGAAGTTTTTTCCTACCCCTGGTCTCGCCAGTGGAGCGGGATTTGGACCTGGATCAACGAAGCCACCTGTAGCCATCTTGTTGGACGTAGAACTGTTGGGATTGGAGCTGCGGCCCGTGGTCTTCTCTTGCTGTGCGGCGAGCTTCTTGATCTGCCTTTCCGATGCCCCCTTTTCTTTCATCCGTTCGTGAACGTCGGCGAAGGTCTTGTTGGTGCCAGGGACGTTGACCCGATCGGAAAAGACGTAGGATTGAAGGTCAATCTGGTCAATGGTCTCCCCGCCTTCAGCTTCTGCGCCTCCGGGAAGCGGGATTCCTCCTTGCTCGTGGGACGGGCCTTTCAGCTTCCCTTCTGGCATGGTTACAGGCAGAGTTCCGCCCCGAGCAAACCCTTGGGATCCGGACGTGCCTCCATACTCAAAATCGGATGCGTTGACATTAGGCTCTGGAAGAGGCACGCTGTCATCTCCACCCCCATCTCCACCCCCAAACAAACCCCCCACGACACCCCCGAGGGCACTGCCCACGCTCATTCCAATGGGAGCGGGAATGCCAATCGCCTGGGATGCCGCCCCTGCCGCCGTTCCTACAGCGGATCCGATTTGCCTGCCTTGTTTGGACATGGATTATCTTCTTGATGAGCGGTGTACTAACAATGCGTTTAGCAAGTGTATTGTTCGTTGGTCTGTCGCTTTCCCAAACGAAAGCTCAATGTGGTGTACGTTATCCGAAAGTCTACTTAAATCCGACCGTCGAGTAGGCTGAGCAATGCCGTCTCTGAGGTTGTTGATTTTCCACACTCGATCAGTCTTTCTAGCATTGACGCGGTTTCGTCGCTGTCCCCGATCTCCAATCAGGGGCCGAATAATGATTTCCCCCGTGTCCTGGTAGTCGTTGTAGACCCGAACGGAATCGAAGATCTTTCTCTCAAGTTCTCTTCCCGCATCGTCGAACACGGAGGCGTCGATGTAGAGGGACTGTACGATTTGGTTTTCCGGCCTTCGGTCTGCGCTGACGAAGGCCACCTCGAAGGGATGAATGCTCCCGTAGTAGTTTCCGTACTGGCCTTCTCCAATGGTGTAGATGTTGTCGTTTCGAAAGAGATGGCCTTTATCTCGGCCAAAGAAATACTTGCCGGGATCCAGGTCGTGAAAGCTCACCCACTGCTCTCTGAGCGGGTTGTAGGAGAGGGTCCAGTCGGATCCGGACACAAAGACCCGTTCTTCTTCGGGATCAACTCCAATTTCGATGTCAGTTCCGATGTGGCTCTGAAACCATTGCCGAAGGCCCTTTCGAGAGATGCTCTTCGGCCCCTCGTTTCCCCACTGGTACACAGTTTGGTTCTCGATGTCCACCCAGACGTATCCCCACGGTGTTGAAATTCCGTGTGTCGGGTGGGAGAGACCCGCAAATCCCGCCTCGGACTGCCGAAGTTGCTGAGGCTTGACGCGAAAGATATTCCCGCTTCCGAGATAGACGCTGTCCCCCTGAATGTCCATCTGCTGCCGCCCCTTGGTCCGAAAGAGGGCGTCTTCGGCATGAATAGTGAGCCCGTTTGTAGAAGCAACGAGTTTCTGAATGGCTCCACGGTTTTGCGGAAGGTCGGTCTTGTCTTCCGGTCGAAACTCCCGCCATGCCGTTCGTGGACCGCCTTCTTTTGACTCTGCGCTTCGAATAACGCGGGTTGGGAAATTCGTGGAGGAGATCGCCTTTTCCTGGAACGGGAACGCGGGCTTTAGCCTTGCATCCTCCGAATACAAATCGTTGTACTTATACCAGTTGTCCACGTCCCGAAAGAAGCGGAAGAACCACCGGGTCTTGGCCTTTGCCTCCTCTGTATCGTCGAGCTGGTCAAATTTATTGGGAAGGGCCCCAACTGGAGGCTGGCTTACCCAGGAGGCCTCAGATTTCCCGAATATCTCTTGAATGGGAGCGAAAGTTTCGTCTCTGCTTTCCCCTGGGACCCGCCCCATGGTCGGTAGGTCTCTGGTTTCGTTGCACTGAAACCACGTCGTTCCGATAGCCAACGGAAGGTTGTTCACGTCGGCTGTATTTCCGATCAGTTCCTGAATGGCGCTGACCACGCCGTTTCTCTCGTCTTCATCTTCGTTTTGTCCGAAGATCTCTCGGTGGATAGTCCAGAGAAGGGCGTTTTTGATGTTGTTCTCATCGTGGTTGCCTCCCCACCAACTGTCCCCTTGTCCCCAAAAGTCCGGATCCGCAAGGGCCAAGAGGGTGTGTTCTTTGTGCCACCACCGGGCAACGTGGATGTCTCCCGCCCCAATTGCTTTTTGAACAACGCTTCTTCCGGTGCTCATGTCCTTCTCGATGCCCGTGTAGACGAGTTCCTGCTGATCAAAGGGAAAGTGAACGTCTTTCTTGAGCTGGCAGAGATCCAAGACGTGGAGGCTATCGAGGAAGAATCCTTTTTCGGTCTCGCAGACGACCTTTGACTCCCCAAACAGGTTGTCGTAGTCTCTGGTAAACCCCTGGCTTTCCAGGGACACCGACCGCTGATTCTGGTCGATGTACGAGATGGCCTCGACCTTTGTAATCAGGTTGTGAGAGCTGATGTTCAAGGTCCCGTCCTTCCACCATACGCTTCCCACGTCTTCGGTGAATACTCCGTACCAGTCGTCGTCTTTGGTAATTCGGAGAACTTCCTTGACGTGAGTAATGCCTTGAAGTGGAAGGTTTCTCCGGAGGGACTCGAAGGGTTGAAGCTCAAAGAGATTGCCGTCTACGTCCCACCGTTTCTCATCAAAGAAGTACGTCGTTGGCGGAAATCCGTGAGCCGCCCACACGTCGGAGCTGAAGATGCTGTTGGTCTGTTGGTAAGGGCGTTCATTGTCCGAATCATCATGCCACCCTTGATGCCCAAGAGACTGGTCCATGATCAGCCGATCTTCCGGATCCTTTCTCGCGTAGTAGAACCGGGCTGATTTAATTTTTCCTTCCAGCTCGTCAGGAATGTGAATGTTGTTGAAGGAGACCTGAATAATCGTCGGGTCCGTAAGGCCAAACTGACTGTCTTCGTCTACGTAGGGCATCTCGTCGTTTCCGAGAATGCGGTGATGACGGACGTTCTCTCCCCTGTAGTTGTCTACCACGTCTCCGCTGTCATCAACGACGTCCCAACGCTGGTTGTCCGGATAAGACTCATTCTCATTCTGCCAAAAGCCCGTAGACAGAGACGAGGTGGAGGGGTTGACGTGAAAGTTGCGAAGGGTTCCAAACTCGCTTTCGTATTCTTTCAGGGGATGGGAGTCGGGAATCTCTGAAAGCTCGTTTCCCGATCCTCCTCCACCCTCCCAGTCTTCAATTGTAAGAGAGAAGCTAAACGCGCTGTCGAAGTATGGGGTGTCCCCGTTAAACCGATCGGTTCCAGTATCATCTGTGGCCGTGATCGTGGTCGTGTTCTGGGTAAAAGTAATGTCGTCGTACCCAGCATTATTCTGGCTTTCGGTAAAGAGTTTGTCGGCAACGGTTTGCGCAGAGGCCCCTGGAGCAACCTCGAACGTGATAAACTCGGTAGTACTTGGGACCCAGTCGGCCTCCACCGAAATCTTGTCCGTCGAAGAATCCCAGCCCCCGTCAAGACTTCCGCTCTCGTAGTCATTGCTGTTGTTAACCGCCCCTACGGAAAAAGAAGCGTTGTACTTGTTTCCAATCTGGTCGGCCTCGATCGTGAGGGTTCCATCTCCGTTGTCCGTGGCGGTAAACTTGTCGGTGAAGTTCGAATTGTTGCCCAAGGCAGTCATGTAGGCGGAGGCCACCGTAGCGGCGCTATCCTGCCCGTTGACTGTTACGGGTGTCGTAACATTGTTTCCGTCATAGGCCACCAGAATTTCTCTATCTTCCGGTCCATCATCATCTTTTCCTCCGTCAACGGTGGTGCTATTAGTGGTGTAGTTGAAGTCCGCACTGCTGACAATTTCGATTCCGTACCCGTTCCACTGAGCCCCGGTACTCAGTGCGATCATGCTCATCGAATAGCCTCCCGTATCGTAGTTATAGGCCCCTTGTAGATCGAAGTCGTTTCCGAAATGTCCGTTTTCCAGTACCGTCTCGATATTGTTGGCAATCTCGTCTTCGCTATCTCCAGACGTGTAATTCACCGTGTAGGTCTCGATGACATTTCCACTATCGTCCCGGTATTCAATGTCTACACTGCCATCGGAAGAAGCCCCCGATGTGAGAGTAAACATTCCACTTCTGGCCTTTTCTCCCTGGCCGGGAACGTCCGAACAGGTGATAGTGCCTTCGGACTTGGCGTCGTCGGGATCAGGGGCTGCATCATCAATTGTGATCGAGGCCTCTCCTTTTAGGGTCCCGGTTCCCCCCTCTGCCCGTCGCCCAGGGATGTGAAAGGCTTCCGTTTCAGTTCCGTCTTCCAGGACGAAGCTGACGTAGAAGGCGTACACCTCTCCCCGCTTGAAAGTCTTGAGGTTGAAAGCCGCTTCGGTATTGAGGAGATCATTTCGGTTTTCGGTGGCCTCATAAGCGTCATTGGTATAGTTCGACAGGATGGCCTTCTCGTGCTCCTGTTGAAAGGTTACCCCAATGTCATTGACGTGACGCTGGAGGTCTACCCGGTCTTCTTTTTCCAGGTTGCCCATGTACAGGGTCCCGTCCTGCTGCTCGATGGTTCGGGCGCGGCTGTAGGTCTCCTGATCAACAATGACCTCGTCTAAGGTGCCGTCCACCGAGGATTCGTTTCCGGTATAGCTATACTTGAGGGTTCCAGAATCCGGAATGGGAATGTCCGGAAGAATGTCTACCGTGGTCCCATGGACGGCCACCACGCGGAGACTCTCGTATTCGGTATCGAGATTCTCCAGGGTGAAGTCAATTTTCCGGCCTGTTTTCTCGTCGGGGTCCTCCCCAAACCCTTCCTGGTTGGAGATGGGAATGGGTCTGGTGGTCTTGAAGTAGTTCGTTACCGACTCATCAGAATTGATGTAGGCGAACGCAAGCTGGTAGGTCCCACCGAAAAGACTCCCTCCCGCCTTCGAGACATAGTCCAGCTTAAAGTCTGTCTTGGTGTTAATGACGGGAAAGAGACGAAGGGACTGAAGCTTGTTTGGGGGCCCGTCCTGAAGGGTCTTGTCGACGTTGAGAAGACGAGGGGGATTGGCATCGTCGGTCAAGTAAACCACCCGGTCTCCGTTGGAAAGCACCCGGTACACCGATTCGACGTACTCGCCAAAGCTAATATCCTCCTCGAAGTCTTCGTCGCTGAGAACAGAAGTGAGGGATTCGGATTCGGGATCCCAGATTTTGATGTGGTCTGTCGAATCCCCCTTGACAAAAAGAAGAAAGGCGTTGTTCGAAAACTCTTTCCAGCCGATGATGTCCCCGCCAACATCGGTTCTCAATGAAGGCCCTCGTTCCCGACGCAGCTCTCCGTCTTCGGTGCCGATAATCGCATTTCGGGCGTCCCTGTAGCTTCCATCGGGCTGAAGCCGGGGATCGACGTCTCTCTGAAGTCCTTTGTTGAACGGCATTAGAGGCTTTGGGGAATGTCAGGAATCTCAGTGTCGAAGGTCTTTAAGGGCGCGGTGTCCTCTACAGGCTCTGGATCTGGTTTCCAGGCCATAGGATCTAACATCGCCCGAATCTCTCCCATATTTACCTTTGTCCCCGGACACGTCTTGTTGTCGTTGTACCGCCGATGGCCGTGGACTTTCGAGCTTCGAATTTGGTACTTCTCATAGCACTCTCGAAAGAGGCGCAGAAGCGTGCCTTTCTGGGCATCGGTGAAGGAGTTCTTGTCGCCGTGCCCTTGAAAGCTGATTCCCAGAGACCGCGTGTTCATCCCGTTGTCCCGGCAGTGGGCCCCGTGCATGTCCTCCTCTCGTCCCTGCTCTAGAGTGCCATCCTTGTGGATGAAATAATGATATCCGCACATTCTGAACCCCCTTCGGCGGTGCCACTGGTCAATGTCTTCAATGTCGTAGCCCGTACCTTCGTGGGCGGCAGTATGGATGATCAGAAACTCCGGGTGGTTTTGCATTAGGTCACGAGCTTCAGCCGGTAGGTAAGGCGAAGAAGCTCTCCCGGAGGCACATCTACGGGGGCATCAAGCACATGACGGGCCGTCATGGTAGAGTATCGCATGTATTCAGTTTTATAGTAGGAATTTCCGGTATATAAAGCCGTTTCTTTGACCGTAACGGTGGTGGATCCTCGATTCTCCAAAATACGTGTGACGTCAAAGTACACCTCATTATTAGCCTCATCGGTGACAATATCTTCAACCACGGTTCCGTAATATACAAGCTCGTCGTCTCCAAATCCATGAGGAATTTGGCTATCGTTGTCGTTATTGTCAGTCAATGCGTAATTTGTGTTGGACACCGGTTTTGTAGAACCCCCCGGAACCGGACCCACAAACTGTCCCAGAACCCCATTTCGACGAGTATCCGGATGCGTATTTCCACCTGTAGCTGATAACAACCACTGCCCCGCACTTTCTTCATGGTCTCGATCCGAATTGTTTATATCTTTTGCAACACGATCTCTTTGCCTATGCTGCCGATAAAGCTGCTGGTGAAACTGGGCCATTACACCCCCATTCCCGTCATTTTGGATGGTCATCGTGTAGTCGACCGTGACCGACTTTCCGGAGGCCACCGTAAAGCTTTCGACGTTATCGCGGGCCATAAGAACACTTTTGTAGTTACTGTTGGCCCCTCTGCATATAACCCCAATTTCTCCGACCTCAATGTCGTGATCCTGATTGTTAGTAAACGTACGCGAGTAGGTAATTTCACTCTTTGTCGTCTGCACGGCGGGCTCGGACACCGTAGTTTCGGTCCTGTTAAGCTGCCGAAGGCGGTTTTCAAGCCACCAGTCTTCAACACCCGCGTCTTTATTGGGAAGGTTGGCCCCCAAGACAACATTTGGATTTTCAAGTGTATCTTTTTCTCGATTACAATTTCCCCAACCGAACATTACAAACCAGGCTTCTTCGTTCCAGTTGCTTCCGTCTTCGGACCAAGTGACGGAAGGTCCTTGAACTACAGTTCCTGTTGCGCGGTCAAACGTGTCTAGCTCATATAATTTAAGGTTATAATTACCACCTCCGTTATAGTAAAACCCTTTCATTTCATCGACGTTCGAGTCAATATATAAAACCTTTGGTGAGCCATCTACATGACTCATATAATAACCAAGGTCTATTTCAACTGGGTCTCTGTCCCAGTAAATATTGTCTATTCTGTTACCTTTCTGATCGTGATTCAACTTTCTATAATCATTTCCAACTCTTTGTATAATTCGACGACCATCTTTATCTCCTCGAACCTCTCCCATCATGCCGTACAGCAATCGGAGAAAGTTTCCTACCAGAGAGTCGGCTTGGCGGTTGATTATCGTTTCTCCCTCCATGGAGACTTCCATGTGGAGGTCTACACCTGCTTCCTTCGTGATAATGTCGCTCTGAATCTCTTTCATTAGGATATGCTGGTTGTAAGACTGGTGGTAAAGGAGGAAACCTCTCGGGTAAAGGTTTTCAGTTCCGTAGAAGCGAACTTTTTGGTACTGGGACTGGACGTATTTCCATCGATCATTTGCGGGTCAATGGTGCCTCTAAAATACCCATCCCCCACGAGATACTCGACGAGCTTTTGCACCTTCGACTCAAACACCTTCAGCTTTGGCCGTGGCACAAGGTCTCTCTCGAACTCAAGCTGGATGGTGTCCCCTGTATTGAAGTAGTAGATTCCCGATTGCTCGTCGATGTCCGGGCAGTCGGAGGCCTCAGCGTTGATCTTGAAGGCATACAGGCTTGACGGGTCTACCCCGAAGAAAAACTCGTGGTGTTTTTTCTCTTCAGAGGCGTCTTGGATCGTCTTCTCGAACGTGGGGCTGTCCTCGTTCTCCGGGTTTCCCACGTAGTCGATACTGATGTCCGAGTTTTCGTTGGTGCTTACCACCACGCGGGCAATTCCGCCTCTCTGAATCCGCTCAGAGCCGTCATGACGGAACTGGTCTTCCTGTCCCATCACATTGTAGATGTCCAGCACCAACTCTTCGCACGGCGTACCTTGCTCGTCCCCACAGTCGGTAAGCTGCACCGACAATTGGGAGCGCAGTGTTAGCGGAGACTCGCGGGCCACGTCCTCAATGTCTGGATGATCGACACCGGAGGCCCGTGGGTTTCCTCTGGAAAAATCGGAAGACCCTGCCATAGAGGTGGTGGTTGTTGGATGTGCTATCAGTTACAATGACAGCACCTCTATGACGTTCCCTATCGGACTTACTTGCTATTCTCGTAGCGAGTAAGGTATCCGCGCCCGGAATCCCGATGAAAACATACCCAATTGTCCCCGTCGATCACGACCGTATCCCACAGGGCAATGGCGTCATCGCGGACCACCTTGAGCGCCGGAATCTTGCCCTTGTGGGCCGGGAGAGGATTGTTGATGTAGTAGTGCTGGTTGAAGATCATCTCCCGGCCCTGCACGTCGCTGTTTCCCGGCACAAAGCCGAGTTCATCCTGCACACTGGTTTTCACGGCCTTTCCGTTGTTCGAGTGCGCCGGAGAGTTAATGCGCCCGGCAGGAAACCGGCGAAAAGACCGCGTGTGAATGGCGGGCACCTCGTCTCTGGAGTAGTGCCCATCATCAGGCTCCTTGTCTAACCAGATCATCCCCACGCCGGAGACCCGGTCTCGCTCTGCATCTAGGACCGTTCTCCACACGAGGTGGTCGTCGGAGCAGAAGACGTAGATGCGGTGGGAGATTTGGAGGTAGTTATTACTGCCAGGGTAGTCGGTCCCAGTCTGCTGTAGGCGACTAAAAAACCCTCCTCCAGGTCTTTCATTTTTATCTTTCGTATCTTCTTTATGCTGCCACGCCCTCTGGTTCTGGTAGTAGTTACTTCGAAACACGAAGTTGCTCGGGTTCTTCTTGCTGTTCCACCCAGACACGCCATTGGTTGGCGGATCGGCGATGACTAAAAAGTGACAGTACTTCCATGAACTGAGCATAAAGCACGCGGCGGTGTCTCCGCTGTCCAGGGCCGGGTCGTTGGAAAAGTACACTCCGTCTACGGTCCCGCTGTCGTACCCGCTTGAATCTTCGTTGTATGACGTGCTTCCAGTGGAGGCGTCCGATTGAAACCCTTGAAGTCCGGCGGGTGTAGGGCTAGATCCTGTGATACGCCCAAAGGACGCTGATCCTACAGATAGGACCTCATCTAGCATCTTTACGATCTCCCCGACTCTCGATGTGCCATCGGGAATGAGCTTTCCGCCCAAGTCAGGATCGTTGGGGTCGAAGTTAGTTGCAAGGTTGCTCAAAGCCATGGTTTTGCTGGTTACTTGTTGGTAAAGGGATGGTTACTTAATGGTGATATTGTCCCACCATGTGTAGTGCCTACTTGTTTCTCCGACTCGTTCTCCAAGACCGATCTTGGCAACGTCTACGCCGTGTTTTAGTTGCCGGGTTCCACTTCTTGTATCTCCGGTCTGTAGGTCTTCCATGTAGTAGTTATATTCCCCGTTAGCCCAATCGAAGGTAATCTCGTAGTAAATCCAGCGGTCGTACCCGTTGGCCCCCCAAATCTCGTCATTCATTCCGGTGCCATCCCACGCCTGCCACTGTGGGTTTTGCGTGCCCAGGGCCACCTCCAAATTTCCGTTGGAGTTTATGAAGTGGAAGGCGCTTCCGTACTGGGTGCCGTCTTCGTTCCAGTACCACGAGGCTTTCGAGGGCTGTTGCAGATGGGATCCCATTTGCCTCTCGATGGCGAGGCCACTAGAGGGAAGACTACTATATGAGTCTGCCCCCGCCGCCTGAGAGCCCTCATAGACCCGGTCGGTCTTGATCTCGAAGGGAGAGTAATTGACCGTCCATTCGGAAAGGTCTCCCTCGAAGTCTTCGAAGAAGCTCGGCTTGATGACATCAGAGAAAGGTCCTGTTTGCCCAGCAACGTCGGTCACACGCGCCTTGTAGACATGGCCTTTGGACTCATCGTAGTTGTTGTCAGTGTAGTCCGTGGGAAGGAGTGGGTAGGTGATCTTTTCAATCAAGCTGTACGACGTGTCTCCATCTGCCTTTCGGTGAACCTCCAGGGCCTCGATGTCGATTTCCGTTGTTTTAACTCCAAACGTGGCTTCCCCCGCACTTCCGTCGAAGTCTTTCGCCTGAGTGGCAGGAGCTATGGGGAGTTTGTTTTCAAACAACGCCTCACTTTCTCCCACCGCCAAGGTAGGCACTGTTACCTCCATGCTCGTCTCAGCCCCGCTTGAGTCTTTGACTCCGACCGTGTAGGTGCTTCCCTCCTCCACCGAGAAGGTATTGCTGCTTTGCCACGTCCCCCCGTCGAGGTTGTATTCGAGTCCCCCGTTGTCGCTTTGGGAATCGACGATTATCTCGTAGCCGTTGGCATCGGTATTCTGGGCGGTAATTGCTCGGAGGTTTACGGCGTTTCCGGAGCCCGTCCGTACTCCCCGCTCTTTTGATCGCCCCAGCGACTCTTCCCCGTTGGAATTGGCCGACTTTAGCGCGTAGTAGTACGTGGTAAAGGCGTCTAGTCCGGTGTCCGCCCAGGACCCAGACTTCGACGTTACAGACAGGCTCTTGACGTTACTATAGCTTCCATCCGGACCCCCGGTGGTACGGAGGAATTCTACAGTGTCTACCCCTTCGAGCGTCGATAGCAAATATTCAACGGTAGCTTCCTGAACGGCAGACAATCCCGCTTCCGCTTCTGGAGTTGGCGGGCTTACGTAAGGGACAATTGAAATGTCGATAAGATGCGGATTCCGCTGCATCTCGTTTCCCAGAAGCTCAATGAAGTCGTAGGAAGCCCCCGGATTGATGACATTCGGATCTCTCTCCATGGCCCTCGCCAGAAGAGCTTTAAACTCTAGCTGTCTCTCAAAATCAATCAGGTGGGGATCTCTCTGTATGGTCTTCCCCAGAAGCTGCTGGAACTCCATCTGCTCCCGCATTGCGGAAACGAAGATGTAGATGATGGGGAAGTCCCACAGAGTGCTTGCCCTCCATAGGAAGTGTTCTTCGGACTGCCTCTCATCTTCACTCTGGTTGCTGAGGGCCCACCAGAAAAACTTGAAGATGTGGTGGGGGCCTTTGTCGGACCAAGCCTCATCCATGAAGGCGGCGCTCTCGCTGTTGGCCCCGATGAGGCCATAGCGTTTATCATCCCCAATCATCGGGTCCGACATGGTTTGGTAATCCTGCCGGTCTGTATTCAGCCACTTCTCTTTCTGGTAGTCTGAGGAGCCTCTTTTCTGAAAGAGGAATTGAATGAGACCTTCGGTGATCTCGTCAAAGTTGTAGTTGGTCATGTTGTCGCTGTCGTACTGGCTCCCGTTGTGGTGGCTATCGAAGCCAATCCGGTTTTTACGGTAATCTGGGGCCGACAGCCGGAAGTATTCATTTCGATCGAAGCTGAGTACCATTCCCTCTCCGGCGTTATCCCGGACTACTCTAGTATCAATGAGGAGGGTCGTTCTCATTTTCTCGATAGTGTCGCTGTTGGCCGGATCAAAGTGGACACCATCTAGGGCCAGTGTCTGATCATCTCCCATCATAAATGCACCGCCGTTTCCCTCGACGGCCACCTCACGGGCCTCAACTGTGCAAAGCTGGCCGGTATCATGAGAGGTGCCCGCTAGTCCTGCCGCTATACGTTCGGGAAGAAAGTCAGAAACCCTTCCCATTTCGGTGTAATTGGTGCCATCGGTGGAGTATCGATAAATGATCTCCCTGTTTTTTCGCTCTAACTGAAGCCACACCGGGTTTTCACTGGTGAACTGTGGAGATACATCCGTTCCCAGGCTTCCCCCATCGTGGTTGTTGTTTCCATTGTAGCTTTTTCGGACAGTGCCACGTATTCCGTTGTTTGGAACAACGATATTAAGAGCACAAGGAGCCCTCTCGTAGACATCTGATGTGATATAGGGACCAAACTTTGCATATTGGTTTGTATTTTCTTGAAGAATAATCTTACAAGTAATTTTACAGTCCCCAACAACAGGTTTAAATAGAAACTCCCCGTGACTAGTGTTATCATAAATATCATCTCCACCACACTCGAAAGTGTAGGACTGTCCGCCGTTGTGAGTGACTGATCCTTCGTTGGAGGTCCCCGCAAAGGTTGATTTTTGCCACCCTTCGGGAAGGTGATCGTGAATGTAGTTGATCGTCACTCCACTTTGGTCGGACACGCGATTGTCGTCCAGCTCTCCGGGAAGCATGAGAAACTGAACGTCGGGGATCTCCGCGTAGAAGTCGTCGGCAAACGCCTGACGTCCTGCGGGAGTGCCGTCCCTTTCAGGACTATCGGGATCGTCGAACCAGATGAGGTAGGTTTGGTCGACAGTCGGATCAAAACTGGGGTCGGAGAAGAGGATCTTCCCCTCTTTTCTAGACTTGTCCCAGTCGTAGAGTACCATCGGACAGGTGGTCCCATCCGGTTTCCGGATGCGAATGTCATCTCCGTTGTCTTTGACGTACTTCCAAAAAATTGCTTCGGCCAGCGTGGACAGGTCGTAACCTAAAAATCCCGGATATGCGCTCACCGTATTTGCCGGAAGGGTCACGTCCACGCTTTGGTCCTGCGGCACATCCTCCGGAGTGACGCTGATTTCATTCGAGTAGTCCGATTCATTGGGCTCTGAGTCGTCGGTATTGGGCCCCTCGTCGTAGCTGGTGGCCACGTAAAAGTACTCGGTGTCCATCTCCGTGCCATCGTCTACCCACGTCTCCTCGTCGCTTTGGCTGGAAATCTGCTTAACGAGGGTATAGGGGCCGCCGCTGCTTTGGGACCTGTAGATGTTGTATCCCTCCAGGTCTGTGGTATCAGAGATTGTGACCGTAATCTCGACGTCGTTTTCCCCAAAGTACTTTTGCCCGCCGCTAATCGACGGGGTGGCCGGGGGCGTGCGGTCAGGAAAGGGTGTGGCCTCTGCCCGATCAGACTGCGAGGATTCATTGGGCACCTCATCGAAGGACGTGACCTTGTAGTAGTAGGTCTGGTCAAACTCTACGTCGTTGTCTGTCCAGGAGGCCGATCCCGACGTGGTGTTGATCTGGTGAACTTGGCTGTGAGCGCTGACCGTCCCATCCTCTTGCTCCTGGGCCCGGTAGATGTTGTACCCCTGAAGATCGTCGGTATCCCCAAGCGTGATCGATAGGTCGACCTCCTCTTCGTCTTCGGTCACAGAAGCGCTTACCGAAGGAACCGCAGGGGGAGTCTCGTCTGCGGGAATCACGCTTTCGGTATTGGATGCTACGGATTCATTTTCGGCCTCATCAACTGCGGTGGCGTAGTAGTGATACTGGGTGCTGTTTTCGAGACCGGTGTCGGTGTAGCTAGTCCCTTCGAGCGTGGCAATGATTGTCCAGGTGCTCCCTCCATCCTCTGATCGGTATAGGTTGTACTCCTGGACATCTCCGGATGAAGAGGCGTCCCAGGCAATGTCGGCCTCCATATTGCCGCTGCTAGTAGATAAATTGGTTGCCGGATTTGGAGCTGCGTCATCGGTAAAGGTGACGGCCAGCTCGTCGGATACCCCGGATTCGTTGCCACGAGCATCCATAGCCGTGATCCGGTAATAGTAGGTCTCATCATGAAACACGGCTCGATCTTTCCAGTGGGGATTCTGCCACTCCTCATCGGTGGATCCAGGATTCAGTCCTCCATCTACGTCATCGGCGTACAGGTTGCCGGGACCCGGACTAAAACCCTGGGTTTTTGATCGGTAGACTCGGTAGCCAGTAACCCAGGTCTCGTCGTCGCTGGACTTGTCCCAGTCAATTCGAAGGCTCTCTCCTTCGTCTACGTCGGATGGCGTAAGATTCGAGGGTGCCGTAGGACCGTCTTGATCTTCGACATTCGAGATGGTGACAGTTTTTGAAACCGCGCATCCCCACTCATCTCGAACCTTGATCGTGTACTCTCCTTCGTCAAGCCCTTCCCACTTGAAGGTCCGCCCATCTTTCTCTATCCACTCCCCACCGTTGACCTTCACCTCCACCGGAGCATCGCTCATGGTGGAGACGGTCATTTCAATGAACCCGTCCTGGAGGTCGTAAAACTCGTCCTCGTAGACAAACTGATCGATAGTCAAATCACAGGCGATCACTTCGATGACCCCGTGGACGATGCATCCGGTGTTATCGTTCTCTACGAACACGTCGTAGGTGCCCGGCTGGACCCCAACAAACTCATTGCTATCTTGCCACGTGCCTAGCCCTATCCGGTAGTTGAAGTCCGGATTTTCATCCCCGTCATCGACGGCCTCGATGGTGATCGTCTGCGTAGGGCGGTCCAGATTGATTTCATCGATGTACAGTTGTGAACATCCGGCCTCCCATTCTTCCGCAGATGTCCCCTTCGACGGGTTTCCCCGTCGATATTGGTTCTCCTGCCGAACCAGAATCACTTTTTCAACGTGCTTCGGCATTACTCAAGCGATCCTTCGACCAGAAGGTACGCCGTTGTGAGAAGGGTAGCGACGTTTCCGTTGGCCAGGTCGTTTCCATCGGTGTTTTCGAGAAGGACGAAGGTCTTCACCAGTTGTCCTTCCGAAAGAGAGAGATCGACAATGTAGGCATACTGGACGGGGGACAGGCTGTGGCTTTCTCCCTGCGTATCATCGGGGGAGAGAAGCGTCTTGTCGTCGGCTTTCCGAATGGTCAAGTTGAATCCAGTGAAGTCCCGCCCCTCTTCCAGGTCAATCCGTATGGAAAAGTCTTCCCCTCTGTAGACTCGAAAAACCAGTGGGTGCTCGTCGTAGTAGGCCACCGCTTCAAGAAGATCCTCGGTCCATTGAAGCTGGGTGTCCGAAGAGCTTTCGTCCAGCTTCTTGAAGGCGTTCTGGATGTCTGCCTGAAGATTAGGCTTTGCATCCTGGACGTTTTCGCTCACGAGAAGCGTGAGGACCTCATGGGGGTTGTCAAACAGGTCCAGCTTGTCGTAAACAGAATTGACAATGTTCATGAAAGCTAGTTATCTGCTAATTCGAGAGGATTGTTTTTGGAAAGCTCCCAACTAGACTTGATGAACGAGGTCACGTCTTCAGCGTCGAGGAGGGTCCACTTGTCTTTGGTATAGATCTCCCCCTCTTCGTTCTTGACGAACAGCTTGATGATGTAGTCCGAGTCTGTGTTTTCGACCGGACAACACTCCAAGACCTTTTTCTCGTCATCTGCGATAAGGCAAAAACAGTCCGAAGCCATTAGCTCACGTGATCTTGGCCGTAGGCGCCACCTCCCTTTCTGGTACCCGTCGATCCTTTCCATCGGTTGTTGACAAACCGCACCCAGCTCCGCATGAAGTGGTCATATTCATCGGGATCGGGCATCTTGGACTTCCGTCGCGCTTTAGCTGCATAGTCTTTCCACTGCTGACGGGCCGCCTTAAAGCCAAACTCCGGGTGGTTGTAGCCCCGAAGAATGAGCTTCATCACGATCCTCCAGAAGAGGGCTTCCTTGACCCTTGCATCATCGGGAACGAGGGGATACCCTTTTTCATCGGTGGCAAACCCCTTGTACGCCAGGATCACCAGTCCCCTCTCGAAAGAGGTGTGGATGGTGCCGGGATTCAGTTCGTAGGATTCAGCAACCGTCTGGTGGGCCCGGTCAGTTTCTTTCTTTCCAATACCGTCCTGAAGCGGCGATGCTCGCTCCTGCGTAAGCTGTGTGTTGCCTTTTCGGGGGACCCGGTACTTTGGGGTATCCTGGGCCTCCTTCTCGTTATAGACGAGCGTAGAGCCGCTGTAGTGAAAGTCCACGTCCCGAAAAAGGAAGAGCCCTTCGAGAAGCGCCATGTCAGAGGGTAGGGCCAGCTTGTGGCTTTCTACGGCGTGAACTTCTTGCCGCTTCTCGGTGGGCATCGTCCCACCCATAAGGTCGAGGCCGTGGCCAATCCACTCGATAGCGTCGACCTCCCAGTTGGTATCGTCAATCTGTAGGTCCCTGTACACCCGGCTGATGGTCTCCTGGGCACTGACGGTATTGTAGATGGACATTAAGAGACGTGGATGTGCGTGAACAGCCAGATGATAATTTCAACGAGCTTCCAAATCCCGAGTGGGGCAAGAATGAAAAAGGCCACAAAGAAATACTGGAGGCCCTCCATGAATCCTCTGGTCGGCATCATAGCGTTAGTCGTTGCTGATGAGCTTGAAGTCGAGGTGAGCAAGATCCTCCTCGCGGAGGCGCTTCTTCAACTTGGTCTTATTGCCCTTGTCCCCCCGTGTGGCCCGAAATGCATAGGCGCTCTTGTTCGGTACTCGGCACCGGGACTTTTGCCAGTAGAAGCGGGCATACCAGTCGTCGGTGTGGTATATGAAATACTTAATTCCTTCGGGATTGTCCTTCGAGTACAAGTCTTCCTCGTCGTACCCCTCCTCGTTTAGAAGCCGCTCTTTGTTTTCCATCGTCGATTTCCAATCGACTGCGGGATTGGAGTAGTCCCGCTCTATCCGGACAATGGATAGGGTGGCGAGTCCGAATCCCAGAGGGAGCGCTTCTCCCTGTAGAACTTGGTTCATCGCCTTCATATTGTACTTCTCACAAATGTCCCGAAAGAGGTCGTAGGGAATGTCCCCTCCGTCCTCCTTGTAGGCCTGGTGCATATTCGGTACCGTATGGGCCATGGGCTCTCCGTCTGTTTATTGAGCGGCCTCGTTGTCTGCTGGCTCGCTATTGACAGGGAGATGGTCACTTTCGGTATCGAATGGGGCTTTCCGGAGCACTCGTCCTTCGCCCCTCAAGATGGACTGCGTGATGCGCTGAACAAGGTCCTCCGGCGTGGCCGGATACTCTTCGTCCGGGTTATAGGGACGATCCTCCCGAAACTGGTAAACGACGATGGGATTGCTAAATATACCCTCCACTCGAACGGTGGTAATGCCGTCGTCTAGGTCCTCGGTGGTCGTTTCTTCAAAGTCTTTGCTCCCGTCCTCCAGGTCGTTGATGAGCTGGGCCACCTCGTCGGACGTGATGTACAGGTGGTCATCTTGGACGAAAGAACGAGGGACATCGGCAGTATACTTGTTGTACTGCTGATAGCGTGCTGTAGCTGGCTGAGTGACGCTGTACGCCTCTTGAAGGTCGGGGGAGGTGACACTGGTCAACGGGCGGCGCTTCCGCAAATGAATGCGCTGAGGAAGCTCCCTGTTGGATCGTAGAATTGCGTGGGGCCGCTCCCTGTATTTGCCCACGTCCTGATGGACGACAGACATCGAGAGAAGCCCCAGGGACTGCTCGTACTCCTTGGACCGCTTGTAGAATCCAGTGTCCCGGCGAATGAGAAGCTCCCGGTAGTACCGCACGGCGAAGGCCACCTGACGAGGACTGATGGGATTGTCCGTCGTGGAGGCCCCGCCGGAGAGGGTGTTTCTGATGTTGTGCGTGATCTCGTTAAGAGACGCCATGCAGGATCAGGGAGTAGGGCTTTGAGCCCGAGGGATTATCAATAGGTATGGCCCTGCACGTATTATCGCGCCTACTGTTTCCCTTACAAAGAGCCTTGAAAGTAAACTCTGTCTCGTTTCCCTTGAGTACCTCGTTGTGGTTCTCTTTGATCTTTTGAAGCTCTCTTGGGCGTACGTCCTCGTAGGAGCATTTTCCAATCATCTCCCTCAAACTGCGCCCCTTCCAGTCCAGGTATTCTTCTGAGGCGGCAACCAAATGGCCTTTCCCATCATGAAGGCTACGCTTCCCAGAGAGTTTAGGGTCTTGAGGATTGGTCAGAATCCAGCTATGACTCTTTAATTCGAGGGGAAAGGGGCGGACGCCCTCTCCCAGTATGCTTTCTGCCGTTTCTAGGGTTTGGTCGAAGCTGGACCGAAGCATCGAGCTTTTCGTCTTCAGCCCAACAATTTTTCCTTTTCGATTATCGACAATCTCAAACAGGGGACAGTCATGCATAAGTACTGCAAGGTGGGTGGTGGTGAAAGACCTGTGACGAAGCGCTTTTAATGTAACGGCCCCGTTTTTTGGTTTAAAGCCTGTAGTGTGAAGAAAGATTGCCTTTGGTCATCCGTTAGTCACACCGACAGGGGATTCCCCAATCCAAAAGAGACGCTACCACCACGTCTTCTCCTTGTGCCAGCGGCGTTTGCCACTGGGCGAAAACACATCGAGCTGCGCGGTCTTTGGCACCCCGGTAAATCCGTTGTCGAACTCGTACTTGTTTTGCGGCCCCACTGACCGGAGGAAGTTTACCTCACACCCAACAGAGTCGACCGTGTGGAGGATTTTGTACTTCTTCTTGTGATGAATATCGCCGAGAAACATCACTCGGAAATCGGCCTCCGACCACCGCTCTTCGGCTTCGGTGGCCATGTTCAAGGGCAGCCGCTCAACGCGCTTCTGACTTTTGGTCTCGTTGCCGTGGCTGTAGCCAAGCAGGACGTCTCCTTCAAGGCGATACTTTCTCTTCAGACGCCTATGGTCTACGGACACGTCATCGGCATTCCGGTAGACATGGCGAAGAACTTCCCCGAGGTAGAAGGTTTTGTCGGGCGCGTGATTTCCCGGCACCATGATTACCTCCAGCTCGTTGAGAATCTGCCGGGCAGCGTCAATGCAGCGCCGAACCATGTCCAGCCCCGCCGAGAATGCCGTGTGCCAGTCGATATTGACCTTCTGCGGGGTCCCGTTCTTCGTCATCATCAGGTCCCCGTTGGTATTGAAGAGGTCGTGGCCTAGTGGAAAATGAGCCTTGGTGACGTTGTTCTCTTCCAGGATGTGGAGAAACTCGATGAAGGACTCCTCGAAGTTTCGAATGTTGTCTTGCATGGTCGCGTCACTGGCCTCCGCTGTTTCGGTGGCTAAGGCCAGCTTGTCAATGTGGGCGTCATACAAGTTGATGATGCCCAAATTCCCCCGGTCCTGGAGGTTTACATTGGCCGATCCCGTTACCGTAGGCGGCGTGTAGTTCTCGAAGTGATCTTCTAGTAGGTCAAGGAGCGCCTGTTGGCTCTTCCCTTCTTCCTCGTTGTACTTCTGAACGATCGAGAAGCGGTGCTCCCCCGACATCGTCTGCCAGTACTTCACGCTGTCTACCTCCTCTTCGGTAAGCCCGAGACTCTCTAAGTGCTCCTGGTAGGCGTCTTCGGCGGTCGGCGGAATGTCGTCGTCCCTGGTGCTGCTGGTGGACTTTGATTCGTTCTCCGTGGACTCTTCTTCGGTCTCTGTGTGGTCATCGGCGGCTTGGTTCCCACCATATCGGTATTGCTCTTCCCGCCTCAAGATCTTCTTGGCCGTCTCCTTTGCCTCTCGTGCTTCACCGAGGCCGATGCCCAGCCTGTCTGCTACTTTTTCATCACCGCATTTCAGGTAGCTCTGTTTGTCAAGGAGAAACTCGATAGGGTCGACGTTGGAGGCCATTGCTGGTTAGCTGTTGGTTAAAGGGAAAAAAGAGGCCTCAACAGCGTGACCTGATGCTTCATCACGAAGGGGTTCACCTGATAGACGACACTGAACTTCCCCGGAAATCGGACTCCCCCTCCCACATATGCGTCGAGGTAGGCGGCGTTGGCGGCCACGCTTCCAGCCCCCAAGACTTCCAATCGGGGGCGCTGTATGCGCGTGGTCCGTCGAGAAATCCGGTGGGTCACTGTTCTATCAATGGTCCACTTCTGGACGCTCAGATCAACGGTCTGTTGAAGTAGCTCGCCCTGCACCACGGAGGTTATGGTTCCGTTGATGCGGGGCTGAGTGATGGTCCTGTTGTATGAGAGCAGGGGCTGTGTTTTTGACACATACACCGTGTCGTGCTTCACAGAATCCCTCATCGTCGGCTTCATGCCCGCCAACGTGGTCGGGCACGTAAAGACTGTATCCGTCGTGGCTTCCTGGAGGGTGTCAGAGGGTTGAGCGCCGGACAGAAACCACTGTATATCCGTCAGGCTTTTGGTAGTGTCGGCGGATACAGACCGCGTAGAATCTACTGTCGTCTGGACTTCACCTGTAAAGGGGGAGGTAAAGAACAGCGCGGCGGAAAGAATGAGGATCAGGACTGTCTGTGCGCCTGCAATTCGCAAAAGCCATTTCGAGCTAATCATTGTAGACGTATTTGGTCACAAAGCTGGTCTTTTCGACGGCCTGTATCCAGTGGCGCTCTCCGCGAGACACCAGATACCAGCCCTCGACCTTGGTCTCCGGGATCATGGCGGTCTTCTCTTCGACTTTCTCCGGGGGGACTAAAATATCCCCGTCGTAGCTCCCCTCCGTCCAGTTGATGAGCTTGCCGGTGATCGGGTAGATAAGCTGATCAAACGACGGATGGGCGTGTTTTTGGATGGCTGCTCCCTGCTCCATGTCACACCGGGCCACGAAGAGGCACCCGGAGGGGTGGGCATCGAAGTTGCTCCACGCCACCGTTCCAATGGTGAGGTTCTTGGCTTGCTTCAAGAACTCCCTTGGAAAGTTTTTGCCGAGAGGAAGATGGGTCTCGGGGCTTTCTTCTTTCCGAAGTTTCTCCTTGAGCCCTTTCATTTTTTCGTCCACTTCGGACTCCAGATGTTTTGTATCCTCTCGGAATGACTGAAAAAATAGGCCGAACATGGTTAGTTGGAGATCTCGTCTTGAAGATCTTCGATCTCTCCCTGCACCTTGTCCAGCGTGCGATTTACGTCCTTGATGTCGTTCCTCATAGGGGTGAACATCTCCATCTTGGATTCTACCATCTGCATCAGTCCGAGCATTTTCTGGAGATGGTCGTAGTGGCGCTGCTCTAGCTTCCGATTCTTCTTCCACAAGAGGTAAGCTATGGCCCCAAGGACGAAGATCAGAGCACCGTACGCAGCCCCGGAATAGGGATCAACTTTGAGCGCCTTTTCCGCTAACTTGGTGCTCTGAAGCAGAAGGAACACACGCAGACCTGTCGGCAGAAGAGTACTGGAAAACAACAAACCCCCCGCCCCCCTGGGTGTGACCAGGACCCAGGGGGAATCGGAGGAACAGGACTTAGAAGTTGACGCCCTGGTTTTCGAAGAAGGAGTTCAGGTGCGTGAAGTCGTTGGACGTCTCCAGGGCCAGCTTGATGTCCTGGAACTTATTGGCCGGATTGATGGCCTCATCGTAGTTGGTTTCCACCCGAAGGGTGATGAGGTTGTAGTCTCCATCCGGGTCCGCAAAAACCTTTGGATCCGGTTGGCGACCAAGAATGCCGTCATCCACCTGCGTCCGCCCGAGGATGCCGAAGACGTTCTCTTCCATCTCCACGACCTGTGCCCCAGTACCACTTCCGGGGGTGGGATCGGTATCCCGCGTGACCGTCGCTTCGAGGTCCCCAAGGATGGCAACGTGGAAGATATCCCCGACGTTGTCGGCTTCGAGAACGAGATTGTCACTGCCGTTCACGGAGGCAGTAACGTCGACGTCGCCCTCGCCGTTGACTCCATCTTCCAGCTCGTTGATCCGATCACGGAAGCGTTCAGAGATGTCGGCCTTCGTCATCGAGGAGTCGGCCTGGAAGGTGATGCTCTGCCGATCATACGGATACGTGTTCTGCTTCACCGAGGAGATCTTGATGCCGACGACCGTCTCTTCGTCAACCGTCTCCGGGGCCACAATCGTCTTCTGAAGCGAGGGGGCCTGGTAGGAAAGAGAACTGACCTCCGTCTCTCCGGCGACAAAGGGATTGGTTCGGCGGGGAGCCTCTCCCTCTTCGGTTCCAAGAACCGCGATAATGCGGCCCTGGTCCTCGAACTTCGCGTTGTTGGTGTCGTTGAGATTAATCGAGTTGCCACCGGAAGTGGCCGGGAAGAAGGCAAGAACGCCTTCGGGAACGTCGGAAGGCGTTTCATAGTCGCCGTTTCCATCTGGACCACCGATCTCTCCGGCTGCGTCGTTGTGCGTAAGGACTGTGTTCAAAGCCATGGTGACTGCTGGTAAAGGGAGTTATTCGTCTGATGGTGAACGCTGCGGCCTTTTCTGGAGGAAGAGGCGTACAGCGCGGTTCACAAGCTCTCGATGTAGATCATCGGGAAGCTCGCTTGTCTGCCCAGTCCCCTCGATAGTGATCCTCTTAGGAGACCGGATATAGTTGATGATAATGCGATCCACTATGAACTCGCTTGTGGTATAGACATTTATCCGATCATTGTTTAGATCGGAAAGTGGCCTATGATGCACAGGTTCGTGGAATGGATCGGTTGCCATTGAATACAACCGCTGTCCCTGCGTCATCTTCAGCGGGACCGTCTTTTCATCGTAGCTTTGGCTCGGGGCTGCTATGCGTTTATCGTAGTCCGTTTCCTCGTAGGTCGCGGTGGTAATGTCCCACGTAAAGTCTTCTCTGCGCCCGTTCTTGAAGTCCGTAGAGACGTGGAGGACACCTCTCGCGCTTACCAGATGGAGGTAGTCGGACGGCAGGAAGGTTTCATCGGACTCAATCCCCTTTACGGCGGACTCGACGCCCCCGTAGATGGTCTCGGTCTCACAGTCTTGCCTGTAGAATACGCGAAGGTCGTCGATCAGGTCTTGGGACTGCTCGAACCCCTGCACCGACGTCCGCTTTCCCGCAAACTTGTCCTTGACGAAGTTCTCCTGGGCCCGATTCAGGAAATACAGGATATCCTTGGTCTCCACCCGTGGAGCGCGGTCCCCCTGGTGAATTTCCGTCTGGAAGGCCCGAATAAGCTCGTGAGCGTTCATTACTCGTCACCCTCTTGGTTTTTGTCGGAGGACGCTTGAGGGAGATCCCTCTTCAGAAGCATCACGGTCATGTCGATGATCCGCTGATGCGTCTCTTCGGGAAGGTCTAGGGTCTGTGGCTGCTTCCCTACCGTCTTGTTCAAGGTTGCGCTGGGATCGGTGGGCACATCTACCCCAATGTCTGAGGCCGAAAGGTGGCTGTTGTACCCGGAAAGAAGAACGGTGTCCGGAGAGGAGCTTCCGACCACCAGTCCGGTCTCGTTGTAGACCTTTTGCCCCTTTTCGTCTATGAACTTCTGGACGCTCTTTTCGGCGGTGCTGTCCCAGACCAGGGTGTAGGCAGTGCCGTCGATCAGAATGTCGGAGTCGTTGGATCCAGTGCCGCTTCCCACCTCGATCTCCACTGTCATCTCCGAGGATACAGGCTGGAAGGTTTTCAGGTACGTCAGCATGAACGCTTCCGGGTCCTGCATCATGTCCGCTGCACGGATGACCCAGAGGTACCCGTCCTTTTCCGTGATTGGAGGACGCCGGAAATGCGGTTTGTTGTAGGTCGTCTGAGCGTGTTCGAGAAAGGCGTCCGTGGTCATCTTCCGGCAGTTGGCCTTGTAGTCATCCCCCATCAGGCGGCCAGCGATGAAGTACTCGTAGTCGGGGACAAGGGAGAGGTCCATCCTGTGGCCTCTCTCTACGCCCGTTAGGGAACTGATGTCAATCTGATCAAAGTGGTGGACTCCGATCAGCGTCCGGAGGTTGTCGTGGGCCTCCTCCGCCTGGGCATTCGAGCGCTCTTCCCGGATGATGGGCCTATTCTTGTTGACGAAGTTCCGGATGGCCCGATTGATGTAGTAGTCCAGCTCCTCCGCAAGGAAGTTGTCCAGCGTCTGCGCGGCCACAGACTGAAACTGGGTCCGGACCCCTCTATGGAGCTTTCGTACGGTCATAGCCTCTCAGACACATTTCTGTTATAGCGCGTGCGTGTGCGCGTGAAAAGATTTACTCGCCGCTTCCGCTGTTCGCGCTGTCAATCGCTAGGACCACCGCAGAAACGAGCACCGCAAAGGAGATGGCGGCGATGAAAAGAGACTCTACGGTGCCGTCAGCGCCCTTGCTAACGAAGAACGACAGGACTGCCGCCCAGCAAAGCACGCCGCCAACGTTGATCCACCCATTGGGGGTCAGTTCACCGAGATTCAGGCGGTCGAGAATGCTACTTGAGGTTGCCATGTTGAGTTCTGCTTGCTTTGGATAAAAGACAAGTGTTCAGGTAAAAGCAGTGCCTGTTGGAGTTACCGCTTTGCTTCCTCCAGCTTGGCACGGAGGGTGTTCACGTCGGAGCTGTTGCGCTTATTCTTGAACCACGCCACCGCCTCCTCCATCGTGGCCCCGATCACCTCGTCCATGTACATGATCTGGTTGCCGACCTTACGGAGAATCTCGTGCTCCAGCATTTGGAGGATTTCGGCTTGGTGCTCCAGGTCCTCGTCCTGGGCGGTCTTGATGAACTTCTTGGGGTCGTTGCTGAGGACGGTATCAAGCTGATTTTCCTTCTGTGCGTCGGTCATTTTCTCCGGGCGCTGCTGGGTAAGGACGCGGATCATGAGATCCATCTTGTCCTCGTCCTCCTTCATTTTCGCAAACTCGGTGTAGGCCTGCGTGCGGAGTTGCACTTTCTGGTTCTCCTTCTTCTCCACGCGCTCGGGGTCGTGAATCCAATAGTCCTTGTTGGGGTCGGATTCGGCCTCTTCTTTGCTGTCGGCCACCAGGGGGTGCTTCTGCGCCCACTGAAAGGTGATCCAGTCATTGAGATTGATCGGTTCCCCGTTGTTTTCGCCGACCTCCAGGCGAAGACCACCGGAGGGAATTTTGTGGCTCTTTTCGGCCCAAAACTGCTGGACCTTCTCTCCAAACTCGCGGTGATCGGGGGACACGCCGATGATGTGCGGTAGATACTCCTTCTCTTCGGCGAAACTGAGGCCGGAGAGGGGCCGCTGGTTGTCGAGAACGGAAGACAGCTTTTTGGTCGCTTCCGAGAGAATTGCAGGCGGAAGGTGCGAGTTTCGATTCTCAACCCGCATGATACTAATCTCGTGAGACGGCATGATAGTAAGTTCTTTTGTGAGCTTGACAGTAACATATAAAGAGACCCGGCGGGAGATGATCCCACCGGGCCTCTTAGTCTGCCCTTCAACGATTAGAAGGAAGTGAATTCAAGCGCTAGTCCGCCGCTAGCGCTTACGCACGGATGCACTGGAGGTCCAGAGATGTGTCAAACCGCTTGAGGCAGACTCCACCCTGCTTGAGGAAGTGGACGGACGCCCCATCAATATCCGATGCGCGACTGGTGCTCTTGTCGAAGCCACGGGGAACCGTCGAGCCCGGCACTGCCCACCGCTTCATTTCACGACCTTCCTTGTTGACCATCTGGACGTTGGCCTCACCCTCGTAGGACGAGGTATCGAGGAAGACCATGCGGTAGGATTCGAGGCTGTAGCCCGTCTCCGGATGCTGCCGACGGGCATTGGCTACAGGCCCGTGATCGAAGAGGGGGTTGGTGACCACCTGAATAATGTGACCATCCACGTGGCGGTAGCTGGTAAAGTACCCGGTGAGTTCCAGTTCGCTGCCTTCTCCGGTAACGAACTTGCCATTGTCGAGCAGGGTGTAGCCCAGGTTCCCAAGCTCGTTCTTCATGGCCCGATCGAACTCACGGCGACCACCTGTTCCCGTATACAATGTCACCTGCTTCTGATCGGCATCCGTCATGCCGTAGAAGAGGTCCCCGATCGTGTTGTGGATTTTGTCGGCGGTAAGCCGACTGTAGGTATCCTTGTTGACGATCTGCTGGAGAACGCCGGGAGCGACGTTGACGGGCTGCCCATTCTCGTCCTTGAGAGGCGTAATTCCATCCTCGTTGTAGGACTGCTCGGCGTACCAGAGAAGCATTTCCTTCTCTTTCTGCCACTGGAGCATCTTCTGCCACTCCTCGTAGTCCATCCACATGTTGGAAGTGCCGCCGCCCTGGGAGGGAAGCTCGACCTCCATCACGGTGTTCTGGGCCTCCCCCGAAAGCTGGTAGCTCTTCCGGATGGTGGTCAGCTTGTGCTTGATCTTGTGGGGAGCCGACCAATTGGAGGCGTTCCCGCGAGAGAAGTCCTTGCCCACCGGGGCAAAGAGCTGGCCCCACTCCGCGCCTGCCTGGAGGTCCTCCGAAGGGACCACCGTCGAGGGATCCGGATCGACAAGCTGAAGGGTGTAGTCGTAGTTCGAGCCATTGGGCACAGGCTCTCGCATAATGCGTGCCTGGACGCCACTTTGGCTGATCAGGACGTAGTCCTTGATGAACCACTTGTCGGGGAACGTCACCGTAAAGGGCTGTCCACCACGACCGACGCCACTAGTGACCGCAGGAGTTTCCGCCACTGCACGGGTTTCGGAAATGCGACCCTGCACGTCATACTCGTACTCATCCTTGCTGATGGACTTGGCGTTTCCCACGCCTTCGGTGAGAAATGAAAGAGGAAACTTCTCATCTTCCCGGCCTCCCAGGAAGGTGAGAAACTGGGACAGCTTCGCGGGGGCCTGCACGAGGGCATTGGCCAGCGAGTTGCTGTCCGTCATTTGAGAATCGTTGTAGTACGTCTGTCCTACCTGCATAAGTGCTGGTTGCTGGTTGTTGGTAAAGGGAGATTAGAGAGAGGTTAGCCGAGTATATCACTGACTTCAGGGATGTCATCAGCGGAGGCCTCGGCGTCGTCTACGTCGTTGTCGCTCTCATCAGTGACGTCGGCCTGACCAGAAGAGGACTTGAGCCTCTTACGAAGATCTTTTGCAGAGCTGCTCTTCGATTTTATTTCGACAAGCTCTTCCAGATTGAAGTCGTAGTACAGCATCAGGTCGATGGCCAAGCGGGTCTCCAGTCCAGCTTCCTGAACCTTTTTGTCCCGCTGAGAGATGCCCTGCCCATCGGTCGCGTCTTTTGACATCCATTCGAAGAAGTCGCCCTTCTCTCCCTTTGGAATCGGGAGCCCTCGGAACTCGTCGTTCTGCTCGATGGTCTCCTCGACGTTGTCCCAGAACTCTTCGATTTTCTTCTCTCGCTTCTTGGCCTTTCGCTCTTGCTCTTCCAGAAGCTGTTCTTGGTGCTCCTCTTCCTCGTTTTGGAGCTGCCGGAGAGACTTTTTGGCCTCCATTTCGAGGGTGCCGGAAGCCTCATACTGATCCAGCATGTCTTCAATCTCCTCCTCCTCAAAGTCGTCCGACAAGTTCTCTCTGATCAGCTCCCGCTGCTGCGAGGTGTCACCTTCCTGGACCTCTCGATCCTGGTAGGAGGTGTTGAAGAAGGCTTCCTGGTACTCGTCAGGATCTCCTCCTTGGACCCGATACTGAAAGTACTGCTGTAGGTCGGGGTACTCTTCGAAGACCTGTTGCCACTGCTGCTCCGCAATCTTCTGGGAGGCATCCTGGGCAAACTCCACCAGACCTTCCACGGTCTCTTCGTACTCCTTCTCTTCGGAGCTGACATCGACACCCATCTGGGTCTCGATCTCTTCGAAGAGGCTGACTTCCGGTTCGTCAGGCTCCTCGGTTTCCTCTTCGCCGGACTCTTCTTCGTCGGACACCTCTTCTTCCTCCTCATCCGGCGTCTCCTCTTCGCCCGAATCCTCTTCTTCAGACTGCTCTTCCTCCTCCACGTCTTCGGGATTGGGGATGTCGTCGGTGGGAGTGTCGTCGTCTGTCGGAGTCTCCTCCTCTTCTTCGGTGGAGGGCTGATCTCCAGCCGCGACATCTTCGTAATTGATGTTTTCTAGGTCGAGGGGCATAGTAATGCTGGTTGCTGTGTTGATTAGTAGAGTGGTAAAGGGGGTTTGTTCAGACTGTATTAGCGCCCTTACTATATGACACTTAATTATGTCTGAACTGTGTGAAGACGTTTAGGACCGCGTTAGCCATCCCGGTCTCCAACTTCTATTTTCTTTTCTTCGAGGTCGGCTTCGACCTCCAGTTCTTCTTCTTCCAGCTCCATCTCTTTCTCGTGCTGCTCGTCTTCCATCTCCATCTTCTGCTGCTTGAGGTGGTTTTTCATGCGCTGGATTTTCAGCTTGGTGTTGTTGTCCATTTCCGCCTCCCGCAGGTCCGCCTGAATTTTCTGCTGTTCAAGCTGTTGCTCTTTCTGCTGGGCCTGCTGCTCCATCTTCTTCATGCGCTGCTGGAGCTGACGGCGACTTTCCTCCGCTTGCTTGACCTTCTCCTTTAGCGAAGAGATGGAGTTGGCGTCCAGAATCTCCATGACTTCCGAGAGGGGGACGTCATTCTGGAGCATCGCCTGTGAAAGCTGCTTTAGCTCGTCCATCGTCTCCATGTCCTCCCGACTGTTAGACACCTGGACGCCGTATTCGGCCTCCATGTGCTCGATGCCATCGATTTGCACCATTCCCTCGGTGTCGTCATCGACATTGAAAGAGAGGCTCTTTCCGTTAATCCAGGCCCACTTCGAGTAGTCCAGGAGGGCCTGAGTGTCCCGCTCTTCGAAGTGGCCGTACTTCGTGAAGTAGTCCTCGGTGACGTAGCTGGACTGCACAATGGCGTTTTCCGCCCCGCCTTTGGTTTCCGTAGGCTGCACCTTTCCCTGCCGCTGCCGAGAGACCCCCGACAGCCGCTCCCACTCTTGAACGATGGATTGGAGGAGGGCCACGTAGTCTTGAATGGCCTGCATCGACATGTCCACCACCGTCTGGTGCTGGGGGTTCATCCGGTTTCCCTCCTTGTTGAACTCCGTCCAGAAGATGCCTGTGGCTTCTGCGTAGTACATGAAATCGTCGATGTCCCAGTCGGCGGGAATCATATCGATATCCAGTTGGGCAAGTACCCCTTTGGCCTTCGCCACGGCATTTTCCAGGCGGAACTTGTAGATGTTGTAGGACATCTGGTAGGCCATCCCGAGCATCACCAGGGAAATGTTGGGCGCATTCATGTCTGAATACGTGCGCCCGTTAATCGGGAGCTTGCACTTCGACGGGTTGTCCATGTCTCTTCGCTGAACGGGCACCGGCTCTACCCGCTTGTAGAACTTGTCGTCGATGCGGTAGCCCTGCCATACTTGGCTAATCCAGTGCCACTCAACGCTTTCGTCGTCTGCTACATCATAGTCGCTTTCAACCTGTTTCTCCTGGGGACGACCAAAACGATCGGTATAGCTGACAATGCCGATGCGCTTCATGGACTTCCAGAATACCTCCATCACCTCGATGAGACGCCCATCGGTGTCCGCGCCTTTCGGGCTGTTGGTATCGTCGAACTGGATGAAGCCCATACTTCTGGTTCCTCCACGGCCTGGATCCTCCAGTTCGTCGATTTCCTTCTCCGTCAGCTCCTCGTAGAACTCGTCAATCACCTCGTTGACCGGGGCCATCTTTCGGTGACTCGCCCACTGCGCGTCCTCGATAAATTCGGTGTCGTCGCTCATGTGGTAGTCCACATTCAGCGGATTTAGTATCTCGTACTTGACTTCATCGGGGCCCGCAGAGCGCTTAGAGCACACCATTCCACTGATGAGCCAGTGCTTCCACCCCTTCTGGTGCTTCCGGTTGATCTCTAGCCGATCTTTCAGGTAGTTCAGGCTTTGCTCCCCACGGATGGCGCGAGTGTCCCTGTAATTGCGGTCGAAAGTCTCTTGGACTTCCTCCGGTGGATCCGGCATTTCATTGGGGGCCGCCTCCCCCACGGGGAATCCCTGTTCTTTGAGTTCGAACAGGAAGCGGGCCATCAGATTTTGCGTCAGCGCTTTCTGTCTTTCCCGGTGCTTCCGGTTGACCACATCATCGTTGTTCACCTTGATGGTGAAATTGAAGGGACGCTTGGCCTTCTCCCCGATCAGAAGGTCTACGATCGGCTTGATGATATTGTAGTTTTGCAGCTTCGCCGGGAAGTTCTCCCGCTTGTTTCCATAGGGCCGCAAGACGTGGGTGTAGTCCTCGTCATCGATGATCCCGTTGTAGAAGCGGTAGGCTTTTCGCATCTGCCACCGCGAGCTTCCGGGAGCCCCGTGGAACTCGGACATCTTGGAAATCGAATCAATCGTCTTTTCCTTCCACTCCTCGTCCTTTTCGGAGGAGGGAAGTCGCTGCCGGGGGAGTTGCGTGCTGGTGTTATGCATAGGAGAAACCTCGCTGCTGCTGGTAAAGGGAGTCTATGATGTGAGCGCGGGTTAGCGGGGGTAAAGCTCCCGCTCGAAGAAGTCGCTGTGCTTCTTGATTCCCCTCTCGGGGGCCACTTCTTTGGATTCGAGTTCCTTTAGGTGGTACATGCCGATGAAGAGAGCACTGATTCGGTCAAAGTTGCCATCGGGGTGGTACTTAATTAGCTCCTCTAGAAGCGCGGGATCGAGAATGGTGTGCAGCACCAGTTTCTTTTCCCCGTCCTCATACTTGTTGACGGGGGTAAGGAGCCACTGCTTTAGATATATCTGCGCCTGATTCTTCCGGGGCTCGGTCATGCCCATTCCGTAGGGCCGGGAGGTCGAACGCCTGCTTTTCCGCTTGTACCGCTGCTTCTTTTCGAGAATCTCGAACTGCTCTTCGAGGTAGTGCAGGTTGTTGAAGCGCTTGGCGTAGCCGATGACATCTCCCCTGTCGTTCTCGAATCCGATCTTAGCGTTGTAATACTCTGCGAGCAAGAATAGATTGCGGTTGTACTCGTCCTGCGTGGAGGGCCGCCCTACGTAGGAAGCGACGATGCACTCATTGAGGGTCTTCGAGAAGTTGTTGGTCCGCTTCAGCACATAGGCCGCCCCCAAGGACTCCCCATCACCATCATGTGCATAGGGGTCGTGGCACACGACGTACAACTCTGGTGGGACCTTTCCCTCGGCATTGCGCCAGGGACTCTCTTTGATCGAGATACACCCGGTGTTGTCTGTGTCTTTGGGCGTTGGATACGTGTGGACAGGGTTTGCATCCCTGGTCTTCTCGAAAGTCACGTCGCCCTCGGAATTCCGGTACAGCGTTCCGTGAAGCAGGCTGGAATGCCGCTTTTGCGATAGAACGCTGTTTTGGTGGGCCTGGAGGTCGGTGGTCGGGTAGATGTTTTGGCTCACCCGGAGGGTTGCTTCACGTGGGGTAAAGGGGTTTTCTGCCGTGTACTGTTTGAGGGCGTCGGGATCGTCGGCCTCTTTCTTCTTTTCACGGTTCTCTTCCAGATGGGCTTTGGCTCCTTCAATGTCGGAGTTGCCGTTCTCGTCCATAAACCCTGCCCAGTTCATGTAGCTGGGCATGAAGAAGCAGCAGGACATGCCTTTTGCCCCCTCGTCCCACATGTTGTCAATCGGAAGGACGTTGTAGGACTCTGGGTTATAGAACAGTTCTTCAAGGCTTGCATAGTCGGCCTTTTCGGTTCCCCCGGTTCCATAAGCAATTAGGGTACCCACCGTGTAGGACCCTTGCTCGACCGATGGTCGGGCCACCTCCCACGCCTTTTTTAGGCCGGGAAAGATGCCTGCTTCCTCGAAGAAGATCAGGTCTCCCCGCTTTCCACGTGCCTTGTCGGGATTGTCTTTCAGGCTCACGCCCATGATCTCGTTTTTCGTCCCCAGCTCCACATCCGTTCCTCCCCTGTCCTGGACGTACCCCGACCGTTTGTACATCTCGGTGTTTTTCAATCGGGGTTGCCTGTAGGCGGTGTTGGCGTCGATGTGATCGAGGTTGTCCCACGCTTTGTTGAGCAGGCCATCTTTCTTCAGATACTCCTTTTCGTAGGCAAGGGCGTAGTTTTTGGACTTCCGTCGAAGGCAGAAATTCCGGGCAAGCATTGACCCGGCCTTATAGGAATACCCCTTCCCCCGAGCCTTCAGTACGACAAGGTGATGGCCGCCTTCCAGGTCCAGCGGCGTGAAGCCTAGGTCGAGGTCCTCTAGCTTCTCTTCGCTAATGCCGTCCTTGGCGATCTCTAAGGCCCAGAAAAAGTTGTAGTCCCCGTCCCAGAAGTGAGGGAAGGTTTCCTCCTTCACCGCAGACTTCCCTGAACGGTCAGTGACCGCAAGAATGGGCGTGAAGTTGAGGTACCAGTAGTGATACCCGGTGATATGGAGTCCTCCGGCAGAGTAGCCATTTAGACACCGCTCCTTCTGCTCGTCCCAGTAGTCGTAATACGCCTTCGTTCCCTCTGGGGCATCGCAGTAGTGCCCGTTCTCTAAATAGTAGAGAGCAGGCTGCCGCAGTTGGTCAGTATTGACGAACTGTTTCGGTGAGAGCAAGAGCTAATGGCTGTACTTGTTCGTCTTGACATTAGCTCTATTGTCACCTTGACTAACTTGTTCCTTCTCGACCTCCCTACGAAGGTTCTTGAGCCCCTCAATCACGTCGCCAATCCGTGAGAGGTTCTTCACCACGTCTTTGGCTTTCCAGATGGGCTTTCCCCGCTCATCGGTCTTTGTCAGGTCGACCTCCTCGAAGTACTCCCGGAGGTTGTGGACCGATACCAGGGCTGATTTGAGCATCTTCATCGATGCACTCATATTGATCTCTTCGTACCTTTCCATGGCGCTCTTTATCTCTTCGTCCGGTTCCCAGTCTTCGTTCTCAAAAAGGCTCTTCACCAGCTCGTTGTGGCGGACGTCCTCCTCCATGTCCGCGTAGGGACTGGTGGGATCAGTCATGTGGTACACGTAGGAAAGCTCCCGCACGGCAGACGTGCAATGGTTGGAGTCATCCCGCTCTATGAGCACGCGGAACGCCTCTATTTCCCGGCACTCCGGGGTGGGATACGCCCGAATGTCGTCTTGCAGTTCAAGAAGGGCCATTAGCTATCAGACGGATTGACTTCTGAATAGACCACTCCACAACTCGACCTCATTTCCCGAACGCTCATCACCGCCTGTTCGAGGTACTGGTAGAGCATCTCCTGATTGATAACCATTTGGTTATGAAGATCCTGAATGGCCTTGTAGATGTCCTCTGCTCCCTGTCGGACCCGAAGAAGAGACTCCTCGGTGGTCTCCCCTCCCTTCTCGAAGCTTGAGGAGTCTCTTTCTTCTGCGGCCCCGATGGTGTCTCCACGGGCCTCGAAGACGTTGTCGACCTTCTCGTAGGGGTTCATCGTGTGGACCTCGCCAATGGCGTAGCCCATATAGAAGCGGGCCTGATCCGCCGAAAAGATGGCGTTCTCCTGGTGGCGCTGTCCACGAGAAGACAGAGGATATGGATCGAGCGAGTCTAGGAGTCCGCGCATCTCGTCTAGAGCCTTGCGGATTTTCTTACTTACCTCTACCATCTCTCCGGGATGAAGTGACTCTTTTGTGTTTGTAACTCCGTCAGGCATATTGTTTGTTTATTGGATAAGAGATGTCTCAGGCCCTAGTGCAATACACTCCCCATCGGGGTAGAATGTTGCACACTCAGCGCTTTCAATTTTCCTGAGTTGACGCCCATCCGTGAAGAATGGATGCTTCATTGTGTACCGGACCTTTACCACATTGGCGCTGGATGGAAAAGGACCCAGTTCCCGATCTTCTGTCGTATAGAGCACTCGCCCCCGAGCAAAGGCATGGACGTTCCTTATGCCCTCCTCTTTGGCCTTCTTGTATCCGGCGTCCTGGACGACAAACTCGACGTTTCTCATCTTCACTCCCTCAGCGCGGGTGCGGACAATCCCATAGTCTTCGGTTTCCCGGCTCCGGATGGACCAGGTTTTTTTGTGGTCTTTGAGGCAGCGGTAGACGTCGGCTTTCATCTGCTGGTTGTGACTGTTAAAGTTATCGCTCAGGGTTTTAATAGCGCCTCTGAGAATTAAACAAAATGAGTGTTTTCTTTCATGGAACCTGCTTGCAGTGGATTGGAAACCACACATAACCTTGATTATGTGTGATCGGAAATCGAGTCTCAGTCCACGTACTCCGCAACTTGAGACAGGCACCGAATCCGCAGGCCTTCCAACCCTTCGGCGTCCCAGTTGTGGGGCCGATTCATCAGCAAGCACGGGATTCCGTGCTCATTCATGTTGCGGACAATCTCCGGTTTGTCGTCCACGAAGAGGTCTAGGTTTTCTGCCTCTGCGGCACCCATCTTCGAAACGTCATGCCCTAGGCTGGTCACAGGAGCGTTCGGGAAATTGTGGTCCAGAAGCCACATCTGACTCAGTGGAGAGGGCACGCTTCTATTTGTGATATAGGCAGCGACGTCTGTGTGGATGTAGGCGTCGTCAAAGGGCTGAATGCGCTCTGTCCAGAAGCCGGGCTTTTGAGCAATTGAGTTCCACGCCTCCTGATACGCCTCATTGTCTTCGGGCTGGTACTCGTCCCACTGCATCCAGTGCTCGGGGATCTCGTCTCCATACCCAAGCTCTCGGGCCTCCGACATCAGGGCGTCGATGAAGTTGGCAAGCACCCCGTCGATGTCGTAGCCAACGTTCTCTACCTCTCCGCTAATGATGTTCTCCTGGACGAGGACCCCAGACTGCCAGTTATTCCAGACCTCCTTGGCCGATCGACGGCTTTTGTAGTACCGAGTCCGGATTTGGCAGCAGCCGTAGGAGACAAACGCCCTTCCGGAATGCTGAAGGCTCTCTTCGGGAAGCGAGCCACACTTCTTGCAAGGCTCAAGTTCGGTCATCGATTATCGCTGGTTGGGACAGTGGCGCTCAAGGATGCTCCGCTTTCGAGTCTCCGGCTCCTCCTCGCTTTCGAAGAATGACTTCAGTCCGCTGTAGAGGAGCTGAATCACAGACAGAACGGAATTGAGTCTTTCCCTCTTCCGGATGTGGATGACGTGGGCATACGGCCTCTCTTTGCCGTCCACCTCGAAGTAGAAGGTCAGCACAAACTGCGTTGGCTCCTCCGTGAGGGACATGTCTTTCAGGACTGCGGAGTACATAGAGGTTGTCTGGTTGGTAAAGGGAAAAGTGCTCTATGTGGCATTCTACCTATTCATTCAAGGCCTCCACCCTCCCCTCTTTCACGTGGAAAATGCCGAAGTACGGAAGGCGAATGGCTTCGAAGTTGCCCTCCTCCATCACCTTCCGGGTGTACTTGAACTGGTAATCGGCGGCTTCTCGAACCTTGCTTACTGAAATGTCCAGCTCGTCGGCCACCTCTTCGGCAACGTCGTCTCTATTTGCGCGTCCCTGCGTGCTCATCTACAGTAGGCCCTGTGATTGGTAATCGTGATAGTCCTCCCAGAACTCATCGATCTGGGTAGTGATGTGCTCGGTGTAGATGCATCCCTCGGGCCCGAGGAGCACTTTGAGCTTCTGGTTTTCTTCTTTCACGCCGACGAAGTGGCGTCGACGAACTCGAAGAGGGCCCAGCGTAATGAAGGTCGGTTTTACGGTTGCTTCAGCCATTACAGGTTCCAGTCTAGTTCGATGTTGATGGCGGACTCTCCCTTGGGGTTCAGGAGAGGATTGATGCGGTACTGTCCAGTGGTCTTCTTCGGGATCAGCGCTCCTTTCTCCTTCAGAGACTTGATGTATCCGTTCAGAAAGTGGTGCTTCTCCCTTCCCATCTCTTTGGCGATGTCCTTTTTGGTGTCTGGATCAAAGGCCGTCTGGTCTTCTCCTCGAAGGGCGATCGAGGCTTTTAGCAGGTACATGAACACGGTCATTTCCATGTTTGTCATCTGGAAAATGCCGTTGAGAAGCTGCACATAATCCTCCAGCTCCTCTAAGGTTGCGGAAAAGGTCTTGGTATTGGTGGCCACGGTTTCCGTCATTCTTATCGGGATGGAAAGGTGAACACAATCTTGTCTTGCTCGACGCCCTCTTGAGGCTTTCGCTCTATCTGGACGTCGTCATGGCGGTCGTTGAACTTCTGAATCATCTCTTCGGCTCCTTCGAGGCTGTCTACCATCATGGAGACGAAGGTAGCAATGGGCTCAAGCGCTTCTTTCCACTTGTCTACCGTACTCTGAGCATCGAATTTCTCCTGTTTCAACTCCCGGTAGTCTTCCAATGGAAGTGTGACTGTGTGAGTGGTCTCGTCCATGAAGGCGTAAAATGATTTTGGTGATGGACTTTACGGCGTAACGGTATTCCGCCAAGGTTCCGTCGTTAAGCAGGCGAAGGTCGAAGTCCTCGTAGTTATCGAGGGCCGTTTCAGAGGGGTGATACTGGGTTCCGAAGTACTGGGACAGGCGTGGAAACTGCCCCACCAGTGCCTTGATGGTCGAATTCAGGTCTGGCTCTTTCCTAGGCCTACAGATCCGAATGACTTGTCCGCCAAGGTCGTGAATGGCCTCTACCTCGTTCGGGAAGCGGACATCGGTGATCACAATCCGACTGTGATCGGTGTCCTGCATTCGCCTGCGGAAGGAATCCACCCACACCTCTTCGTTGAAGGCTGATCGGGCAAAGTCCGTCCCCACCTTCTGCATAATCTCCCGTGGAGAAAGCCCCCAAAACTCGTCTTCCACCTCCTTTTTTGCTCCGTAGAGCTGCTCATAGGAAAGGCGGAAGACTTCGCGGCTGATGGTCTTGATGGGGCTCGCCATGGCGTCCTCTACGAACCCATAGCTTTTGACGGCATCGGCGGCGGCGTCTTTTCCAACTCTCTTCTTGCCGCTGAATCCGATGATGAGTGGTCGGCCCATATATGAGAGACTGTGTGTGGCGGACTTTTGATCAACTGTCAAGAGATGCTACATAGGCCACAACACTTGGTTCCCCAATGTACATGTTTGTCAGCTTGATAGTGACTTACACAGGTGAAGCGAGTGTGATAAAGATCATAGGGGTGTCTATTTGAATCCCCCTCCCCCCTTGGTACTCATATTTTGAGGCCCCGGTGGGGAAATGTCATGGTGGGGACCGGAGTCATCTGGTAAAAGCGTGATCCACTCTAACATTTGACCCCTGCTTGATTTCGGCGTTGGAGCATCCCCCCAGGGTGTTTCAGCGCCTTCAACCGCTAATCTCATAGTTAGACGATGTTGCCATGGATCGTTACAACGGAGCATCCATCAGCGTTAGCGACTTTCGTGACCGGTTCTTCGTCCTTTCTGAGGAGGCCATTGCCGAGCTTCGCGCCGGTGATACCGTCTTCCTGAAAGACGTGCAGTTCCAGGGTCAGTATCCGGTGCCGCAAAGTGCCAACGTGAATAGCTCGCTGCTATTCAACGTGATCAGCATGGAAGCGGCCCAGGAGCTTGGCGAGAACTGCTTCGAGGAAGACGGTGAGTTCCACATCAAGTGGGCTGACCTTGCGGACGCAGACTTGGCGACTCCGACGTATACGGAGTGGACCAACAACCTGCTTCCGAAGAACAAGGTGCCTGTCGAAGGCCAGACCGTAGACCTCGTCTTGGAGATGGACGAGACCGCAGATGGCGAAGAGGTCCTCAACGTCAGGGATTTCCGTCCCCGCGAAGAGGATTCGAAGATGGACCAGAGCCATCGCCTCTCGACGCCGAAGGGCATCTCCGAAGAGGATCAGGAGACGTCCGATGAGGAGGAGACCAGCTCTGAGGAGCCTGTCGAGGAGCCTCGGTAGTCACGAGAGTCTTCAACAACCAGAGGGACGGGGTAAAACCCGTCTCCTTCTGGTTTTTTCTTCTTCAAGACAAAGAAGAGCCGATCATTTGCCAAGGATCAACGCCTTGACAAGGAGAATCTACCCTTCAACGGCCAAGAATGTCTCTGGTAGAGGAGTATTGGCCGATCTGAGGGGTACTATTGGGACAGTTAGCGCCCAAGATCACCATTTCAACGCCGAAACTGGTGTTGAGGTGGATGTTGAAGTGGGGAGAGAGTGTGTGAGTGGGGCAATGCTGCCACTAGCGGGATTTCCGCCCTTCTCGGCGAATCCCAAAATCTCGCCCTTCAATCACATGGCACTTGTCCATGTATCCAGTTTCACCGTTTTCCCTTTACCACACAGCCAGCAACCATGTATCAGCTTCCAGACGGTTCATTGACCGACGATAGGGACTCTGCAAACGAGTACGACAACTCCTAGTACCAAGCAGTCCTGAATGGAGGGCATCATTGAGCGTTCTACGCCTCTGGTGCCCTCGTTTGAGGGCTGTTCTCTCTACAATATGACACTCGTCCTCTTTGACCAAAAACAACACTGCTATGCTTTCTGAAATAGTCGCTGAACCAAAACACTCCAAAAGACATCCAGATTCACATCATCGTGTCGAGAGACCAAGAGTTGCGGTTGCCCTCATTGACGTAGATTACGTCGAGGAAGACGAAGATGATTGGATTCATCTTATCAAAGAAAGAGGGCCTGATCACGAGGACCAGCGCATTGGGTACATCACCGCAGATGGTCGCGTATGGATGAGAGGACAGGTACTCATTCAAACATTTAGTGATGAGACGTTCATTAAGCAAAAGAACTCATAAACCACACGACAGCCATGAAGCAGTTTGATAGCCTAAGAGATGCAATCGTCCATGTCGTTGAAGACATAATTGACAACCACGAAGATCGTCTCTTCTACAGCGTTCGCTGGATCGATAATGAGTGGATTAGGCTGGAGTTTGCTAGGTATGACATTGCCAGAAAACAGTATATTCCAGTCACTTTGGTAAATGAACGCGAAAACAACAGACACATGGAAAGAGTATGGCACAGAAAAGTCAGACTTCCCAAACTCATGCAAGAGGCAGAAGACTTGACCTTCGAAGCATACAAAAGCCACATGGAATGGAAGAAGAGGCGAGAAGAACAAGGATATGAATAGGCAATTGGAGAGCCGTAGATACTCCAGGTGCGCTAGGCCTGCGTCTGCAATGACGCAGGTGCTCCAGCACACACCATCACAATCCCTTTACCAACGTACACACCAACGCTATGACTAGCCTTATACTTCTCCTGTTGATGCTCGGATGCTTCTTCATCGGCGGAGGATTCATCGAAGAAGCCATTTGGAACTACTTCGAGATGCACATGGCAGACCGGATAGCAAGGATGATCGTTGGCACCCAGCTCATCCTCTTCGGCTGTCTTCTCCTGTGGGGATTTACACAGACATCACTGTAGTTAAGCAAAAGCCAAAAAACATCACGATGAAAGACTCAACCAGAGAGGCCCTCAAGAACGAGTGGAGTGGATGTGGAGGATGCCTGCTGTTTCTCACGGCGGTCTTCATGATTAACGTTCTCATCCTCATCCCGCTATCCTGTATCATTGGGTAGCACTACATCCCTTTACCAACCCCACGACAGTCATAACCAGCAAGAGCCACATATGCGTGAGCAAGTAGCAACGGGACTTCAGTATATTCTCGCCATACTTATCGGAATGCTCGTCGGCATCTTTCTTTATGTCGACGTCAAAGAAAAGCCAACGCCCAGGACAGACACTCTTAGAGTAGAGACCACCAAGAAGGTTGATCACGCCTCTGCACAGTGGATGGCAAGAGCGTTGTACTCCGAGAAGAAGAGAATGTCGGACTACGAGTACAATGCATGGACCATAAAGAATCGAGTCCAAGATTCTAATTACCCAAACACTGTTCGGGAAGTGGTGCTTCAAGAACGCCAGTTCTCTGCGTTTAATGACTACTCGAAGAGACAGTATCTACAGAGCCTCTCGTATCCGAAGACCAAGGATACAGAGTTCAGGCGTGCCTACAGGATGGCAAAGTATGTCCTGTCAGCACCCGAAGGCTCCAATCCAATGCCCATGGTCACTCACTTTTACCACAAGAGGACCATGAAACAGAAGTACGGAAAGTCTGCTCCAGACTGGGCACACCACGGAGACTTGGTCTACGCGCATGGGCAGGCGCGGTACTACAAGAATGTCCGTCCTCCTTCCCTTTCCTCAACAACAGCCAGCAGGTGATCAGCTATGGTAGAACCAATCATCGAGATCGAAAAGAGGCTTCGAAATAGCTTATTGGATGCGGAGATCCTCGAAGAGCGTGGACTGTACGCCCTCTCAGCTCGGGTCCTGAGCTGCTACGTGGACATCCGATTCAACGACGGGACCATCTCTGTCTCCGTCTGCAACACCAGCGGCCAGGTAGTCTCGAAGGTGTTGGGAGATGCAGAGGCGGCCTATGCGTACATCGAAGCTCAAGCCCGGCAAATCAATGAGTCCGTGATCCACGAGGGAAACCTGGACCTTGATCCCAGTGCCGTAGGCCGAATTGTCGGCTACCTGAAAGACGGAGACCGAGACCGAGCACGACAGCTTCTTCCGGTCATCAATGAAGAGGCTGCCCAAACGGTCCTCGATCTCCTGAAAAAGGCCGGGGCCGCTGGAGAGGATCAGCTTCTGGACGAAATCCGGACTCCTGTGCCGAATGAGAAAACAACCCCAGAGGCAAACGATGGCCTGCCGTTCTAGTAGGCTTGACAGTCAATGTCTCAATGACTATAATTGTCATTGAGTCAGAAAAACAGAAAGAGGGTATCACAGTCTAGCAAACAGACGTGATCGGCGGGGGAGCACTTGGATCAGTAGCTCAGTGGTAGAGCATTGGTTATATAAGCCAAGGGTCGGTGGTTCAATTCCATCCTGGTCCACGGTAGAGGTTCAGCAAGGTTTTGTGACATGGACCTGCTCCACCTCTAACCCTAGTGCGGAATTTAAACGCATACTCCCATCCTGAACGCTGAATAGGGATGGACTTGAGGAGGTGGCGGAATTGGTAGACGCGCTTTAGCGGGTTGGGTGCTGCATGACAACCGTTAAACACTGAGATCGCTTCTCAGCCGCAGTATTGCAGGTTCGAACCCTGCCCTCCTTACCATTGGGCCAGTCGCCTCTGAGCTTTCCTCTGCCGTTCAGCGAAGGGGCTCAAGGTCCTGGTACTGCCTGCTAAATCCAGGCGTGAACAGGGCCTACTGGCCTACCCCTTTTGGACCACTCCACGCTTCTGATGTCCAATAGGCACTCAGGACGTGGCTCTGGGCCTGTGGAACCAGTAGCTCAATTGGCAGAGCAGTCGGGGCCAGTGCAAAATCACCAGGCCTTAGAATAGAACGAAAGGTTGGGGGTTCGAATCCCTCCTGGTTCCCTATCTTCACTGTACTTCTCGTTATCCAATACCACCATGGCAGAGTCCACACTTGAACACAAATTTCAGATTTACGACAATGTGCATTACGCGGAGGGTGGAGATCTTAAAAAAGGGGAAATAAAAGAAATTAGATTTCGAAAGACACAATCCACGGAAGAAAATAAGGTTGAATACCTAGTTATTCCCGAACATGCAGCGAATAAACTTGCGGGAAAACACCGAAGAGAAGACAACATCATGCTCGCCGAATAAAAACTTCGATATGAAGAAAAGAGACGTTCGAAAACTCTGGAATGAGCTTCAAGAAGAGCTGGGAGAGAAGCTTTTAGACAGCTCCCTCGAAGAGTTAGGATGGGCCTTTCATTTCGACAACGCCAAGAAGAGGATTGGGCACACCAATGCCGAGACCAAAATGATCAGCGTGAGTCATCTCCTGATCAGGCGCGGACTTCCCGAAGAGAAGGTTGAAGACACTATCCGCCACGAAGTGGCACACGCCATCGATTTCGAGCAGCGAAGATACTCTGCGCACGACAGCCGATGGAAAACCTTGGCCCGAGCCTGTGGGGCAAATCCAGAGCGCACAGGGGAAATTCCCGAAGAAGTAAGGCCGAGTCATCGGTGGCACAGGTATTGCCCGAACTGTGAGAAAGTCGTGGGCAAGTACTATAAGAAGCCCACCAGTGACCGCTACGTGTGCAAGAACTGTCGTGGAGATCTCGATGTCGTGAAAGGTCCTGGGCACCCCGACATGCATTCTTCCTAATCATAATAGACAACACGCTGCAATGAAAACAGGAATAGATCAAATTCGAGAAGAGCGCGAGAGACAGAAGAACAAAGGCTATGGACTCAATCACGACAAGCAGCATACCGGTAGAGAGCTTCTGAAAGCAGCGGTGTGCATCCTCCTCTTTCACCTCCCCGGAGAACACCCGATGACCACCGGTCACTCGTGGTTCAGGGCCCTACAGAAGTGGATACAAGAGTTGGGAGACGAGCTTTCTGCATCCTACGAGGACGCCTTGAGGGTCGCCGGTGCTTTCTGTGCTGCTGAACTCGACCGCAAAAACAGGCAAGGGGAGTGTCGAACTCTTAGCGACTTCGACATAGATGTATTGAGCCTGATTACCGAAATTCGGGATCGCGTAGATGCCCCATGCACTGTTCGTTTCCACTCGCTTGAGAGCCCACTTGAGCATCATCGAAGACCAAAAGGCGCGTGGATTCAAATTAGAGCCAATCTTAATGGACAAAACCTCAGCACGGGCCATCAGCTTGCCGATCACGACTGTCTAGAAGAGCTGACCAACAGGGAGAAAAGAGAACGTCATGCAGTTCTTGCTATCGGTGGTCTCAATCAGCGAATTCATGTATACAGAGGAAAGGAATACGGAGATAACTAGGCTTCACTTCTTAAACAAACCCAATCAATGCTATGCCTGACCTCAACATTGCTGACTTTCCGCTAGACCCCTTTGCATTGATCGTCGAAATCCGGAGGCGAGTGCAATCCAATTGCATGGTGTTCTTCACGCCACAGTACAACAGCGGATACATCGAAGTCCGGACAATCATGAGCGGACAGAGGCTGCGGTGTTCTCACCGAATTCCTCCCCATGCAGTGACTCGTTTAACTCCTGAGAAAAGGAAGAGGGAAATTGCAGACGAGGTGGTAAGGAAGATGAACAACGAAATCAGCGATAGGTCGCAGTAGCCACCAATCCCTTTTCAACAGTACAACCAGCACACGTTATGCCTCTCGCCATCAAAGCTGGTGGGAATGGCGTGCAGAAATCAGGCACTCCTCCACCAGCGATCAAAAACGAAGAGGTTCTGGAGAAAGGGTGGTACGTTCATGTCCGTGAGGTCCACGGAGAGACAGAAGACGCCATTGCCTTGACCAAGGCCAAGGGAGGCACCGTTTGGCTCCCGAAGTCTGTGATCCACGTGGTCCCCATTCGAAATGGCCGCGTGGACATCTGGATAGACCCAGACTTTGCCATGGAGCACCAGAAAGGATACGACGAGCTTCTGGGCCCCAGCGGTGAAGAGGACCTTCCAGAGCCAACCCACAATCCCGAAGACTTTGAGATCGTGGTGGACAACCGCTCTGCCAAGATCGGAAATCCCTCCTACGAGGCCTCGTACATCGACCATGAGACCCACAAGGCGATTGCTCTTCCGATAAAAGACGGAGATATGGTCTGGCTCCCCAAGAGCCAAATCCATGTCGAGAGGTCCCAGAAGATGGTCAAGGCCTGGATTCCTCGATGGCTCTCGAAAAAGAAACCAGGGCTACACGGCCTGAAGTGACATGAACAAACTCGTTGAGAACCCCGAGTACTTCCAGAACGGACATCGCTACGACACTCGTGATCCTGTACAACAGTCAGAGAAGGCGCTTGCCTTCGAAGTCCACTCCCATACCGCAGGTAGCTCGATGCTGTGGCTCCCGAAGTCACAGATCCACGCAGAAGGCGGAAGCGGACACGTTACCGTTTGGGTAGCGGACTGGCTGGTCGAGAAAAAGCCTCGACTGAAGCAACTGAAGGACCCCGAGTAGGAAAACCCATATAACCATTTTGGTTATACGGTTCAAGCTCCCTTTACCTCACACCAACCAGCAAACACGCGATATGGACACCCCTGATCTAGGAGTCCCCGATGCACTTGAAAACCTCCTCGGTGGAGTTACCAACGGGAGTCACACTGCCCCACGGCATACGCCAAACCACAGCCAAGAGCTGACTCGTGGACGCCGAAAGACCCTTCGGGAAACCGGATGGAACGGCGTCCAAGGGACACACAAGCAGCAGAAATACGTCAAGCTGCGGAAGCTCAAGAGGCGGAAACAGGAGGCCGAGCGGCAGGTGAATCACCACTCCGGCAAGCGAGCGGAGCAATTCCAGGCTCACGCAGACCAGCTTGCCGAACGGATTGACAGGCAACAAGAGAAGATTGCACAAGCGGAGTCGGCGTAGCAAGAAGCCTAGGCCCTGGCAGCTACCACTGTTGGGGCCTTTGCTATGGACCTATTCGAGATCTGCCTTGTACTCCTCACTCTCTTTTCAATTAGCGCTCTTACTACCATGTATACTATCTGGTACATTGAGGGTGAAGGAAGGGTGAGGAAAACGACAGGCGATTTCGAGACTCTTCAATTGTTGCATCGCAATCATGCCCTTGCAAAGGTTCAGAGTGGGGGAAGAAACGTCCTTAGCGTCATCGGTGGAGCCCTGGAGGACATTAAGGCCCTCCAAGACAAAGGCCTCATCAATCCCTGAGAATCCAATCAAGGATCAGTCCAGGGTGACCCTCCGGTGGCTCATTGCCTACTACAGAAAGAAAAGTCAAGGGCACAGGTCCATCTGCCAAAAGTACCTCCTGAAAGGAAAGACAGACAAGGCAGAGAAGCACCGCTACATTAGCATCGGGTATCAACAGAAAAAGGAGGCTCTCACCTCCTTTAGTCACTGTCGAATGAACTAATCCTCCCTCCTATGCTTGCCACCATACTGAGTACCCGCGTGTCCTTCTCACTCCAAGAACGGTGGGTGATGCTGTACCAGTTGGATTATGACCCGGACGGCATTATGCATCCAAAAATACTGGTTGAGAAAGAGTTCTAGGCCTCCTCAATCACCACAGATACAATGGATACAATGGATACCACAACACCACCACTTCGTGGGGTGTGTGGTTATGGACGTGCGAGCGGACGGGCGCAGTCCTATTGACGAGTGCCGTTTTCGTTCCAGCTATTCCCCTTACTCTTTGAGCAATTCACAAACTTGCTCTAGGGGATCGTGTGGCCCTTGTTTCGGCGGTTATTGTCCGAAACAGGGGTGTCAGCATTTTGCTGAAGGTCTGGTCTACCTGGCGTCACTGTAATGCAGTAGCATTATCCAAACAGACCTCTTCGCTTTCTTAAACTAAACCCTTTACCAGCAATGAGCAACCAGCAGCCCCTCCCTATCGACCAGGAATCTCTCAATGAGCGCGATAGTGAAGAAGCTAACAATAGCTCCAGGAAAGACGACACTGGGCTTTGGAAAGTGGGCGAGAATTACTATTCTATCGAGCAGATGGAGGATGACTTCTTGCGCACGGCCTACTTCCATGCGCTCAAGAAGATCAGTGAGCACGCGCAGAAGATCCTTCGCCACCAGCAGTCCCTCCAGAAGTTCATGGAGAAGGCCAACGAGCTGGAAGCTGAGGCAGAGTTCCGCGACTTCACGGAGTGGATTCCGGTAGACGCGGAGTCTGCCATGCGCGAAGCTCTTTCCAACAACCAGCAAGAGACCGTCGATGCCTGATACGTATTTCTACGACCTTGAGATCTTCAGCAATTGCTTCATGGCGTCGTTCCAGAAGCGAGGGTCTGAAGAGATCAAGACAGTGACGGTCCATCCTTCGAAGGCCACCGATCGGTTGAGGGATCTTCTGTCCCTCTTCCGGTCTGGTGGTTTCTTCGTGGGATACAATAGCCGTCACTTCGACGATCCCATCATGCACTACATTCTCAAGACCAGTTTCGACGACCGACAGGAGTTCCTCCAGAAGACGTTCGACAAGGCCCAGGAGATCATCAATGGCCGTGGGGCCGGAAAGTGGAAATACGGAGTTCCCTTTGCGCAAATTGATCTCATGCAGGTCGGCAATCTCTACACCAAAAGCCTGAAGGAGATTGCCATCAACCTGAAGTGGGAGCGTATCCAGGACTTCCCCTACGACTTCAACCATCAAGTTCAGACAGGCGAGCTTGGGGAGCTTCAGAGGTACAACCACAACGACGTGGGCATTACTGCTGCCCTATTCGAGGAGTTGAAAGACGACATCAACCTTCGACTCTTCATTAGCCGCGAGGAGAACGTGGAAGTGCTCGATGCTTCCAACCAGCGCATTGCCGACGTCCTTCTGGAAAAGAAGTACAGCAAGGCCACGGGCGTCCCCCAGCACGTCTTCAAGGGAGACCAGACGACCTATGATGAACCGCTGGAAATGCAAGATATCATCGAAGATGATATAGAGTTTTCCCATCCGAACCTCTCTTCCCTCCTCGAAGAGATGAAGGAGGAGAGTATCATGCCGGGAGACTCGTTCAAGAAAGAGGTCCCCGCAGGAAACCAGCTTTACACCGTCGCCAAGGGTGGCCTCCACTCCAACCACGACAGCGAGTGGATTAAGCCTCATCGAGGAGAGAAGCTGATCGACGCCGACGTGGGTAGCTACTACCCGTTCCTCGTTTTTCGCAACAACTTTTGCCCCGCGCACCTTAGCAATGAGTTTATAGATATCCTAGAGGAGATCACTCTTGATCGCATACAGGATAAAAAAGAGGAAAACTGGACGGCTTCGGCAGCCAAAAAGATTGTCATAAATTGCTTTACACCGGACCACGAGATCGTAACCGCCGAGGGAATCAAAAACATCGAGGACGTCGAAAAGGGCGACCTCGTGTACTCGAAAGACCCAGATACGGGCGTTGTTGAACTAAAGCCTGTGACTCGTACCTACCGGCAAGACCAGTACTCCGGCCCGATGGCCCGCATGGAAAACAACTACATCGATCTTATGGTCACGCCGAACCATCGGATGATGACCCGACAGTTCAAAGGTCAATATGCAGGGGAGTACGAATGGAAAGATGCAGAAGACGTCGTTCCCGGAAAATGCAGGCACCAGTTTCCCCGCCACGAACCCCTGGAGGGAGAAACGCGAAGTCACATCCGTCTCTCCGAGATATGCAAACAGTTGGGTATTCCGTACAAGCTCGATAACGGGATGATTAAGTATGATCGCCAGCAGGACCAGTGGATCCGCAACGTTTATAATGTTGGGGATTGGATGGAGCTGATGGGATGGTACTTGTCCGAGGGCTCTTCCCGACGCGAAGAGAGAAAAGAGTATGAGGACACCGTCCGTGGGGCGAGTGCAAAAATTATGCTCTCCCAGCGAGGTCCTGAGCAGCAACAAATAACATCTTTGCTTCAACGAATGGGAATTAGCTTTTCTGCCGGAGACAAAGACGTACAAATCGGAAATGAGCTTCTCTTCCGCATTCTCAAAGACGAGTGTGGGCAGGGGTGCGAAAACATGAAAATCCCCGGCTGGGTTTTCCGTCTGGACGGCTCTATTGCCATCAACCTGTGGCGCTCTCTTATGCAGGGAGACGGCCACAAGGACGGATACACCTACACGACGAAAAGCGACAGGCTTGCCGAAGACTTCCAGAGCCTCACGCTACAGTGCGGGTACAACTGCACCTATCGGGAAAATGACGGGTGCCACCGAATTGGCGTGCACCACAGCCAAGGCCACTCCCCCATCCTCCGCTCTACCGAGCGAGAGATGGTTGACTACGAAGGTCCGGTGGTATGCTTAGAGGTGGCCGACAACCACACGGTATTTGCCGGGCGAAACAGCAAGTTTAACTGGGTTGGCCAGTCGGTCTACGGCAAGTCCAGAGACCATAACTCTTGGATGCATGACCCAATGGTGACGTACCAAGTGACGATCAATGGGCAGCTCTACCTTCTGATGTTGATCGACAGGCTGGAGCAAGCCGGATTCCCCGTGGTCTACGCCAACACCGATGGGGTGACCGCCAGGGTAGATGCCTCCCGCGAAGACGAGTACAAGGCAATCTGTGAGCAGTGGGAGGAGCAGACCGGATTCATCCTCGACTATGAGGAGTTCAACTGGTTTGCCTTGGCGGACGTCAACAACTTCATTGCGGAAAAAGAAGGCGGCTCCATGAAGAGAAAAGGCCGCTTCAACAAGAACAGGCATGTTGGCACCTGGGGTCTTGGCCGCTCTTTCGACATGCCCATTGTCCCCATTGCCATCGAAGAATACTTCGTCAATGGCACTCCACCGGAGAAGACCATCGCCGAGCATGACGACGTGCTGGACTTCTGCACGACACAAAATGTCGGAAAGAAGTTCGATGTCGTCTACAAGACCATAGAAGACAATGAGATGATCACCAGAGAGTGCCAGCAGACAAACAGATGGTACATTGCTGAAATGGGCGGCGTTCTCATCAAGAAGACAGATTCAAAAGAACAGCTTCTCGAAAGCGGAGAGCATGTTCGCCTTCTAAACACTCCTCCCACACCGAAAGATCGAGAAGCAGTACGGGAGCAATACTACGTAGAGAAGGCGTATCAAGAAATTAAACCCATTGACCATCAGCAACTGAGCCTCACGATATGAAAATAGCTCTTGTAGCACTTTTCATCATAACATTTGCATATTCCCAGTACCTTGGGGTTCAGCTTTCGAAGGCCGAGAACCTCTTGAGTGGTGTCGTTCGGATCACCTATACCGACCAGAAGGACCTCCCCGAACCAGGGACGAAGGTCTACGAGCACGAGTCCTACCAGGGATTCGTGAGGGGCCACAACAACGCCCTGGAAAACATTCGACGCTACATTCGCCAAAACAGCGACCACCATCATGCCCAATTTCTCAAGCGACAGCCGAACTCGACGGCAACAGAAAATCGTCAGCCAGTGGGAGAGTGATGAAATTGGGCAGGCAGGCACCATTCAGGCCTGTACAGGCTTTGGGAAAACGTGGGTCGCTCTGATGGCTCTGAAAAGGGCCCAGGAGTACGGATGGGGGTCCGACTTTCTCGTTGTCGTCCCCACACGCTACCTGAAGGAGCAGTGGGAAGAGGACCTCGGCGAGTGGGAGATCGATGCCACCGTTGAGGTCATCAATACCGTGGTTAAAAGCCGATGGAGCGTAGACATTCTCATCCTTGATGAGGTTCATCGCTACGCCTCCGAGGTCTTTGGCACGGTATTCTCCCGCGTTGAGTACCAGAATATCCTTGGACTCACCGCTACTCTCCCTTCCGACGAGAAGTACGACCATATTCGCCAGCTCTGTCCCGTCTTCGACAAGGTTACACTGGCAGAAGCCCAGCAGGAAGGTTGGGTATCGGACTTTCTCGTCTACAATCTTCCGGTCGAACTTTCCCCGGAGGAGCGGGCCCACTACAAGGAGCTAAACTCTAAGTACCACAGCCACTTTTCCACCTTCGACCACAAGTTCAACTGGGCAATGTCATGCTTGAAAAATAAGGATGCCGCCCGTGACTACGCGAAGAAGAAAGGATTTGACTACCAGACTGTCCGCAAGGACGCTACGCAGTTCATCAAGAATGTCCAGGCACGGAAGAAATTCCTCTACAACCTGGACACGAAGATGGACATCGCCGAAAAGATCCTTTCGAAGTTCCAGCGCATGAGTCTGGTATTTTCCCAGACCAAGGATGCCGCATCAGCCATCGCCAAGCGGTACCCCAAGGAAGCCGCCGCCTACCACAGCGGCATGACGAAGAAACAGCAGGAGGAAGCCATCGCTGCCTTTCGTGAAACGACGGACCCCGTGCGCATTCTTTCTACTGCACGGGCCTTGGACCAGGGCGCAGACCTCCCCATGGTCTCCCTGGCCGTCGTCATCGCTGGAACCTCGAAGCCGCTACAGTCCATCCAGAGAATGGGGCGGACCCTTCGGAAAAACGACAGGGGACGCGCCATGATTGTGGAACTGTACGCCACGGATACCCAGGACGAGAAGTGGTTGAAGAAGAGGCAACGGAAAACGCCAAGCCACACTATACGCAGGGTCCGCAGTGTCGAAGACATTGTACTCGACCCTACCGATGATAAAATCTCAATCGCAGCATGATACGCGACCTAGACGACCTGTTTAGCATCCTCGAAAACTTCGAGATCACAATGGAGCAGTTCATGCTCCCCTATATCCTCTATCTCGACCAGCGTGAGCACGGCGAGGACCCGCTTCCTCGTGGAGGCGAGGTCATTGCCTACATCTACCGCTACGTCGAGAACATCAATGCCTGGCCCCAGGATGACATCGAAATGATGGTAGAGAAGGGTCTGATCAAGGACTTCAACACAGAAGACGCGGTGTACCCTGACAATCTGGAAGTCACCGATAAGTTTGCGGAGGAAGTCTTCGCCACCAAGAGCGACTTTGAGCGCTTCTGGGAGACCTATCCGGCGTTCTGTGAGAACTTTGACGACCCTCGTAAGGACAAGATTCCGCTGAAAGCCTCTGTGAAGGAGGAGGTCGAGGAGATGTTCTACGACCACGTCCACACCCAGCGGGACTTCCAGAACCTCATGGAAGCGCTCAAGTGGGCCAAAGAAGGGGACAAGCTGAAGATGAATATCGAAAAGTTCGTCGGCTCCGAGTACTGGAAACAAATTGAGGAGCTGATGGAGGACGGGCCAGATCCGGAAGTCCGCATTGTATAGGCCTCCCTTTACCAGCAGCCATTCAACCAGCAACGATAGCCTATGCCTATAGAAACCCCTGACAGTCCCCCACCTGGGGAAAACCAGGACTACTATTTTGACGACTTCATGGAGCAGGTGGACAAGGGCAGGCTGGGTGAAAACCAGTGGATTCCCTATCCGCTTGACCGTTGGAGTTGGCGCATTGGCTCCAAGAAGCGCATGTACCACCTGATCGGTGGAGACAGCGGTACCGGAAAATCAGCCTTCGTAGACCTCGTCTACATTCTGAAGGCCTACGAGTGGTACAAGCAGGACACCGAGACTAACATCGATCTGGAGATCTATCTTCGGTCGATGGAGCGCTCCAAAGAATTCAGGGTGGCGAAATGGGTGTGCTGGAAGCTCTTCATGGACTACGGCATTTTGATCGACGTGAAAAGCGTCCTTGGATGGGTGCCGTCCGACGATCCTCTTGGGCAACCCATCTACGAGAAGATTCAGAAATGCCGGGAGTACTTCACGAAGATGCAGGATGAGGTCCTCACGATTATCGACGGGCCTCAGAATCCAACGGGCATCCAAAAGCACATCAAGTACGTCGCTTCCCAGAACGGCACCCGACAGAAGAAAAGCGACTACGATCGAGGGGGCTACATCCCGGACAACGAAGACAAGCTGGTGATCTACATCCTCGATCACATCGGGTGTATGCGCAGAGAGCGTGGCTACAGCGAGAAGGACAATCTCGACAAGGCCACGGAGTACCTCCAGACGGCCAGAGACCGCTATGGCTTCATGACAGTCGTCGTAAACCAGTTTAATCGGTCTCTTTCCGATGCCCAACGGCGGTCGGACTTGACTGCCATTCCAGAAAAACAAGATTTCAAGGGCTCAAGCAACATGTACGAAGACTGTGACTGCGCCATTGCCCTTTTTAACCCGGACGAGTACGGAATCAAGAAGTCTGCTGGATATAACATTCCCAGCTTTGTCAGTCCGGAGGGATACAACCGCTACAGGTCCGCGCATCTCCTCAAGAGCACCTATGGTGGAGACAACATAAACTTGGGCCTAAACTTCGTGGGAGAATGTGGGCACTTTGAAGTGCTTCCGCCACCCGGAGAAATGGCCCAGAAAGACTATGAACTGGCGGCAACCCTTGCTCATTACCGGAAAGACGCCAGTTCTGAGGGCTATTCAATAAGCACCTCTGGTTCTTAACCAAGAGGTCACAAGCGATAGCCCTGTTGATTTGACAATCGCATCGCCAAACCCTTTACTAATCACATACCAGTATGAGTAAGATTATTGCAGCTATTGGACCGCCCTCAACGGGCAAGTCCGCTTCTATGCGGACGCTAGACCCCGAAGAGACGTTTATTGTCTCGTGCATCGGAAAGACTCCACCGTTCCAGGGATGGAGTAACGACTATCCAGAGTTCACGAAGGAGAATCGTGAAGAGGGCCGGTTCTACGACCTGGACGTTCCTCCACGCCAGATGGCCAACAAGCTGGAGTGGATTCTAAACGCGATCAACGAGAAACGCAAGGATGTGGAGGTCGTCGTGATCGATGACTTTCAATACGTCCTCTCGTTTCAGTACATGGATCGCGCCCTGGAGAACGGATGGGACAAGTTCACGGAAATGGGGGTCTCCATCTTTGACGTGATCAACAACGCACGTCAGATGCGGGATGATCTCATGATCGTGTTTCTTTCTCATTCCGCCGACAAATCCGACGCCTCTCATGGAATGGAGGGCTTCAAAACGATCGGCAAGATGCTGGATAAGCACGTCGATCTCGAAGGCCTATTCAACATCATCCTCTTTAGCGAGAGAGTCGACGGGGAGTATCGATTTCTCACCCAGACAGACGGAGAGAGGATTGCCCGCTCCCCCATGGGAATGTTCGACGAGCGCATTCCGAATGATTTAGGGATGGTCGTCGATCGGATCCGCGAGTACAACTAGCGGGTCCAAGAGCATCGGTTTTGGCGGTAGTCAACCCGGCAACTCTAACTAGAACAGTCATTTGACTGATCAACACACTATGACGGAATCAGCGAAGATTGACCCTGATGGACTGATTGAAGTAGACGACGTCCAGAAAAGAGGGGACGTTGACTACGACCTGCGCTACCTGCCTAACCGAGAGAAGTGGAAGTTCTCCCAGGAAGCGTTTGAGGCGCTCAACCTTGAAGATCACGCCCTCCGAGAGTACGTCTCCGAAGAGGGCAAGATCGTCGTGAGCGTGCAAGACGAGGAGAACTCCACGTTCATGAAAGGCCGCAGTGACTCGGAGCAGAAGGGAAAGCTCTTCACCAATCGAAAGCTGCGGGAGCACCTTAGTCAGATCGGATTTGAGGATAAGACGCATTTTGCTCTTATCCCCGCCGGATCTGACGGAGACATAGAGTTCTTTGTCGTGGACGCCTGGGGAGACCGCGACTTTTCGCCTCTTCTGGAGGCAAGATTTGAGGGATCCTCCTAGTAGGTTTCTACTAGGACGTTCCTTTCTCCCCCTTTACCGTTTTCTCAACCAGCAAACAAAGCGACCCCTACTATGGGATACAGCATAGCAGCATCCGATCAAGCAACAGAGGAACAGTCACAGACCCCGACGCTCGACCAGCCCTACCTTGGGCCCGCCCATCTCGTCGATGTGCGGAAGGAGTCTTACGGGTCCAGTGGCGAATACCCCGTTCTCGTCTTCGAATTCGAGGCCCTTGGCCCCAACGAGGTCAACGGGTATTCCTTCGAGGGCACCCGCCTTCACCGCCACTCTGAGTTTCCCATCACGGAGGATGACATGAGGGCCTCCGACGACGGGCCCAGCTCCGCTCAGAAGGAGGTGGACCGGATTGCTTGGATCCTTGGGTACTTCATGAACGAGGAGCGTGCGGAGGCCGCGGTCAACGCGGAGAACGCCGAGTCCATCGAAGACCTCTGGGAGAACATCCGGACACAGGTGGTCAGCGCCGCCGACTCCGTCGACTACCAGGACAAGAACATCAAGATCAAGGTCCTGGCCGAGGAGTACAACGGCGAAGGCAAGATTCAGACGCCCTTCTACAAGGGGTGGCTCGCCGACGAGAACAGCGAGCAGCCGCTGACCTTCAGTCAGCAGGACAAGCGCAATCTCCGTGAATGGGAGCGCATTCAGAACGCTTCCCCGAACGGGGAGCCCGTCACCAACGGCGAGAGCGGTGGTGGTGACAACTGGGACTGGTAGTAGTCCCGGCCTAGGCATCTACAGATGAAACGAAGGAGAAGCCCGGTGTAGCCAAAACTGCACCGGGCTTTTTCTTTTTAACATGCCTCCCAGTAAGTCCCTTTACCAGCATGACAATCGGCATCATAAATGGATCTCGAACCAAGGCCCCCGATTAGTAAGAGCTTCATTCAGCAGCGCACGACGCAAGAGGAAATTTTCCGCCACTACCTGAACCTCGAAATCCAAACCACTCGGCACTTTTGCAACCCTCTCCGGCAAGACAACAGGCCGACGTGTAACTTTTGGTACAGCAAAGACCGACTGTATTTTCGGGACTACGCAAAGACTGGCCCCCTCGACTGCTTTGCCCTCGTGGAGGAGATCTACAACTGCAACTTCTACGAGGCCTGCGTGCACATTGCAGACGATATGAATCTGAGAGATACCGAAACTGAAAATACTGCACGCAAGACCGACGTGGATTTTCAGTCTGCATGGAAAAATGTGCAAGAGTCCCAAAGCCGAACCAAAATTGAGGTCCGTCGAGCACCGATGACAGAGGGGAATAAGGACTACCTGAAGTCCCACGGAGTCCTCCCCTCATCGGCCAAGAAATACCGCTGCACGGGCATCGACCATCTTTGGCTCCGTGGCGAACACTGTTGGATGCGGAAGCCCGAAGATCCGGCACTCGCATACTACTTCGGGACCGACGAGGACGGCATTCAACAGTGGAAAATCTACTTCTACAAGCGGGATGAGAACCGCTTTCTCTGCAACACGAGCGTCATTCAAGGCTGGGAGCAGCTTCCTCCCGATGGGGACTTGGTGGTGATTACCAAGTCGCTGAAAGACGTGATGACTCTAGACTCAATGGGCATCACGGCCATTGCTCCACAAACAGAGAGCTACCCGCCGACAGACGAGACCATCGAGGAGCTGAAGTCCCGGTTCTCTAAGGTGGTCAGTCTGTATGACTTCGAGTACGCGGGCGTCCGCACAGCAAATACGCTAAAGCGAAAACACAACATCGAACCCTTCTTCCTTACCGATGGTCGGTTTGGATCCCGTGACTTCGGGGCCAAGGACATTTCCGACTACGTGAAGGACTACGGTCGGCAAAACGCATACAAGCTGATAGAGCGGGCAAAGAGACACCTTCAACCTGTTCCCATTGACCAAGACAATCGCCATCATGATGTACAACCTGAGAGAGCACACGAAATGGACGCCGAAGAAGGGCGACGTTTGCACGATCTACGGGGCCTACCAGAGCCTCCGAGTTGGCATACTCTGGAAATACACAGGTAAGACCGTTCAGTACTTCCGTGGAAATGCTTGGAGTAGGCTCTACGAGTCGCTAGTGTACAGAAACGTGGACCGGCCAAAAGTGTCGTGGATCCGGGCAGAATCGAAGATGCACTGGGGCAGCGGCACCAAGACACAGTGGCCGAAAAAGCTCGCCCCCTTTTCCATCTACAACCTGTCTGAGGAGATTCAAAAGCAGGTACACAAAATCCAGGGCGAGATGCCGCCCAGGCAAAAGAGAGAAGCGCTTTTCAGCTAAGGCTTCCCCACCATCGACCGCGAACAGGCGTGGCCGGGGTAAGCATAGCTTAGCATAGCTTGAAGCCGCGCATAATTCGCCATCACACCGCAGACCCTTCCCTTTACCAACATGAGACACGACCAATGCAGCAACTCACTGAAATCGAGAAGACGCCCATAGCGACCTGTGAGATCCCGGAGTACATCGTGAAGGTGCAGACGTCGAAGAAGCGCCGAAAAACCTATTTTAACAAGTACGACGGCAAAGGCGTCTCCCGGACCTACGACTACGAGGAGCTGGAGGGGAAGTACGAGCCTCTTCAGGACCACTATGAAGGGCCGCCCTACACGCTTCCGATCTCCAAGACCAACGCCTTGAAGCTCCATGAAGGTAATTACTCGTGGAACTCCAACGGCTATCTCGAAGACGCCAACGGAGATCGAGTGGTCGCCAATCCACAGGCCGCAGGGACTCCGAACTACGAGAAACTGAGCGGCAATCGCTTTAGCTCTGGGTTCGGGAATCACCACCTCCGGAGGACGCTCACACACGGACTAAAAGACTTCTACCGCCCGATTGTCCGTGATCAGATGGAGCCCTTTGACGATGAGGTGTACCCCCTCTGTGTCCGATGGGAATGCCACACGGTGATCGACAGGAATCTCTTCGACCTGGACAATTTCTGGTTCTACTTCAAGTACTTCCAGGACGTCTTGATTGAGGATGAGCACCCGGACGGCCATAGCCTAAAGCCGATCATTCCCGACGACAACATTCAGTACGTCACTGCACCTGGGCGGCCTATTCTATACCCGATCGAAGACTGGGAAAATAGAAAATTCATTTTTGAGTTCTACCAGGACACTCGCAATATCATCACCAATCATCCCTTTTGGAATGGAAGCGACTAGACCTACCAACGGATACGCAACCAGCACGTCAGACTCTCCCACAGCCCAATTTGCCGAAAAGGTTCTCGTCGACGGCGAGGATCTGGACACCGAATGGGTCCGGCAGAAGTTGGCACGGCTAGGAAATCCCGTCCAGCGTGAGGAGCAGTATCACAGGTTCGCCGGGGTCTCGAATACCGACTTGGGGAATCTGGACAAACATCCTCTCTACTTCTACAAGGACAAAATCCTTGGCGAAGAGGACGAGGGGGACTCCCTGCCCACCGCCTACCTCCTAGGCAACATGATCGAGTGTCAGCTTCTGTTCGACCACCGTTTTGAGGACCAGTTCATTCGGGAGCCGGAGGAGATGAAAAACCCCAGTTCTCCGAATCAGAAAGACTTCTGCCAACACGTCATCGACGGGGATTCCCCGGAGGAAGCCTTTCGGAAGTGCTACTCCACCAAACGGAAATCCGACGAGAAGATTGCGGAGAAGGCGTTGGAGAAGTACGAGAGCCTGAAGCAGTACATTGGCTTCACGCAGGAGGTAGAGAACTCCGGAAAGCACCCCTACACCGCCGAGCAGAAAGAGACGGTCAACGCCGCTGTCTTGGACGTAAAGACGTCCAGCGGATACGAGTGGCTAGAGTCCCAGGAGGGAACGGATCTCGTCCAATATCCCCTGGTCGGCCTCATGGACGTGGGCCCGAAAAGCGTCCTCACCAAAGGATTGGCCGACTGGCTCATTGTGGGAGATCGGCAGGTTATTAGCATCGATCTGAAGACGACGTCCAAACCCTTGGGCGACTTTGGGTACTCCTATCACAAGTACCGCTACTACCGCCAGCAGGGCTACTACCGGGAGATGCTGCGCCAGCAGTTCCCCGACAAGAACATCCAGACCTATTGCCTGGCCACCAAGACGCAGGAGCCGTTTGGGACCCGCCTGTTCCAGGTGAGCAAGTCTCTTCTGGACAGTGGCATCGAAGAGGCGCGGTCTCTTCTAGAGCGCCTGGTGCTGCATCTCAATGGAAAATATGATTTCCAACGCCCCCTCGAAGATCAACGCGGCACCAAGACGATGCTTGGTCCCAACGAGGACATGCTTTCCCGCCATCTCTCTGAATCATCCATTCAATAGCTTATGAGGCAAAAATCTATACGAAAGGCTCAAGGCCTCCTCGGAAACGGATGGGGAGAGCTTCTCTGGAGAGAGTTTGAGAAACCGTACATCAGCAAGATCAACGCCTACGTGAAGCAGCGCCGGGAAAGCCCCGCCAAGGTGTTTCCGAATGGCGACCAAATCTTTCGGGCCCTCAAGCTCTGCCAACCTTCAGATACTAAGGTCGTCATCATCGGCCAAGATCCGTATCCGCATTGCGCGGCTGATGGACTTGCCTTCTCTGCCTCCGGGGCCAAAGACGTCCCAAAGTCTCTGGAGAACATTTTCATGGAGCTGGAAGACGATGTTGGCCCAGACCTTCCCCGCCCGAAGAAAGATCTTGAGCGGTGGGCACAGCAGGGCGTCTTGCTTCTAAACACGTATCTGACGACAGAGAAGGGCAATCCGGGGGCACATCATCACCTTCCCTGGCCCCGCTTTACCCGGAAGATCATTGGGTACCTTGGGAGGCCGAGGGCCAAT